TCTGACCACCAAATGACAAATTGGAGTTTGCTGGAAGAGCATCTGCACCTGGAGTAGCCTTTGTTTTAGGCCCAAACATTCCAGATACCATACCACCTATAGACTCACCCATTTTCTGAACGAAAACATACTTGATAGCTACCCTAATTACCTCAATCAACATATCGTTTAAGGCATCTAAAGCTTCTTCTGTATTCCTAGCATGCTCACCAATAGACACCAAAGAATTACCAAAAAGGTTACCTGCTTCTACGCCTGCACTATAGGCCTTCTCCTGCCTTCTCATGACATCTAATTCTTTTCCATAAGCCTCTGTAAGCTCTTCCGCTGCTTCTAAAGCTTGAATATCTGCATCTATTCCTTTATTTTTAGAATCTGTCAAACCTTCAACGGCTTGTTTATGAAAATTTGTAAGAGCAATAGCTCTTTCTCTTTTATCTGATCGCTCGTCTAAAAACTGACTTTCATTTCTTATTGATTGAATTTGTTGTTTTAAACTAGATAATGTTGAGTCTCTTGTTGAAAGTTGTTTAGCTTCTTTCTTAGTTTCTTTTGTAGCCTCTCTTTTTGCCTCTAACATTTTTCTGTATTCAGCACTAGTTTCTGCAAGATCAATAGATAAAGATTGATACTCAGAAGCTAAAGCCCTTATTTCAGGTGTATCTTGCTCCACATCACCAACCATAGATCCTAAAGCTGCTTGTCGCCTAATAAGGCCCTGCTGTTCTGGAGTTTTACCTACAAGGCTTTGTTGTAATTTTAAATTCTTTATACTCTTCAATAGACGCTCAATAGCAAGTCTTTCATTATCTAATTCTTTTTGTGCTGCTATACTATCGTATGGATCAGAAACTTGTAAAGCTTCTATATCTTTTAACCTTTGTAATTCATCATTAAAATCTTTAGTTTTATCTGTAAGGGGCTCTAAACCCTCCATTAACCTTATAGCTCCTCCGACTATATTATCAAGTTCCTTTGTGGATTTATTTGCTGCTTTGCTTGTACCTTCAAAAGTTGTTTCCACAACGTTCAATTCTAATATCATTTCTCTAGAAGCCTCAGCAAGTACTCTGCTTTCAGCTGCCTGTTTTCTATAATAGTCAACCATGCTGCTACTTGCAAACCCAGCATCTTCCATTGCCTTAGCATGTTGTTCAAATTGTTTAGCTGCATTCAATTGACGTATTTCTTCTAATGAAGCTACAAGACTTTTCATCCCTGGGAAGCCACTTTGCGTTGTTTTTAAAGTTTCAGTCAATCCTTTATTCATATCATGCCCTAAAGCAATAGCAGCAGCAGCAGCAGGGGCTAAAATACTTCCTAACTCTACTCTCACATCTTTAAGGCTTGCTTTGTACTCCTCCATTGTCTGTGATAAAGTACTAGTGTTTTTATCAAATGCTGCTTGTGACCTACCAGATGCGTTAGTAGTATTATTCAAATCATTTTGATACCCTTCAACTTGCTGCAAAAGAGTAGCCATCCCAGTCAATGCCCGTATGTTACCAAATATCGCTGAAACATCTTCTGCCCTGGCATCCTTGAGCTTAACTAACACTCCCGCCAGCCCCTCCGTTTTGAGAGTATTAGCATTCAAAACAACACCGAATTTTTTAGCAACTTCGATAGACTGTTTTTGTGGTGACAAGAAATTAGTTACAACAGCTTTAAGAGCTGTGACAGCCATGCTTGTCGATAAACCAGCTCTGGTCATAGTAGCAAGAGAAGCCCCAACTTCTTCAAAACTAAGACCGGCTGTTGCAGATAAAGCTGATACCATACCAACGCTCTGAGCTAACTCATCGAAGGTAGTTTTACCACCTGCTACTGTCGCAAACAAAATATCACTTACTTTTAATGCTTGATCAGCTTCCATTCCATAAGAATTAAGAATTGTCGTAAGGGCATCTGCTGCCGTACCAGTAGAGGTCATACCACCTTTAGCAGCCATTGCAGAAACTTCAAGAACATCTAAAGCCTTAGAGGCATCAATACTGGCAGACAAAATATCATATAAACCTTTACTAAGAGTAGTCGTAGACTCCCCATACTGAACAGATAACTCTCGCACAGCCTCCGACATCTTAGGGAGAAGATGCATAGTTTGCTTTGTAAGCATGGTGGATACTTGAGCCATACCTTGTTGAAATTTAGCAAAGTCTCTTACCGCTCCCCCAACCGCTCGTGATAGTTTAGAAAATACAAATAAAGATGCCCCAAAAGCAGCGAGTGCCACCCCCATCTTACTTGCATTTGCTGTGATGCTACTGGAAGCCGTATTAAATACAGCAGCACCCACAGCGGCTTTTCTTGCATCAATTGCTACTGGAAGAGTCGGCATCTTTATTTCCTTGTTCAGTTAACCAAGTGTTATCTAAAGTAGTAATATGCATAAAACACGATTGGAAAAACTCTATATCTTTTATATGTAGCACTTTTTCTAAATATGATGTTATTTCCACAACCTGTAACGCTTGAGGAGCAAACAAACAAAGTCTAGTTCTATTTAGTGACCAAAAAGCGTTCCAAACGTTATATAAATCAGGAAAAAGTTCAGGTTTATTTTCAAGAGCTGGTACTGATTCACCACGATCTTGAGCTTTTCTAAGTGTTCTTTCCTTGTCACCCCACATTAAATACCATGTGAGATGATCACTTAGTTTTTTCCTGCTTCTTCCTCGTCTTCAATTCTATAAAGAGCTGTACTATGGGCGTTGATTAAAATCCAGTTGTAAAAATCTTCATACTCTGGATTACTTAAAATTTCAATTGCCTTTTTCTCTGTGAATTTGATAACTTTACCATCATCATCTTCAATATTTTTCCAACCTAAAAGAACAGTACCACATATTGCTTTAAGAGTGATTTCTTTATCCAATTCGATTGGCATCTGACCGCGACGAGCCAGTTGTGTATAAGGCTTAGAAAGCTTTCGAAGCTTCTCCTCATAATTATGATTTGGCTTCTTTGCTATAAGGCATTCGATGCCCATGTCATAAAGTTGCCAAATACCTTCAATACTCTTCTTTTTGTCTGTCTGAATTGACGTTAACTTTGCCATTGATCTTACCTCTCATGAAAATTACTCAATCTATTTAAAGTCTTCCGTACCATGCCTTCACGGCTATTTTGTTCAGAAGACCCATACTCTAACGGGAGTATATAATCTAAATTATTTGTTATCCAAAGTACTGTAAATGGTACTATCTTTTCTATTGCAGTAATACCTTCAGCCATTACTTGGCTAAGAATTGTTTTTTCATCAATACCTTCAGATAATTCAACTTCAGAGGACCAAGGCACCTCACTTGCCGCTGGTTCCCTGTTAGTAGTCTGCCAATTCGCTCTAGCTCGGCCAGTACGAACAGGTGTAAGTTGAGCAATACCACGCAAGGCTTCAAAGGATAATTTCTTGTGAAATTTAACCAAGTCTCTTTCTATAAGGCCCTTGGAAGCTACTTGGACTTCTCTGTTAAACCTATGAACGGTATGCTCTATTGATTGAATCATTATGCTTCAAACCTAGCAATCCTACACATTATACTTTCTGTGGTATCACTTCTAGCTGACCACTCAAGATCTGCCATGATATCACCATCTTTGCCTTCAATTGTTCGTCCACCATCAGTAAAAATAACATCAGGTATTTCAAATACCATCGCATTACCAGCAACATCTTCAAATACTACAGCTACACTAGATGCTGTATTATTTACGAATTTATTGTAAAGGGTAGAGTTAGCAAAATAAGTTTCTAGCCTTCCTTTACAAGAAATTGATCCCTGCGTAATCCCATCAGGAACAATAGACCCAGCATTGATTTGCGTATTCAAAACTTGTGAATACTCAATACTCCAAGTATGGACTGTCATCGCTGTAGCATTTTCATTTAACTTATTAAGATGAGTATCGTAGAAGATTCTAGTTGATGTGGCTGCTGTATAGCCACTACCGGAGGACGAGGTTAATGGCTCCTCTGTCGCCCCTATTACGTTGAACCTTCCTGTTACCCTACCTTCAGCTGGTAGAGCCACATTGAAACCTGCGATACCGCACCCTTTATACAAGGTGAATTCACTTGAAAGGTCAGAAAAGTATTCTTCAAAGTTATATGTAATCTCCGTAGTTCCATCTGTGATCTGTGGTCCCATCTGAATAATACCGGCAGCAGGGGCACTTTCATTTACCAAAGTCCCATCTGTCACTACTATTTTGCCCGGAGTAACAGATGATATCTTGAAATAACCATTGTTGCCTGTGGTAGTAAATCCGCTAGCCTTAACCCATTGATTGGCTACAAGAGATCCAAACCCACTCGCTGAATCATTAAATGAATTATCAGAATCAGAGACACTGATAGTTGATAATGGGCCAACTGTTACTCCACTTGACCACCCAGCAGATCCCATAGCAGCCGCAAATAAATCATCATAAGAGCTGTAACTAAGGTTAAAGTCAAACCCATTAGTAACACCATGACGAGTTGGCTGAATATCAGCGAGCTGTCTATTGGTTACAATCTCATCTGATTCTTCTTGATCAACATTTAATTTCAGATCGCAGCGACTATAACGTAGAATTTGCAAAGCCGATCCAGCAACTTTCTCGCCGAAACTACTTTCTGCGACATACGATAATTGAGTCCTATTACTGTCTGACATTTGTAAACTCCTTAACTATATTGTTCCGATTTATAAGGTACTGTTATGTTTATTTGATAATTGGCATCTACGATACCAAGCACGTTTAATTCTGGGCTTAAAAATACTATTGTAGTTGTGCTAGCTGTTTGAAAAGTCCTTACCAAAGAACCAGCAGCTTGAAGAGCTTCAAGATCACCTTTTTCAACATCAGCAAAAAGATTAAGAATCAAATCACCTTGAAATCTATATTGCTCCACACCTAAAGCAATATGACTATTATCTTGAGTATCAATATGAACTCGACAACGTAATCCAGAAGTGGGTAATCTAGTTGGATCATTATCAAATTTCATAGGCACATCTAAAGTTGTCAACGCATTATAACAAATAGTCCTGATGGCACTATGCACGCCAGGAAGTCCTGCGTATGCTTCTGCTACTGATACTGGTGATCCTGTAATACCCATTAGACGCTATCCTTTGCCCCTTCTAGCTTCTGTAAAGCTGCTGCATAAGCCACTATGGTCCCTTTATATTCCAAAGGCATAAAACCCATTATTCGCCACGTCTTGCTATTTCGTGTTTCTGTTAATTCCATTTTTAGTGTTGGCGCAAAAGTAAGTCCATAAGAAGCGAATAGAGTCACCGCCTCCGCTTTCTTGAAATCTGCATTACTTTTTACAAAAATCATAAATTCTTTGTCACCATCAGAAAACGGAGCATATGGAGCCAACATCTTTATTTTATTATCAGTTTCAGCCCCATTAGTCACTTCACCAGTAGCATAGTCATATGTGCTCGTAGCATAGGTCTTACAAGTGCCTGCTATACCATATTTAGTGATAATAGTATTAATTTTTTGTGGTGTTATGGCCATTAGAACGTTTGTTTAGTATTGATTAATGGTTTACGAGATTTCCTAGTTTTCTTTCTTATTTTTGGTTCTGGTTTTACTGTATTATTACCCTTAAAAACATGCATTTCAGCTACCATAGGTTTGTGTATAGTTTCACTTTTTAATTCAGATTCTGGTTCTGCTGATATTTTCATATCAGTAATTGCAATAAACCCACGAGCTTCATAAGAAGCTTTTTGTTCTATGAGGACAACTGTCATACCACAAGGTCCCTGCATTTGTACTGTATTTTTCATGCTCTTTCCAATTTTATAACAGTATTTGATTCTAAAATAGGTTTCAAAATAGCCTCCACATTAGGGTAAACTTTACCTAAAGTCATACCACCACCAACATAAGAAGTTTTCTCCTCAATGGGGCCAACTTTAATTTCTGATGATTGTATTTTAGCTGCATCTTCTTGGTCTGCTATGGGATCATCACCATCTTGAATTCTATCTGCCATTTCAGCAGTTGCATTAGTAAGATAAGAATTCAATTCATCAGAAGCTAAAAGATAGCCTGATAGATCATAAGCATAGCCTCTAGGCCACATTAAAGCCTGGTCTTCACTTGCTCTTGTGCCTTTATACCTGCCACCATATTTATTATCTAGATACTGAGTAGCTCGCATTAGAGCTGTTTCTTTCTCGTCATCTGTAGTGGTGGTCCAGGTAGTTCTAGTTGTATAAACATTAATATAGGTATCTGCATCAGCTACCGATAGGTAACTAGTTGCCGTTGTTTTTCCTGTGCCATCTTCAACTATAAAAGCCATTACACAACTGCCTCCGAATCCGGTAGCGTACCGAAATTTATACCTGATTTAATAGGCCAAAAATACCAAGTTCCTGCTGTTAGATAAAAGGTAGCAATACCAAAATCATTTGTTGTCGCTTGATACGTTACATTTGCTAATAAAGTTGATGTGCCTGCGTATACCGTAGCATTAGCAATTGGCAATGCGGTAGTTGAATCAGTAGCAGTGTACGTCCATTCTACTGGTCCCGACCCAACAGCAGCAGAAGCAACACGGAAGGCAAATGTTATACCACCAGTATCACCAGCAACATCAGCAGTAATATGGATTGTATATGTTTTATTTATTTCAAAACCATTTGCTGTAGTGCAGGCAATCTTCTTTAAGTAGAAGCCAGTTTTTGTATCGTGCTTTGCCATATTTCCAGATATAGCTAACTCTACATCACTATCATCTTCATAGACAAGATATGAGGGCACAGCATCTGCATCGATCAACGTTCCATCATCTGGGTCATGTGTCATAACCGAAAAAGTTAAATTTTTACCTAATATGACGCTACTTTGACAACCCATTATAATTTCTCCAAGAAACAGATATCATAGTAATGTGACATGCAACGAATCTCAGCTTTCTGATGGATATCATCCACGTATTTTTTAAGCACATCCGTTGTTCGTGGTACATCTTTAGGTCTTTTCAATCTTTTTAAATAACTACCACTTCTTAAATCCTCTATCACATACTTACCTGTTGATTCTCTGACACCTAAATTATAGGCAGCCCTTTGTCCAATAGATTTTTCAAGCTTTATAAGTTTTACTCTACTATCTTTTGCTATTAAAGGAGGATCAGGTTCATAGCCATCTACAATGGCAATAACTTCAACATCGCCTGTGGCAGATGCCAACACACTATCTATTGTTTGTTGGAAGTACTGTTCGCACCTTCCAGGAATTATGACGGATACTTTATCCATTGATTATATCACCTCCAAAGATCGCAAAACTACCTGATGATACCCCTGAAGGTGAGGCGCTTGCGCTTGCAGATTCCGAATATGCCGCAACATTCAGTGGTGTCGTTATTGGTGTCCATGTAATTGCCATCGAAAATATCCTTTAATATAAATTAAGCAAGCTTGGCTCTTCGCCTTACTGCTACTTTTTTAACCTTATTCTTCTTAGTAGTATCTACTAGAAGCTTCTTTCTACTTGACGCACCTTCTTTTTTATTCTTCCTATAGGTATCAATAGCGGAAGGAATTTCTGGGTCACCTGCTACTATTTCATGATAAACAGGATTAAAATCTGTTTCATTGATTATCATGATTTTGCTATTTTCAAGTAATTTTACTCTGATAGTTGGTATGGCTTTAATCATTATCTTATCTCCTACACCTAATTTAATTAAAAAAAAAACAAAACTACTGAGGAGCCGGGCTATAGCTCCCCAGTAGCGAAGAAGGAAAGAACTTATTATCCAGCAAGACGTGCGGCTAACGCAGCCCTGACCAGTTCGGCACCATAGAGGATGTCATAACTATATCTGGTTTGTTTGTGTTCTCGACTAACCTCAAGTCTGAGCACAAGACCAGAAATAGGATCAACACCACTCTGAATGATAGACCCAAGCTGATCTGCCTTGTTGGCACTAAGAGGTCTATTAGCGAATGCGATGGCATCACGATGGAAACCAAGATTGACAACATGGTCCTGTTTAACAGTTACAGCTACAGCCGTACTAGAGCCATCAACAGCCGTAGTCAGACCAGGAGTAATTGTAACAGCAACGCCAGTAACATCTAAAGTAACTGCTGTGGATACAGCATAAGTTTGTGAGTGTCCAGCAAAGGTGACAATATCGCCTGCTGTTAAAGTAGCTGAAGAAGATGCAACCACCATCGTAACTTCAGTATCACCCACAATATTTGCATCAGTACAAGTGACAGTTACGCCTGTAACAGCTGCTGTGCCTGCTGTGTGCTCTGTGACATTCTGATTCATGAACCAATCAAAGCCAAGCTTCCGATTCAAATTGCCATTTGTAAGCGCATCATAAGATCCACTATAAGAACCATCTTGGAATGCTCGCAGATCCAAAGCAGCACCTTCAGCATCAGGATCAAATACAACTCGTCGATCAGTCAACGGAGCCAATTGGTTATTGAGCACTTTTCGCAAGCCAGTCGCATCAGCAGTAGTTGAAGAGCCAAAGGGCGTAGTACCAGCGGTACCTTGCCATCCGTATACACCCTTATAGAGGGCCAGGATGTAGTTGTCAACGTTGTTAGCAAGAGCCTTTACAGCTTCGCTAGCTTGCATTGGAATAGTCCCATCCATGACTTCTTCCAACTCTTTATCTGTAAGAAAAACACGTAGTCCCTATATTTCTATAAGGCGTGGACTATATCACCATCTCTATTTGAGATGTCGGACGCTAATTTCAGTAAACCGTTGTACCTTTCAGAGTACCAAACAGATGCTTTTAATCTATTTGGTACATATTTCATATTGAATTTGTAATTAAACTCAATGGGTACAAACTGTAACCAACTTGAAATAACTTCAAAGAATTTTCTAGTGTTCGTAGCATTAATATAAATGCGATACAATGTTTTACCAGTAAGCCCTTTTTCTTTATGGATTAAAGTGTCAATATCAAAGCGTTTCTTAAACATACTCTGAATCTTAACATTATCATCATAAGAAAAAGCATGTGTTGCTAAATGGATAAAACGATTGGTTTTATTTTCCTTGGTTCTAACACACAAACTACCATCATCTAAATACCAAAAAAGTAAAGATAATGTGCTCAACCTATTTAAGACATACCCAGAAACTTCACGTTTTCCAGTTTTTGAGTTATAGATACGACCAAATTTATCAAAGTGACGTCTATCCTTTACTTTAATATAAATTTTGTCTCGAATATAGGAACCAAAAGTACCTTTAGACTTTACATCATATCGTACTGTATATCTCAAATTATTGAGTTTACAAAACTTAACCAACCAATTCACATAAAACTTTTGTTTAGAATGAGTTATGTTAATCCAGCCATCACGATAATGACCATCACCATAAATCAAACCAAATAAAGCATAATTCAATTCTTTGTCTGACAATTTCAAGTCCATCGGGAATGCTCCCAATTCATAGTTACTATTTACTTTGCTAGTCTCTTGACCGTTCCTGTTAGCAAACAGGACTTGGCTCAGGATTGGCATATCTTTTACGCTATTTTGTAAAAGGCTTAGCTTTCCCTGCTGGAAATGATTCTGATAATCAGTACTTAGTTTTTCTGCTTTTGTCAGTATCATTTTTATTTCCAGTTTAAATTCATCCGATTATTCGAAAAGGATCACTCCTTTAAGCCGCCTTTTTACCTAACGGGGCCTCATACCACTGATCCATTTCCAAGCTAACACTAGTGGGGGTCATCGTCCCGGTGGTTGCCGCAGTAGTAGCTGGAGAAACGGCCTGTGCCGCAATGGCAGAAGGAATTGGAATGTCAATTGTTGAACCTTTTTGCCCAGCCAGTGCATCATAACCACGATTGACCAGACGCGGCATAACTGCATTCTCGCGTAAAGCCAAAAGGCCTTGCGCCAAAAGCTGGGGAACGACTTCGGTGAGGGTGTTCGACCCTACGAGGGGGTACCTACTCATAATACATACTCCTAAAACTGAGTTATTAAAATCTACCCCTCATTTTAGGGGCCTTAACAAACACTGATCACTAAACCAAAGTTAAGACCCTCAGGGCCGATTCTACTATCTGACTCAGTCAGAAGTATCTTCATTATTTATTTAATAGATTAATCCAAAGAAAATCAAGATAATTCTTTTATTTTATTACAAGAAAAAGCCTCCCTGTTGCAGGGAGGCTAAGTGAATTCTTCTTATTCCTAGGTCTAATAATAAGTAGGTGCTATAAGAGCGCTTACTTATTGCCGGCTTTGGCGTTTGCGTCTGTCCATCTTAATCACCTTAGACCTTTCTTTTTGAATATCAGTTCTTCTTTTATTCAATTATACAATTTTTAGAGTTTTACACCTTATTGTTAAGGCATTTCTTGTGTCTGTAGATACCTCTCATATCATTTGCAAGTCCATGTTGGTCCGGTATCTCCTCGCTGAATAGACGGCAATGGTACAAAGTACCAAAGCGAGAAGTGAGAAGCATAGGACATTTTATGTCACAGCATATAGTGCCCCTGGTTTTAATATCAACTTCTATTTTCATCTTTCTGCCCTTTCAAAAGCTTTTGAGATATTGTAGGTGATTACTTTGCGTAATCCAAATCCCTTACTTCGTTCTCAATCGAGAGGGTCAGTCTTACCAATTTTATGAAACGGGATATATCGTCACGTTTCAACATAAATGCTGAATACGCTACTGATATCAATGCCATCATCTTTTTCGTGTTGTTAGGGAAATAAAGTGGGTACGCTATGTCACGTATAGTGTCTATCAACGGACCCAACCCTTTGACCATTTCAACGTCGTAACTTTCTCTTTGTTCCCCTGGTTTAACCTGAGGGCCTGCATAGGCCTGCGTATAAAATGATAACTGCCAAGTTTTGAACCACCCATTTAGTAACTCTTGATTCAGATAATTAACCAGTTCTCCAACAACTTCTCTACATTCATGTTCAATCATTTTCTTGTCCTTTCAAATGCTTATTAACTATACATATAATAATGAATATCGGCTACATTGTCAACATAATTATTGTAAAAATTATGTAATATCTATAATTTATGTAATTATGATGAAAGTTTACGAAATCCATATCGTTTCAATAGGGGTTTGGCAGTATCATAATCAGGCCCTTTAAAAACCAAATCTTCTATGGAAAACGGCAATTGAACGGCATTATTAAGAGTTACGAGTCGCATGTACAAAGGTAATTTATCCCTCGCTTCCTCAAATTTGCCTCTCTGGAACACAGACATATCTTTTAAATGCTGATAGATACCACCAATAGAATTGTACTTCAGTAGTAATTTTGTTGCCCCCACTTCCCCTATTCCCTTCACACCAGGAATGTTATCCGTAGTATCACCAGCAATAGCAAGATAACGAGCCACATATCCAGGGCCAAAACCCCTGGCCTCTGTAATGGATTTAACTGTACGATAAGTTTCATTTTGTGGGTCAAACATGATAGCACGTTTTGAAACTATTTGTTCAATATCCTTGTCTCTGGAAATAATAACAGTATCAAGATCAGTTTCCAATTCAGCTCTTTTAGCAATTGAAGCGATCAGATCATCCGCTTCTTCTTTCACTCCTGTAATCTGAGTTATTCCTAGAGCAGTCAGTATTTCTTTTACGGCAGCTACTTGCTTAAAAAAGTCTTCAAACTCCTCCCCTGTATGATCACGGGTACCCTTATAATCTGGATATATATCTGTCCGCCATAGCTTTGCTGTTGGACCATCAAAAGTAACTACCAAATGGGTAGGTTTCATATCTTTTATAGTTGCGAACAGCATACGCAGAAACATAAAAATCACTTTTGTAGGAATGCCACCCATACTCATGTCAGGGGTCTTCGAATAAAAAGCCCTGTATAACTGGCTGTGTCCATCGACAATCATCAGCTTAGGTTTGTTCAGTTGCAGTCTTGTTCTCTTCTTTGTTTTTGTCTTTGGTGTTACACTACCTTTTAATCTAAATCTCTTTTTCATAATTCTTCATCCTCTTCACAATAATCATCACAGACAACGTTATTTGGGTCATCGGCATCTATTTCAAACTTATGTAAACTACACCAGGGCATGATAAGACCACACTGATCTTGTAAGTTGTAATAATTGCAATATTCTGCACATGATTTAACCTGTCTGAATGATTTAGGTTCAGCCATATTAATCTCCTACCTTTGCTGGGTGAGTAACAGAATCACAACCATGCCAATCTAAAGCTCGCTTTGTGTGTTTACCAACAGAATTTATCATATCACAAATCATATCTGTTAAGATAAAATCTGGTACATCACATTCATTCTCAACAGAGAACTTATTTATTAAAGAACATAAACCTGACTTAAATTTTGAGTCAATCATCTTATTCCTTTCTATTCCAACGCATTGGTTTGTCTGTGAACACACTTTACCTTTGGATCAATCCACAATTTATATCCATAAGCTTGAACTTCATTTGTAAAGTACAAATCTTCACTCATCGTCAAGTTGCCATCTGCATCTCTACGAGTAGCAAAATAAGGTCTTTCCATTTTTAAGATCAATTGTCGTTTTACAAGAATTGTGGTTCCACCAACACCTTTAGCTTGGAACATAACTCCAGGTAGCTCATCAGGATCACGGCTGAGCATTGCCTTCTTGGTCTCAGAATCGCTCATAGACACGTTCCACATCTTCTTCTTAGTGTTCCAGTCGTAAATAGGGGTAACGCCAGCCACAAAGGCCTTATCACGCCTTAACAGCAAGTCAAGGCAGTTCATAGGTGGTATGGTGTCCGCATCCAAGAAAAAGAAATGTGTGAAGGTCTGATCCCCTATGTATTTTTGTATTCCGAAGTTCCTAGCATCCTCTGCCTGCCGTGCTGGGATGACTTCCCAAACACAATTATACTTAGACAATTGGTGTGAACACCATATTGCAGCGCCAGCATCAATTTTATTGTCTAATGGTGCTGGCATTAGAATGATGATTTTGGTTTGTGATTTATTGGGTATGCGCCTTTTTGTTAGCCCTTGTTTCATTGTTGCATTCCTTTATATATTCTTCTTTCCATTCTTTGTAAAAGAATCTCCCACCACTGTTTTCTATAATCTTCAGTGTTTGCATTTATAACTTCATATCCAGCTTCTTCTACAGAGCCTTCATCACAAGGCCATAAAAAGCCTGCCCGTTCTTGATCATTAGGTTCTTTACTCATTGCTGCGTTCCTTCTTTAAAAGTAATTCGTTTCTTAGTTATACAACTTTCAATAGCTTCCTTTTAATATTTCTGCTAATTCGCGGACTACCCCAGCACCACCGCAAGATGTTAGGATCATATCAGCAGCATCTAAAATAACTGGATGAGAATCACGAGGACACCAGGATTCACCACAAGCTTTCATGACCCCCAAGTCGTTTATATCATTTCCTACAAAAGCGACATCTTTTAACTCTATATCTCGTGAGTCACAATGAGCTTTTAAAGATTCCAATTTATTAGTACTACCATAAATGGAGTCTAATTTTAATTTATCAGCCCTAGCTTTGACTACTCGATTAGTTTCAGTACTTAAAATAAGTTGCTCTATCCCTAGTTCTCTTATCATTCTTACCCCAAGTCCATCACTCCTATTACAAATTACGATCTCCATTCCATTTTCTGTCACAAGAACTTTGTTATCTGTCATTACGCCATCAAAATCATACACTAAAAGTTTCATTTTACTAGCTCCTCATTTTCATGTACATTCCCAACTTTTTCTCCAAAACTTGATAACCATTTCATTCCTATATCTTGAGCATACCCGCAACGAACGCCAACATATTTTCCAAACTCAGCTTGATATTCTATCACACAAAAACAAGCTTCGTACCTGTCTGTTTTAATGCATTCCACAATATCATTTTCATAGGGCTCAACATCATTCTTATCTGTTTGTCCTGTAACTTGCTCATAAATAAAGGCCCCTTGAGGATAAGCTTCGTGATCAAACCAGGAACCAAGATTCGTTTCTTTTTGATAGAGCATAACACAAGCTTCTTTGTGCCAAGCCCTAAATTTCATTTCTCTACTCATCAGATCATCTCCACTAGTTCAATAAAAGTACCTTCAGGTGATACGCAGAAAGCCACTTTAGCTTTCCCTTCTGGATCAATGGTAGGAGGAGTAACAAGCACAAGGTCGCACTCATCATAGTCAGCAAAACTTGAAATTGTAAATGATAGGTGGGCAAGACCGATTTCAAACAAAGAAGAATGCCTTCCTTGAGTATCTTTACCATAATCTAGCAGCTCAATCATCTCACCATCATCATTAACAAGCCTAAGTGTCAAGAGTCCACTATCCTTCAAACGTGATATTCTATCAATAAAAGATGTATTCTCATGCTTTGTAGCTTGGAGCTTGAAACCGAATATAGCATAGAACTCCATTGACTCTTTTACATCTGTAGTTACTATTCCTATATGACGTATCATACTAACATTTCTCCTCATAAATTCGTTCAATAACTTTTATTTGTGGATCGGAATACAATCTTGGTGGGTGATCCAACAAATCAGCAATAAACTTAATTTCAAAATCATTAAGATGTTTTCCAAAAGAATCAATATGCTCCACCAACATCTTAGGATCAAAATCATTAGCCATTTTCTATTCCTTCTTTAAAGTAATCTTGTCTATTGGTTATACAGTTTTCCTCAATTTCTTCTTAATTTCTTCTTCAGAAGGGTATACAGTCCATTTTCCATCACCCAGCGCTTTTTGTATCACTTTTGCATTTTTTACAATTAGTTCTGCTCCATAAGGTTCAATACTGGCTGATTGGTCAGATCCATACATTGAGCGATCCAATGTTAAATGGAACTCAATCATATCAGCACCTAAAACAGAAGCAGCCCTACAAAAAGCTATACTTGGGCTGTGGTTTGAAAAACCAACTTTAATATTTGGAAATTCATCTTTAAGAGTACGGATAAAACTCAAATTTATTTCTTCAGGTTTTGTTGGATATGTTGAAGTGCATGCAAGAATATACTCCAAGTTTTTGCCCAAAACATCAACAGCAAAACCAACTTCGCATTGCGTAGACATGCCAGTTGAAAGAATACTTTTCTTACCAGTTGCTTTAATGGCTTGTAGTAATTTTAAATCTGTAACCGACGCCGAGGCAACTTTAATATAATCATTATCAAATCTGTTTAGAAATTCTACAGATTCAATATCCCAAGGAGATGCAAACCAGGTCATTCCCAGTTCTTTAACATACTTATTAATTGCACAATAATCTGTTTCAATAAATTCAAGGCCTTCCTTTTGCGCCCTATTTGTATAGCCCCACGGTGATTCTCTAAGCTTGTCTAATTCCTCTTCTGTATAGACTAGATCAATAGTCCGCTTTTGAAATTTCACTGCATCACATCCTGCATTCGCTGCTACGTCAATCATTTTCTTTGCAATATCGATGTCACCATTATGATTGATTCCTATTTCAGCTACGATCATCATTACTTTTTACCTTTCATTGGTATTTCAACAATTTCTATTACAATGCTCTAAGGCAATAGACCTAGTCTATAATTTCAATATGCTTTAGCATGGTTTAGTTCCTGTAGCTAATATCATTTTTTCTTTTGAAAACCTCACCCAAGTTCTAAACTCTTTTTCTTCCCTATCCTTCCATTTAAACGAATGTGGCAACAAACTAATTAAATCACATATATAATTTAATTTTGGGTATTTCCATACTAAAGGAAGCTGTCTAAATAACTCACTCTTCACTTCAGTAAAGCCATGGATCATCAAAGCGTCTTGCAAAGACTTTCTTGTCCATGGCTTTACATGTGTGTAGTCGTCCCAAAAAACCTCATGCGTAGTATTCCAATCAGGAGTCAATAGGATGACCCTGCCACCAGGTTTCAATACCCTCTTAATCTCAGATATAATATTATCAGCATTATTGACATGCTCAATTACTGATTTTGAAAATACAACATCAAAGTCATTTTCTAGTTCTGGGAACTCCTCTTTTTCTAAATCACACTTTGATATTTCTGATGTTATTGGCCTAGAATCAATACCCTCAGTATGTAAGAATCTTCGATTAAATGCAACCAAATGGTTACCCTTACCACATCCAACATCAAGAAGGCGACCACTAAGCTTGTATCGTTTTACCAGGTAATCACACAACTGCTGTGGGTAATCATACTCACCTTGTTCATTACGAAAGTAAATTGTTTCTAAGTAATTTGACATTGTGTTCCTTTAAAATATTCTTTGCATTTTGAAATATTTATAGAAGATTCATTTACTAATTTCATTATTTCTTCCTGTTTTTTTACATCTAACATAAAATCTGGACAATCGACATCTAGCTCATCATTTGTTTTCTGTATTAGCCCTGCCTCAAAAGCCATCTCAGTGATCTCAGTATTGGGAAAGTATTTTAAAGAGAACATATTTATCAAAAAAGGCTTAGGAAGTCCCCTTATTAACTTAATAGTCTCTATAAAATCATCTTCGGTTGCAAAAGGGCTATCAAAAATGAAATCATACTTTATAGAAATACCACATTTTCGAAATATTCTTATTTGGTTTTGGAGAGTACTATTAGTGTAATACCTTTTAAAGACTTTCTTTCTTTCTCGTTCAGATCCAGATTGTACGCCCATCCATACGCCAATTAGGCCAGCTTCAACTAATTTTTCCGCTGTCTCCTCATTACAGGTGCCTGGATAAAACATACAATAGAACGGTAAAGCAACTTCCTTTTTATACTTAGACACAAATTCATTTATCCATTTTCCAGGTATAAATACTTCATCATAAAAATTGATTCTTTGTACCTTACTTAATTTTTCTTTTACTAGTTTCAGCTCATCTATAACTCTATCAATATTTCTAAATCTGGTTTTATTCCAAGTAGGGTATAGCTCATGCATATAATTATTTGAACAATAGGTGCATCGCTACGGACAACCTCTGCCTATCATAGTTCCATATCGTTCGTTTTCAAAATAAGGTTCCTTTTGTTCTAACTTTCCTTTTTCTAGAATAAATGAATATTGGTTATCAAATTTAAAAATAGGGTAATCTAGTGGTTTTAAGCCCTCCATGTAAACTTTTTTCAATGTATCACACTTGAAGTCTTCCATTATTTTTAAAATTACGTTCTCACCCTCACCTCGACACAAAGCATCACAATAAGGCAAACATTTATCAGGGTTCAAAGTTGGCTGCCAGCCACCTAAAATTATTTTGAAAATACCTATTTTTCGTATTTGCTTATACAATTTTTTGTATAGCATAAAATTAGATGAAACTAAACTAAAGCAAAGAACATCAGGCTTGAAACTATTTAACAATTCAATTATTAATTGCGTATTGTTTTCTTCTACGTATAGCATTTTAGCATCATATTTATCAGCAAGCATGGAATGCAATATTCTCATTCCATAGGCTTCCTTGTTATAAAAAGATACCAGTAGGACCTTTGTTCTACCTTGCTTCAAATCTTGCATAATCTAAATCCTCTTGCGTATCAATGTCCGTTATTCTTGGTACCATAAACGGGATTACTTTATCACCATGAATTCTATTATTTTTTAATACATACGCTGTTTTCAAAATATCAACATACCCATTGGCATCATAGGTAGTTGGATACAGGTGTCTAGGTTTATTTGCTTCATCAAGGTTAAAAGAACCAGAACCTACCGATTTTAAATAGGATCCATCAATTTCAAAATGCTTATAAGCAGATTGAGCTTGTGGTGTTACTGATCTTAGAGCCGATGCTTCTGGATGATTATTAATACACCTAATAGCATTATTTACAATAAAAGATTGCCTGAGAGGAGATGTTGGCCTTAGATGAACTAGGTACTTTGGTTTTTCCTTTAATTGAGATAACAAATGCAACACCCAATCAACATCACAACTGTTATCTTGTGATAGCTCTTTAGGCCTTACCACCACTTCAGCCCCCCATTTAGAAGCTATAGCTGCATACTCTTCAGAATCAGTTGAAACTATAATCCTACCTATAAAAATACTATGAATAGCTGTTTCAATACTATAGACTAATAAGGGCTTTCCACCAAGTAATTGTATGTTCTTATCTTTAATAGATTTTGAACCACACCTAGCAGGTATTACGGCACAAATTAAACTCATATCACATTCCTTTTGAAAGCCAACCACCATCAACCCATAAATCAGTGCCAGTGACAAAACTTGATGCATCAGACGCAAGAAAAATTGCCGGTCCCACCATTTCTATTGGATTAGCCCATCGACCCAACATGCTATTATCAGCACGTAATTGGTAGGCAGCTGGGTCAGACAAACTTTTGGTATTCATTTTTGTTTTTGTATACCCTGGACCAATATTATTTACTCTGATATTATATTTTCCAAAGTCATAAGCAAAAGATTTTGTCAAATGCCTCACACCTGCTTTAGCAGCTGCATATGCTGGATTATGAGGCATAGCTTGGGCAGCGTTGATACTCGTGAAGTTGATAATAGAACCACCAGTGCCTTGCTTTCGCATCTGTAAGCCTGTCAATCTACACATATAGAATACTGAATTAAGAGTCACATTCATTGTACTATCCCAGGATTCAAGTGGGTACATTACACTCACATTTGGAATTGTAACAGCTGCACAGTTTATTAATACATCTATTCTATCATGCAGCTCAATGTATTCAGCGAATACTTGCTCAATGTCTTGTTTATTCGACAAGTCAATAAGCACGTGCTGCTCACAGTTGGTTGTAGATGGAACTTTGTCGAATGATACTACATGGGCACCTGCTTTTATGAATCCATTTACAAGCTCTGATCCTATACCACCAGACCCACCAGTGATCAAAACATTTTTACCTTCAACAGAAAATAAATCGTTCATAGCTATTCTTTCCTTTCATACTTTCGAAATCCACGAAAACTTGTAAAATCATTGAAGTACAGATCGTATAGATGTTTTATATCTTCCTCAGGATTGCCACCAATATGTTCATGGTGATCAATTATCAACTCACTGTTAATCTCAAATAGACATTCATACATTTTCTCAATAGGTAGATCTATAAAATTAACGGATATCAAATCTGAATTATTAAACTTATTAAAAAAATCATCAGGGCCTAATAACATACCTTGCTCAACAGCTATTGTAAATAACTCACTGCCTGGATATGGTGTAACTGGCCTTATAGTCCTCAACTCACCATACGTATTGTATTTTTTTAAAGTGTCTGCATTCTGTCTTAATGTTTTTTCCGTATCACCAGGCATACCCCAGATAAAATTTATACCAACATGGATTTTATGCTTACGTAAAATTTCTAAACATCTGATATTATCCTCAGGAGTTACATTTTTTCTCATCTTCTTTAATACATCTTCAGACATCGATTCGAAACCAATAGTCATATATTGACAACCTATATGCTCAAATAAGGAAGCTATTTCATCAGTCACTACATTTGATCTAATACCACCAGCATTGAATTTAATTTTACCTAGTAAATCAAATAATTCAAGACAACGCGCAAATTCTTTAAGCCTGTCCAAAGATACTATTAATAGCTCGTCTAAAAATGTGAAATATGTCACATTATAAAAATCATAAAGATATTTCATTTCACTAACTACATTGAATACCTTTCTGAATCTTTCTCCCTTTCCTATTCTGTGGCAAAAAGTACATTTATTTATGCAGCCTCTACTTGAAATTAGTTGCATTCCTCTACTATTATTACTCTGATTTATTCCTATAGTGCTTAAAGCATAACTCTCCATTGGGAATGCATCCCAAAGCGGGTAAGGTATTGCATCGATGTTGCTAGGTTTACTTGAAGCATTAATATGTGAATTACCATTTTTATCCACATAAGCTATATTACATATAGTAGATAAATTTTGTTCCTGCATTATCTCAACTATGGATTGCTCAGCTTCACTTATAACAATAATATCAGCATTTAGTTTTTTTTAGCATATATAGTGGAACAGCAGATGAACCATGGCCACCCAATATCAACTTCGCTTTACCTTTATACTTAGTAATTAACTTACAAAGTGGAACTACTGTTTCTTTAAATCTTGCAGCTAAAAACCCTAAAGCAATAAAATCATACTCTACATTCAAATACTTATTTATCATTTCTTGGTCGGTGTAGTGATAAACGTCTTAACTACAAACAACTACATTAACACCTGCTTTTTGCAATGACGCGGCAATATACCCTGTACCTAAAGGGAACCACAAATCATCTTGGTATAAGTCATGGACAATCAATAATACATTTTTGGTCTGTACCATCAGACTCCTTCACACTTCTTAAATACAAAAAGTTCCTGTTAAGGTATCACACATACCCAATAATCTTAATTGTTTCTCATATAAAGCGTTTATTTTCTTTGAATCAAGAAAAGCCCATTCTTGGTGTCCGTTTGGTTTACTTTTAGCTAGCCAATGTAAATGGTTAGCTAAAGGGTACCTTTGAATTTGCGTAATACTATCTAATTGCAATCCAGATTGTTTTGCCGTTTCTTCTAAAGTCTTTTGGTTGAATAAAAATAAATGACAACTCCAAAATGTAGAATCCATAAATGATTTATTTTTATACAAACTAATTAAAGCATCATCAGAATTTGGGGTCTCTATAATAATCTTGCCATTTTTTGTAAGCAAGTTTTTAAGCTTTGCTAGGAGTACTTTAGGTCTTGGCAAATGCTCAATCACATGGAACAAAGTTATAATATCAAATTTCATTGAACTTATTTCAGAAATATCTTCATATAATGCTATGTTATGTTTCTTAAGTTTTTTTGATAGAGCTGATTTTACTTTTGCCTCTACTTCGATACCTACTGTTTGTTTAGCGTAAACACTCGCTTTAAAAAGAAAACCACAATTTCCTGTTCCAAAATCTAATAAACATTTTCCTTTAAGATTTTGTTTAAGCCTATCGATCCTCTTATCATCATCTATTTTTGTTGCATTTATCCATTATGCTAATTCAAATGAATTTTTGTTCTTATGCATATTTGATTCTTTATAAAAATTTTCTGTAATATGATCAAATGAAGAAAGGAAAACCAACCCACACTTCTTGCATTTCAAAACTGCTATATCATTTCTGTCCCTTACTTTATCTGCAATTTGAATAACATCTTTACATCCACAAAGATAGCATGATACCCTTTTACAAACCTTTTTATTACCATTCTCATACTTTTGCATCATAGGCCTTTATAATTTCCTTCACTGATTTTCTAGGGAACGCACCTAAAATGCCTCCAGAGGCGTTTATGATATTAATTTCCTTATTGTTATTTCTTATCTTAGACCACATATTTATTATAGCCCCTAAATATCCATCCCCAGATGACACCCTAGTCGTTACTTCTGGTCTGAGTTTTTTAAACTCAGGTCTAATAAATCCATTCACTGGCTGACCTTTAAACTCAGTAAAATATCTCTTAGAATCTTCATACTGACAATCACAGCCTAACAAGACTATGGGCGAGCACCCCATGATATAAGCGAGATGCACTGCCCCATGAACAGAAGAAGGGAGTATCAAAAGCTTCTTTGGGTTCTGTTCTAATTTACATTCTGTTTTCCCCTCTACTTCGAAATAAGTTATTCTTTCTTTCTCAATATCTTTCATCGCGACTAAACCTGTGGCATGATCATACCCACTCCATTGGCCAACTGTTCTATTTAAAATAAGTTCACATTTTAAATCCTTTAAAGTCAACCAAGAAGTGAGCAAAGTCATGCCGAAATCATAGCCGAAAAGATACTGAGCAAACGGTGCCTTCAAAATAGCACTATTGACAACAATGACAAGATTCTTTTTTAAGATCTCAACATCAACATGACGAAGCGATGGCCCCGAGCCAAGAACGAAGCATAACTTATTTTTATGCCTATTTAAGAACTTTTCCATATCATATTTTTCTCATTCCACCTTCACAAACAAAGGCTACGTTTTTAAGGTCTAACTCATTTTTGTATTTCTCATACCATCCATAATAAGAGAACAGGGTGTTATCTGCCTGAATAGGAAATCCAGATCTTTCTAAAAGAATAGAACCAACCACCATATCATGTCTGTGCCCACGCACTGCTGAGTCTGTTGAGACTTCCTGCTTTTTATTTGTCCAAGCTCCTTGAAATCCTATTTTTTGAAGTATCTGAACATCCACAGCAGCAAGAAAATCTAGTACCTTACTATTCTTCAAATCGAAACCCATGAATCCACCAGAATACATTTTTATTTTCCAAGCATCTTCTCTGCTAATACCTAAGTGTTTTAAAGAAGCATCAGAAGACCATTGCCCCATAAAATAACTTGAGTTCTGTACAAGTACTCCTACCTCCCCTATACGATCAAACAAAAAATCTGGATTAAGTACTGCCCAGAACGACGCATCTAGCCAGAGGACTCTGTCATACCCCTTTTTTATAGCATCTAGTATAGCAAAGAATTTGAATGCATAAGGAACTTCGCTATGCGTGATGCAAGGAAGACTATGTGGATTGTATATTAGATAGTCCCCTGTGAAACCTTGTCTTTTTAATGATTCTCCTAATCGTTTCTGTCCGTGTGGGTGCCACGCATTAAGAGTAATATAGTTTAGTATTGCTGTTTTCATTCTCTACCTCACAAAAAAGATATTTTCACCATTCTGTTGTGTCATCTTATAGCCATGCTCAGCAGCTCTTTTTATCATATTTTCCTTCACTGGTGTTTTACCGTCAAACTCAATACACATAGCAGCGCACTTTGTAAGATTTTGTAAAGGCAGCTCTACAAAAAGTTCCCAATTCATCCCTTCCACATCAAGATTTATAAAAGTGAATTCATGACCACAATGTGTGAGCAATTCTTGCATAGTGGTAGTTTTTATTAATACATCAGCATAGGGAACGCCCTGCTTTGCCCACACATCTCTATGGGCGTCATCTAAAGTTGAGATTAGGTCCCCATTGGCATCATGCAGAACCATTAATCCACTGTCCTTGGTTATAGCGGTGTTAATTACCTGAACCTTGGCGTTACCCCTATATAGGTTCAACAGGGCTTTAATCACAGAGGGAGACGGCTCTACGCAGACACCAGGCCAACCACGTAAAGCTAGTTCATGGGTATTGCTCATACACTTCCCATCATAAGCCCCAATATCTAGAAATGAGCCTATCTGACTGCCGAAATGATCCAATACCCATTTCTCTTCATTACCTTGACTGTACATTAATTATACCTTTCATTCTTTTGTTGCGTTTACCATTAATTTATCAAGATGCTTATCATCACTTAACCCCTGCCAAGGTATTCAACTCAGTTTCAAACAAGCTTAAAGCTGAACGTAGGGCATGTATACGCTTAATAAACAAAGCCTTAGTCACCCTGTTCAATGGGGTGCTGAAAAAGAATTCAGAAGTTTCCTTACATTCAAGTACAACCTTATTGGCTTTAAACATCATCAATCTCCTTATTCTTTACTTCTTCAATAGTTAATTTATCAGGATGTCTATAATTAATGAGCCATTCTGGTGTTTTTACCAATTTACCATTTTGAGTTATTTGGACCCGCGTTCCTATGTCTGGCTGATTTGTAAAAGTATTATCATATTCTTCTAGCAAGACAGTCATTTTATCTTGCCACTCTTCAGGCATAGCGTGCATAAGCACTCTTGGAAGCGTAAGAAATGAAGCATGTGATAATCCAAACCAACGCCATAGTTTACTCATAATTGTCTAGATCCAACTGGATAGTAAATATACATAACTTTATCAATAAACACTTCTTTATGTAAATAGGGCTTCATCAGTTTAGATTGTTCATAATCAGCAGTATAAGTACCATCAAATGGAAACTTAATTGCGATATCACGTCTTACAGGATTTAAGAAAGTGATTGATCTTAAATAGATTTTATCTTCTTCACCCCATTCATCTACAGAATTGGAATGCTTTGCTAATCGAATAGTAGTTTTGCCTCCTTCGGTTAAATGGCACTCATTCCAGTATCCAACACAATCAGGCTTACTTTCAATTGCTTTTAGAATCTCTGCAACAAAATAATCCGGCACTAGGTCATCGTCATCAATCCAAACTACGTAATCACCAGTAGCAGCTTTCAAAAGATTATTCCGCTTGGCTCCTCCACCACGAGATACCCTATCAGTATCCGTTGATTCATAGTCACACGCTGTTAAAATTTCAACTTCAGGTGTAACTTGTTTTATTAATGTTTTGTGTAAGTCACTGAACAATTCAATGCGATTTGAGATAGCCGTTATCATTATACTTAGTTTCATACTATTGACCCTTCTCTACGAAACATTATCAGCAAAATCTATTGCCATCTGTTTTGCATCTGCTGTTGTTTTAGCGGTCCATGCACCTTTACCAAACTCTTCTGGGTATACTGAGAATGCACCAGAAACAGTAACACGTACCTTCTCATTTTTTACAGTATCGGCATAAACCCAACTTGTATAAACACCGGACTCTGCTTTACCATCACCTTCCTTCCAATCTTTAACATAAGCAGCCTTAACATCCTGATGTGAAGGTTCTGTCCAAAATCTACGGCAATCCTCACGAAAATCTTGCTTGTTTTTCGGTCTGTAATGACAATCTCCTGACTTACAAGTTGAACCAATTTTAAAACCATAAATAGCCCTGTGGCTCCATCCGTACCATTTACCGTCTTTAATTGAATATCCAATTGAGCATACGCAATGGTTCTTACTTACCTTTTGAGGTTGAATACCACGCTTCACTACGAGCCTGTAGGCAACCTTACTATTCCCAATATAATCACCACTAGGTGTATAGGCTGCTATCATTTTCGTAGGTTCCTCACCTAAAGCGATACTCCACAATTCTGACCGCAATTCATAACCGCATTTAAATCTTTTAATCAAAACACTTTCTAAGATCTTCATACTACTGGCCCTTTCACAAAAATTGAGTTCTTCGGATACCCAGCCTGCATACGCTTTCTGTAGGTATCACTATCCGTTCTTCCTTTTGCATCATTGATTTTACACAATGCATCTGGAGAATCAAACCCACACCACTGATGCTCTACAAGCACTCTGTCAACGTACCTATAACTATCCATTTTCCTTACCACTGCGGTAAATTCATTATCACAATAAATACTTTTGTAATCAGGATGATAAGCATACCCTATAGTTTTATACAGGTTGACGCCCATTATCGAATATGTGATAGTATTATTTTTTCCATACAAAGCATCATTATAATGCAAAGCGCCATCATAAGCAGGAAAGTACTTCTCCATATCCTTAGCAATGATATCATCAAACCCCTCAACAACAGGCACCATATCATCACTTACAATAATCAAAACATCCCAACCATCTTCAGGGATATCATCATTTATTGCATCAATTTTATTTTCATGGTCACTTGAAAATAAAGTTAAATCTGGAAACATAGATAAACGTGATAGCATAGCATTATTGGTCATAGTTGCATCATCAGCATCAATTGTCATAACAAAGGAACAATCATGCCTCCCTGATATCATCTTATAATATGTTGCTAACGTTTTTAAACACCACTGAGGCCTTTGCCTTGTAGCATATTTAAACAAAATTCTCATTGGCTTGCTCCTGGATAATAATAATAAAGCGGACTTGTTACCATAACCTCTTTTTTCAATAATGGATAAATAACTTCTGAGTAAAGTCTATCCTCCCCATACCTTAAATCTTTAAACCCAGCTTGCAAAGCTATTCCCTTCTTTACTGGGTTTAGATGATTTGGCGTTCGATAGAAAACGCCCTTAGTTTCTCGCCAACGAGTGCATTGTAAAGAGTGTATAAAAGTAGCATCTTTCTGCCCTTTACGACAAAGAACACCCTCAAGCCCTACACAATCAGGCCTTGGTTTTATAGCTTCTAGTATATCCCTTACATAGAAATCAGATACTTTGTCATCGTCGTCAACATAACAAATATAGTCACCTGAAGCTTGCTTTAATAACTCTTGTCTTTTCCATCCTACTGATAAGCCTCCCCGATCAGAAAAGTATAATAATTCCACTTCTTTTTTATCTTTTATCTGACTTTGTATGTCAGCAGCTAATTTAGCAAACATCACATGACGGGCCTTCAATGTACAAACCAATATGCTAAGTTTCATTATTACATCTTTCCAAAAACATACTATGAGTTGGTTTGTACTCTCCAGATCCTATACTAATTGTTCCTTGCTTCACTTATTTACCTCAAAGACTAAAAACAGTAGCAATTATCATCTGCTCCGCTGTTGCCATACATAACATACTACAATGGGGCATAACTTTAATCAAAGATTTTAAATATTCATTTGGCTTACAAGCACCACGCATCGTAAAAGCTATATCAGCTGCACTACCTAATATAGGACCAAACTCAAACGTGCATGGCATGCATTGATTAGGTGAAGCAGTACCTATACCACAATTTACGCATGTATACCAATGACAATCACCAGGAGCTTCTTGCCAATCATGTTTATGTTCCTCCTTACCCAACAACTCATAGTAAACAGCCCTTACGCGCTCCTCCTCAACTAATGCTTCTGACGATAAGCTTAATAGGTATTCCATATCTTAATCCTTAAAATAAAATAAAATAAACAGACAGGAGCTGTTAGCGTGTAGTAGGAAGTGAGAACTCCTGTCTGTTGCGGAGGAGGTGATGAAAAGAAATTCAGAATATTCATATTATTTAATCTTTATATTTAGTATCAGAATCAACTTGATTATCATTTGTTATTTCAACCGTAGCTCCATCTTTCGGTTTTAATCTCAATTCTATTTCGTCATACTCAACAAAAGCAAATAGCTCCCTATGATTGGTTGAAACAAGCCAGCCATCTTCCATAGTGTACGTAATATCTTTGCCCTTCTTCTCAAGAACAGCCCCATTTTTAAGAGAAGATACATAAGCCTTTCTGCCCACCTGAGAAACGCTTTCTAGCTCACCACCTATGAACCTATCAAAAACATCTGGCATACACTCTTTTAAATGTAGCTTAAACAGGGGGTATGGACTTATCTTGGTAATCCCTTATCTCTCCATTAAAAAACAAAGTTTGTGGATGAAAACACAGAATTGAATCTATGCATTTCTGTGTTTTAAACTCAGTAGCCAAAACAAGCTGACCCTTGAAATTGATTTCTTTATTCATATCCATATGAGCATAAGGTAAATACACATACTCACCTATCATAGCTACTTTGGTAGTAGGAATATCTAAAAAAGGTACTCCTTCGTTCTCTTTCTTTTTCTTATTTATCCAACCAGAGTAACCCCTTGCCTTCTTAGTAAAGCCAACAGTGGTAGAATGTCTTCCATATTGGCAACCACCACCACCAAAGACTTTCTTCAATATACACTCACCTCTAACGTAAACCTCACAATCATCTTTTCTAGAGCATGTAATTATCCGGCATTCTGCTTTATCATTTCTATTTATTTTGAATAAAGCATTGTGTGGGGTGAAAACGTAGAAATGAATCTTTTCCATCGTGCCTAAAGATTTCTTTAATTTGTTTCTATGCATTTATTCAGTCCTTACCTAATCTCAATACGACATTTACTTCTATTATGTATTATACGGCAGAAACAAAATTCATGGTTTGCAGCTTTAACAACTTTATTGCCTACCGTAGTAACATCCACTTCCTCCTTATTTGTACCATATGTAATAGTGACAGGCAATTGAAGCGATTCAGATCGTTTAACAAAGCACCATCCTGTTTTGCCATAGCATTTCTCATTTAACTTAGCTTGAAAAAGAGCTGCTGATAGGCTACGAGGTTGCAAAAAAGCAAGTATGTTATTTTTACGCAAAACATTAAGAATTTTTTTAACCCTACCAATAATTGTATCTTCCATTATTCTCTCTTTTTAAAGCAATACAATATTATAGACTTTTAAAAATCTTTTTAATCCAGCTTCTGGTTTATTATCAACGCATATTTCTGAAAAAAGATGACCTTTATGAATACTACATAAATACATTTCATTCTTCCCATTCACAGCGTATCGCTCAACTTTTTCATTACTACATATTCTGCATTTTTTTTTGAACCTACCATTCTTCCACCTACTGGCTTAACAAACTGGTCATTGTAATTATAAAAGACAATATTGTTACTAAAGCTATTATACTGACTAACTGTTTTCTCTGAGTATTGGAATCTCCTACTACCCTATCTATTATACCACCCACAGTCTCTTGAAACTCAAGCATGTTATCTACCCCTGCTTGAATGCCTTCTTCTGTTTGCCCTGTTTCTAAATCTGTTGGAAGATTAACGTATAAATCCTCTTGCTGTGCCCAGAACCAAATAGCAGATGTAGCCACATTAAAAGAGCATTGTGGGCATAGATCAGTTTGAGAACCAATCTCAATATCAAAATGGGCAGGCCCTATATTTCCAGAATAACCATTTGCTATTGCATTTCTGTTAGCATTAGGGCCAAAAGAAGAATAAAGATCTCTATCTATCTTAAACTCTTCACCGCATATTGAACATTTGATTGTAATAAAATCATCCATAAAAATCTACCGGAGGAGCTGTCTTTCTTTTTGCAACATTAAAAGTAGTAACGTCAAAATAAGTTATCTTTCACAGTATCTTGTATTCTTTACCACAAGAATACATAGCACGCTCCTCCGGTAACATTACCAATGTTTAATTTCATACCCTTTTGTTGCCAGCCTAGCACTTAATCTTCTAGGAGACCAATCGAATCGCTTGTTAAACACACCACACCAGAATAAGAAAATCTGTACAAACACAGAACATATCATTTTACCAGGACTACCAAAACGAACAGGAAAGAAGAAACTGGCTATCATTAACCTATCATAACCCTGATTATATTTCACCAGCATCCTAGCCATCCATAGAGCATCACGTAAAAGATTATCATCAACCTCTATTTCCATATAATCCCAACGTTCTGGGTATTTTATTACATCTAAAGTACTACGGGAAACCAAACCCTTAGCTTCACCTCTCATAGTGCTTGTAAAACACAAACCTTTATCAAAATTGCACTCTTCATCTGGAAGACAAATTTCTGTATGAGCATAAGGGCCTGTACCCCAATTAAATAATCCAGTCCACCACGCTATGGCATCATCTTTAATATGACCATCTCTTTCAGCTCTATAATAAATTACCCTTATGATTTTCATTTATACGTCCTCCAACTCTATATACTGATTTCCACGTCTCCATGCCACTCAGCTTCAAGTCTAGCCTTCTCACCTTTACTCATCAAAGCAAAATAACGACCACAACGAGCGACGATCGCCAGTATCCAACCAAGCTTGGCCTCTTGTAATATATCACCAGGACTCAAGGTAACCATAGTATTAGCATCCCCGCCCATATTAGATAGCTTGCCACCATTAGCTATGAACATAGTAGGCTTCCGGCCAACTGCACCAATAACGCAATGGGGGTAGCCCATAGTGTACCCACCTGGAGTCTCGGTTCGAGCCTCAAACTTCACAATCTCAAAACACTTACGGCCATTTCGAACAACTCTTTTAGCTTGAATTTTCATTTTTGCAACCGTTTAAGTATTTCTTCTATTCGCGTCAATCTAATCTCCATTTCAAAGAAACGCCTGCGTTCTCTTCTGTCATGCTCTTCTATGAAATTTTTGACATCCTTATGTTCGGATAAGCTTATCAATTGCTCCCTAATTGGCGGCCACTCCATTACTTCCAGACCTCAACCTTAGTTTGCATCAAGCCACACAGCTTGCAAGTACGGGTAGGACCAGAATAAGAACTACATCCATCATTTATACCGGTTGGAGTGCTACACAGAGTATCAATGCTATAAAACCACTGGGGGTAATAATCAACTACAGGCGTCTCCTCCCAGATATGGCCGCGAACAGCACAAACCCGCCCTGAACTACACAACAGCTTAATTGATTCGTCTGTAATGCAATTTGGATCTATAACGATAATCATGTCATTAGCGTCTATCATCACAACACAGGGCGTAGCAATAACTCCATCGCAAACAAAAAATTGACCGGGAGAACCAAATAACAATCCACCAAAACACAACATTATCAATAATATGTATCGCATAATCTTTCTTCTTTCAAAAGGTCTCACTGGACGTTCATATCCAGCGAGACCCTCATCATAAAAAATATTAGAACTGCCACGGAGATACGCGAAGCATTATATAGTCATCTTCAGGAAGATCATCAGACTTGAGATATGATGCGCCTATTGACAAGCTATTCCATACCTTAACCATTATGCCTGCTTCATATGTCACTTCACCATCATGAACTCCAACCTTACCATTCCGAAATAACCACGATGCCGCTATAAATGGATCTATGATACAGTCCTTTGGCGTAAAGTGGCACTTAAGATTTGGCCCAATAAGGTACCCTCCGGTGTCAATATCCATATAGCTGAGACTATTACCACCACCAAAATAATCCACCGCAGCTACGGTCCCAACTTCAGCAAAACCAAGTCGCTTACCGACCTCCACTCCAGAGAAGCTGTCCCCGAACACAAACGATACATCTGCCAACACTGGCATACACATCATCAATACTGCAACCACAATAAGTAGTTTCTTCATCTTCATTTCCTTTCAAAATAAACAATTTATTTTATACTAATTGATTATACAGAATTCATAAAAAACAAAGTTTTACACAGCAGTTACTTTGCCACTGGCAATATCTTCAAGATTCAAACCAAAGGTTTTGATATCATTCCTATTGATAACTTTAGGATCTTGGCTATGGTTGTTGCTATTGTTTGAACTTCCTTCACTGCCGCCACCAGTTCCTTTTTCAAACAGATGAGGAGCAGACTTAAGAAGATTCTTTGCCCATTCATCAGGTGTCAAAGCTTCTCCATCAAGACCATAAGCAGCCTTGCCATCAACATGAGCTGTAATCCTACCATCGTCTCCAAGCTTCCAGGTAGCGTTTGCCCGACTTAGAGCATCTGTGGTAGCTGCGGCTCGCAAACGTCCCACTGTGGATAATGCTTTTGTTGCTATGGCTTCAACACGCAAAGACCCTAGTTGACCCTGATACTTCTCTTTTTGTCCAATTGCGTCTTTGACGGCGGACTGAAGAGCTGTAATTTGAGTATCGTAATCAGCTTGCATAGCCTTGGTGCGGATACTCAGAACATCTTCCAATTTACCATCCTTCAGCAGTTGCTTTTCTTCATATTGATTCAATACGTCCAAAGCCTTAATAGCTTCTTCATACTTGGCAGGGTCCATATCTTTGAACTTAGCAAGATTTTCTTCCATAGCTACTTTGTCATTAAAGAGTACCCTGTTATTATTTCGGAACTCATCTAATTGAGCTTTATAATCCTTGTCATCCGTTTTCAGGATAAATCCGTTATCACCATCAGCCTCATACAAATCATGATACTTTTCATCTACCTCTTCGAGAGATTTTACTAATCTTTTTAACATCTTTTGTAACTCCTAAATCTAAACTGCTTCTCGGAAGCAAGGTACAGCCCTTGGCTTCTTCTTTTGTTTATTTCTTGTTCCTTGACAATTAAAAATAGCTACAAGGACACTATCTTGTCCTTGTAGCTACCAAAAATTATAGTAATCTTTATTTTTACTTCTTATCCATGCTCTTTCCAGAAGTCTTCAATACTCACGTCCTCCGCTTCCACATCTCTAATATCAATCTCACCCTCTACTGGTTTACCCTTTTCAACTACAGTTGTGTGGAATAAAGAAGAATTTGTCATACGATCCTTATAGTCAGCTAAAAACTTCTTTTTGTCTTTGTCGTTGTCTTTATTCATTATAAAGCCCCTATAAATTATCAGCTATATTTCTTATATCAACATTAAATTCTTCATGGTAAGCCGCTTGGATGATTAGTTGGGCTACGCTGTAGTGAACATAATCATGATCATCACTTTTACTCAACTGATCAAGTTCCCTTAAATACTCTCCTTTAATAGCACTCAAACATTTATACCCAAAAGTAAGGATTTGTTTTATTGTAAACGTAGGTTTAGGTATTTGCTTAAGAAGCGTTACCTTTTGCCATCCTTGCTTTACTCCTTTTAAATCTGAAGTAGTACCAGAAGCATCACAAGACCATAGTTGCGTCCCTTTCCTGTTAGCACGAATAGGATTTAAGAGTACAGATACTTGCGGGGTACTATGACAGTAGAACCAACCAGGACCTCCCAAAGCTCCTTTTCCACCAGAATTGTAAGTCTTGCCAGTTTCCCATAGAAAACCTTGATAAGAAGTCATGTCAGGTTCCAATAATTTGTATCTGGTATTCATATTAAATAACTTCTCCTGTCATATCAACGTCAAGATTATACTTAGCAGCTCGATACTGAGCTTTTTGCATCAGCACATGGAATTGGCCAGAATCATACTTATTCATACCGGATCTATAATGCTCAGCAAACCATCCCAACTTTTCACAGGGACTGTTTGACCCAGGAAAATACTTTCTTTTACCTGTTACTGAATCAGTACAAACAATCTGCACTCCTTGACGATGCATGAAACTATTACCAATTGATCTTCCTGTGTATGCTTCTGCTGTATAAACTCTCATCTTCTTGTCCTTTCAAAAACGTTATTAACTTCTTTCTTTACTACCCTATTATATAGTATATCGGCATAATAGTCAACTGAAATAACATAAAAATTATATATATTACATAATTTTTGTAAGCCTAATTGAAAATGTAGATAACTACTTCGCATTACTCTACAGCCTCTAAATCAATAACGTGTACTGTATGACCCTTTATTTTCTTTTTAGTTACATTAGAAACGAGCAATCTTTGCTTAGAATTTAAAACAATTTCTTTTTCTGAAGCAAATACGGCCAAATCACTGATCTCAGCAGCATGAGATAATTTTCCTTTTACGCTAAAAAGTACTGAATCAACACCACTGCTATTAAGTTGCGCGTATTCATACAAAGCTGTGTCTCTATCAGAAGAAAAAGAAGAAAGCTGATCAAATTCTACCTTACTACCTTTCTTATATTTAGCCAAAACCTTATTGAAATTTCCTTGACTTGCTGCCCCTTTATCAAATGCCAATCCCCTATGTAATGTTTTATCTACAACAGGATAACTCTCAATAGCATCTTCCATAATACCGGCTCTTTTCAAAGCTAAGTTTTGATACTTTGTTAGTGTTTTGGAAGACCCTGCCATTTGTTGGGCATTTATGTAATCACGATAGCCACCACTACTGTAATTCTTAATAATAGTTTTTTGGCTATCATCTAAACTAGCAAGCCAGACTTTCTCACTCCTTGCTTTTACTTTTGGAACAAATACCTGTTTTTCCGTCTTCTTTTTCAACTCCGCTAAAGTAAATGGCTTCCCACTAGCATTCACTAATTGTTGAGTTGTTATTTTCCCTTCTCTCCATAACTTAGCTTTTCCTTTACCAAGTACCTTATCAGCAAATCCAGGATCTTTTACTTCTTTCCTTCTCAACCAATCACTATAAGTTAGATCCGCAGGGACAAGACCATCCATTGAAGCCCGCATTCCCTTTGGCGCTTCTTTAAACTTTGCCAATGCCTTGCTGCCTAATTCATCCCATGCTTTTACAACAGGTAGAAGTGCTGATCTGCAATTATGAACAACAAACCCTTTTGCAATATAGCTTTCATCTTCTTCTACTGCAAAATTATATAGCGTAGTTGGTATTACTATTTGTCTCTTACTTATTGATATAACTTCAGATTGAATTACTACTCTATCAGCATCAATAAACCAAGTAAGAGTATCACCAACCTCAATAAGCTTTGATGCCTTCCATTCATGATTAGTCATAACAGGGTGATCAACAGTAATAATTAGCTGTGTTATATCTCCATAATATAGCTCCACAGATATTTCCATTACTTCTGGCATCTGATTCGGTGTATTTAAAAGCTCTGTTACTTTTCTGAATCTATCCTTGTGTGTTAGAACAAAATCTCCAACTTCTATATCAACTATTCTTTTCCAACCTTGATCAGTATATATAGGTGTATCAGGATCAATAAAGCACCTCCAATGGTAAGGAGGAGCACCAGGGAAGCTGATATTGACTGCTGAATCAGGAAGAGGTTCACCAGTTTGTAAATTCCAAGCGCCACCACTTCTCGATATACAAATCTCAGTAGTATTTCCATCAAGCGTAACTATCAACTCCATACCTTTAATTACATCATCATTTTCTTTAAAAGTTTGTAACCTAGCCTCATTTGCTACTGTTTGGACTGAAGTTCGCACTAAAGCCTCAGCATTTCTGAAGGATGTCTGCATAACACCCCCAGATCGCTTACCTATACGTCGCGTCTTGCCGTTTTTCAGCTTAACGGTCTCATAGGTCCCTGTGAACCGTCCAGCGATTCTACGGGCTATGTCGTCGGTTGTTTCGCCAGCCAACATACCCATACGAACTTCTCTAAGATAATTATTCTTAGTCTTCACTGTCTGGCTGCTCCACCACTTCTTATTTACCTCACCTTGAATAAGAGTGTTATTCGCTATCCTCACAGCTTGAGCAGGAGAAATGGTTGTGGTCATTGCCTCTACACCCAAAGCGTCATTCATGATTAACTTAGATTCTTCTGACTCGTTTAGAGTTACCCCTACCAATACATCAGAATGATTTTCATACATTTTATTATAAGCAGTATCGACAGTTAAGTCAGCTTGTTTCTTTAGTATTGCTAGCTTCCTTTTTCGATAGGTCATCTGAGCTATTTCTGAGTCATGTATTTGATCAGAAAGATCTTTACTCAAATCTGAGAAAACAACCTTCAACGCATCCGCTTCCTTATTCGTGAAGGCGTTTAAATTTAATCCGTGACTTATAAAACCATCTTGTATTTCTTCAACTGGCATTTGTATTTACCTAAACATCTTTTGAATTATAACTTCCATTTCTTTTAGTATTGGACCTGCTTCATATTGTTGCCATTCTGGTATCATTTCACAAACTTCTGTAAGTTTGGTAATTAGTTCAGTTAGCAGAACAAGATTAGGGCCTGCCTTTATTTCAACAAGGCACTCACCACGATGTATGTTTCTTGGCATCTATATTTACCGCTTAATCTCTTTTTCAATTGCAATCTCCGTACTATGTATCATATAGACATTATCTCTTATCTGCCTTCTCGCTCTGCGTAGCATGCATTCTACAGCTTCTAATTCTTTCCCCTGCAAATTAGATCCTTCAATAGTCACTTCTGCAACGGAACCAACAACCTGTAACTTAATTCTATAAGCTGGTTCTGCTTTCCCTGGTTCTGGCTTTACTGCTTTAACTGCTGATGGAAGTAGTATTGCTGGTAATATATTTCTGAAAAACTTTCTTCTGTTCATAGTTTTAAACCTTAGTTATCTTATATTGACCAAAAACGATACTCTTCTTTTGCTTTTACTATCTCAGCACTTATATATTTCTTACTATATACATCAAAAAATCTATTCAAATCCGTAGTACGATTCTTTTTAGAAAGTTCGACCTCTTCATGATTTTGAGAAGTTTCAATTTGCTCTGTACCATCCTGGTACTCCAAACAGATAACTTTAAACAAATGAGACTTCCAATCATTGTTAGGCTGAATATAGAAATACTCCCCAACTTCTAAATTATTAGCCTCTACCTCAACTTCAAAATTTATAAAGTGCTGACAATTATTCCTTATCCTTTTACAGTGGATTTTTATCTTATCATTAATAAATTCTTTTTCAGCCCCCAATACTTCACCAGAAACTACTACTGTACCTAAACCAGCAAGCCCAAGCATAAACTTTCTTCTTGTAGTTTTCATATCTCTATATCCTCAACAATAACAGGGCACCTTGTTTGAAAATCTTTAAAACACTCAATTGCAATTTCCCTCATTTGTGGATGAGCTGTTTTAGCTGTCCTCAGTTTAAAGAAATGCCTCCACTCACGAAAATTACCTGTCACTACTATTTCAGTTTTTAAGCCATTTGGTAATACTGATCTTGCTTGCTGAGGAGTCCATGCAAGATCTAATAGCTTAATATATGACTCTTCGGCGTGGGCCATACTTACAAACCAATATTGATCAGGATCTTTACCAAAATAAGTCAAATTATCTTTACCATACTCACCTAAATTACAAGCAATCCAAAAAGGGCGTATAAATGTTACACCACCAGAATAATTGCAATAACGCGTACTTTCCTGAGCGAAAGAAAATAATCTATGACGAACAATCTCATGAGTAACACCACGATCTGTTATAAATCGATAGGAAGCGTAGGCATGCTCGATCATAGCTTCATGTCCACGCTTAATCAACTTTCTTACAAATTCAATGGAGGACCCTTCTGTTATCATACCCTCGCTTTTATAACAAGTTCTTCCCGCCTTTTCAATAGTACGCAGAACGTCCTTTGTCATATCTAGAAATTCACAAGATTGCTTGATTATTTCCATAGTCTTCAGCCTCTTTTAAAAATTCCCGTCAGCCACTTGTACGCAGGTATGCCCCATACTACGCCATTTCTGTACCATGCTATTTCTATCTTCGAAAATTATAGGGTCTATAATTCCAAGACCCTTGATAAGCTCTGGTTTCACTTCTGTATCGGGTCTAAAATCACCATCAGGTCGCATCAAGAGCATATCATAGCCTATTTTATGAAACCACAACCACTCGTTAGTCATATCCCTAGTATTTTCTCGCCTTCCAGTAAGTAAAATAAATTTAGTCTTATATATTTCTCTAACACAATAAAGATTCTTATACAAAGCCACGATAGGCTTATTAGATTCATCCTGATAACAGGCTTCGTAGAAAGCATCCCAATCCTTTGGTGATTGTTGAAGATACTTAGCTCGTTCACCAACCAAGGACAATGTTCCATCAATATCAAATATTATTGCTTTCATAGTTTTCAGCCCTTTTACTTTGCTATGATATAAGTTTTTACCAACTCCATAGCTTGCTGCTCTGTGAACTTTTCTTTTATACACCCATTAAATAAGCCACGCCATATACGAGGTAGAAACTCTGATCCCTCTGCTATCTCTTGTTCTAATTTAGCCTGTTTCTTTACATCTAACATAATAAAGCCCTTAATAGTTAACTATACATTTTCTTCTTCAGTTCCTTCCAACATCTCTTTATATTCTTTGAGAATAATGCAAGTTTTCATATCACATAAAAACCCATCTACATCAGCACATCCCATATCTTTATACACTTTGCAGTAATAAACAGGATCATTTCTGCCTATAAATAAATCTAAAAACCATTTTGTTAATCTCATAATTCGTCTTCTTCAATTCCACCAATACCAAGGTTATTTGGATTGCTTTCAATAAGGCTCATTTCATCTTCCGCAGTTATATCAGGTGGTATTACCTCACCCTTCTTCAAATTATAAAACCAAGTATTCCAACTTATAGAATTAGTTTGTAAAGCCAACATCAATTGCTGTACCATAGTAGGATCAATATGGACCACATTGAAATCTTTATTAATGGAAACCACAGCTTCTTTAGCCTCTGACTTCCAAAGCAGCATCCAATTAAGTATCGTATTCATACCACCTTGCACTGAAAGAGCGATAGATAGTAAAACACTTCCTTCACCTTGATGCCTTAATTTTACTGTTTCAGCTGCCTCACTATCTAACGTTTGCTGCTCAAGTAGACGAGCCCCCAAAACAGACATTAATTTTTCTTTCTCAGTTAGCGCCCTTTCAAGGCTCCCTAATCCCTCACCAGAAAACTCAAGATAGCCCGCTTTTGCTTGAGCGTTATCAGATATCCAAGCAGTAGAACCACCTATTTGCAACTTACCATTTTTTGGTGCTTCAAAGCCCGCTGTCCAAGGAGTTGGCAAAGCAGTAAAATGCCTCCCATGCTCAAGATCAGCAGAAGTCTTATAATGGCTCATATTAATATTGGTAAGATCAAGCACAGGACTTTTATCAAGCTCCGTAGACGCTGGATCAGCTACCACTATTTCAAAGGGAATGAAATCTATAGGTCTATTACCGGCCATAGTGGGATACGTTATCGAAGCTACTTCCCAAGTCGCTACTTTATCTTCACCCGTAGATTCTCGCCAAACTTCCTGGACATAAACTAATCCTGTCTCACCAATAGCAGAAGGTATTTCCACTGCATCCTCATCTTTAGAAGTTCCTGGACGCATAAGTTTTAATACTCGATATTGTGTTTTCTTTTCTACTTTAAAGTAATCATCCTCATCATATTGCTCGTACTCCTCCCTCAAAGTTACCATTATTAGTTTTTTGCGCCCATCAATATCAGCATAACGCCAATTAGTAATATCCTCTGTTTTGTATGTGGCTACATAAGGCTCTTGTGACCCCTCACGAGCATCAACTAGAAAACCAACCCTACCTACTCCTAGGTTTTCTTCAGTTCCTTTATATGCAATGCTATTAAAAGACTCGCCATTCACCCCAGCCTTTTTCAAAATCTCATCATCTTCTTTTATGCCTTCATACGTTAGCGGCTTACGCATCACCGTACCAGCAAGCCCCTTAACCGTTCTATAGGTAGCCGTGAAGAACATGGCACGCTCTTTATAAGCATTATACTCAGTCGTATCCATGCCACCCATTTTTGGTAGAATAAAGGTACCTGCACCCTTTACAGCGTCTTCACCTTCAATAGCTAGTCTGCACTTCCGCCATAATGGGTAGAATAAATCATAGTCTGGATGGGTATCAGTAACTGGCATATAAAAACTCCTTGAATCTAAAACTGGTATTTTTCTATTTTATTATAGTGAAATTATGTTAAGTATAAAGGTTTTTATTTATTTTAGCCAACCTTATGATGTTACTTATCTTATGCACTATAAATTCCCTTGAACCACCATTGATACACGCAAAGAATCTTTGCCACCTACCTCATGAGCAAAATGTATATAATACTTTTATTCTGCACCATTATAGTCTTTCAAAACATAGGGGCCAGTAGTCCCCCCTACCAACAGGCCAACATCCTCAACAGGTCTGTTCTTTGGATACTCTTTCAATTCTCCTACTACTGGTACTGGCTATGCTTTTACTACTACAGGAACTAAAACTCCACCAAGCACACTTTTTAAAAAATTTCTACGTTTCATCTTATTCTAACTCCTTCTAATTAAAATCCTGTAAGACGTGCTGTTCTGGCCATATCGCCATCAACTGGGAACAAATAAGTCACAGGATATCGGAACGCATCAAGTAGATGGCTCATCTTTTCCTGCTTATTCATCAACTCATAACTATACTGAAGTAGGAAACCTTTCAACTTCTTACAGCCTGTTTTACTTATTGATAAACTGAATTCACCATTCTTAGGTTTAAACTTACCATTCACAGCATTGTAAGAATCTCTACGTTTTGGATTTGTGGATTTAGCTTGAATATCAAACCCGGCTTTACGAATGTAATAGAAATCTGTCTTACCGCCAGGAGCAGCAGTTTTTCTTGCATCCCCAGTAGCATCAGGATATATAGTTGTAAGACGATCTCCCCATTCTTCCCTAAGTACCTCACAAGCAAATTCTGTGTCCGCATTAGGTAATTGGTACTCTTTTACGAAATGCATATGATTACCAGCACGCCAAAAAACAATCATAGCCATAGGATTAACATTGAAGTCCATACCACAACCCAATTGTATCCCCTCTGGTATCTCTAATTCTTGGCAATGCTCAAACCGATTGAAAGCATAGAACACCATACCTTCAGACATGTTTACAAAGCCACCATCAATATAGGCCTCAGCAGCTTTAGTTGTGTAAGCTTCTTCCAATCTCTCTACATAGCCTGGTAATAATACTTTATTTGCTCTTGTGCTAGCAGTAATATATCCAATATCATAGTTTTCTTTTTCATCACCTTCACAAATTTCATAACCGAAATTTAAACTTTCTGGAGTTCCAGTCAATAAAATTTCACTTAAAACAGCCTCAGGATGTCTAACACGGGCGATCATTTGCATAAACACTTCTCTGTCTTGGATAAACGGTTCATCAATCCACGCAGCAGCTAAGTTAGGCCCACGAAGACCAAGAGGGTTATCACCTGAATAAATAAGTATTCTAGCTTCCCGTCCTCTAAAACGAATTTTAAATTCATGAGCAGTTTTGTTAAACTTCCACCATAATTCACTTCTTCCAAAGATTGTTTGCTTACCTGCTAAAAGCTCGCAGATCGTCAATATAGTGGTTTCTCTAGCTACCTTATAAGTAGGACTGATAACAGCTACAGGGGCAGGGGCGTTGGTTAGAGCGGACGCTATGACCCTCTTAGAGCCAACATTAGTCTTGCCGCTTCCATAACCCCCAACAAGACCTTTAATGAAGTTAGGGAGCGTCCAGAAAGCTCTCTGGTGATGCCACATCCCTCCTCTAATTAGGGTTCTATCCTCAGACAGAACGGGATTCGTCTTAAGCCACAGAGCCTTACTTTCTACTTCTTTAGCTGGCTTGGTGACTGTTGTAGCTAATGCCTCAAAAGTTGTACTCACATGCTGTTCCTAAATAATTATAAAGAACTTTTCTAATCAGCAGGGGTGGAATCGAACCAAAGATTGGACCAACAAACTCTCTTTACCGACCTTCCACATGTTCGCTCGATATGGCCTGTACACAACCAACACGAACTAAATGGACGCTCTACCGCTGAGCTACCCGCTGTAGTTTTCATCTTGTATCACTCCAAATTTACTAAAATATCTTAATGGTCTCCATTTATGGCTATTCACGTAGAAGCCCCATTTATGATATGGTCGTCCTTGCAAAAGTAAAGTCCATGCTCCTTCTTTAGGTATTTGCAAATAATGCTTCGCTGTTGCTTTTGCGTACCAAGGTCTCCAAGCCCTAGCTTCAATCTTCCTGCAATTAGTAACATCTGGATTATTATCATCCAAAGGCACTACATTATGATACCTTCCTTTTAGTATAATTGAAATAAGATTGCAAGCATGATCATGAAAATACCTATTATCATCTGATCTGATCCAATGATGTATTCTAACAGTGTAATTGAAAAAAATAAAGGTCCATCTATAAAGGTATGGGCATTCTGCTTTGCCTAAAGCTTCTTTCCACCTTATTTGAAATGGTTTGAATTTTCTCATTTTACAATTTGATCTTTAACCTTACTACGCCATGAGGCCACCAACGCTTTTTCTTCAATGGTTCCTTTATTCTAAATTTTTGTAATTCTAGCGACCAATCACCAAGGTGTTCTTTCTTAAAATCGGTGTTAGGCTGTTTCTGCTTATTCACTCGCCAAATATTAAAATCTGATTCACTTCCTTTACTCATTTCAATCCTTTTGTACAATGTATTGTTTTGCCAGTACAGTAATAACCACAATGAGGACAAAACTCCTCATGCTCAGGTGTAATCTTAATCCATTTAAATATTCTTCTTAACCACTTCATGCTTTTATTGTTGTTTCCTTTAGCTCTACTTCCTCAATGACTTCAACATTGACGATTTCTGTGATTGTATCACCTCGCTGCGTACATTCACCAATGCGAGGAACCCTATTCACCTGCACTTCCATCTTCCTCAGCGGACCTATCTTCTGCCCATTAAGGTAATCCTGAAGCTCTATGTTATACCTAGCCATTTTATTTCTTATCTCCCTTCTTACTAAAGTATCATACCATTGTCATTTGCAAAATCAGCCAATGTATAATCTCCTTGATGCTCAGTTCGCTGACCAAAATTATCAGAAAACTCTGAATGGTGGCCTTCTTTTCCATACGTTGCTTGTTTCACTTTTGATGCATCAAACTCACCATAAGCCTCAATATAAGCAGCTTTAAGTTCTCTCCATTTCTTCGATGTCTCACAAAAACCAAAAGCCTGATTACTTTCAAAATGGAAGGCTTTCCATGGCACTGAGCCAACCTTTGTCACGTCTTTTACTTTTTTGTCTATGTATTTCATCTTATTTCCTTTCCTTTTGTAAAAATAGCTGATGGATGCCGCGTCGACTTACAACATTCTTGCTTTACAGCAATTGACTTGGCCATCATAGCCAAATACACCCACTTGGACTCGAACCAAGAACTGCTCCCTTATAAGGGGAGTCCTCTATCGATTGAGGTATGGGTGCGTAACTGATCTTGAAGCCTACACTGTATTTAAGCTAGCATTATTCTGACACCAAGGAATTCCAAGATCAATCAAGTTCACTATTATAGAAGTCCTCTGATTGGATTCCCACCAACAGTAATCCTGCAATTCCTGAGAAGGAGCTTTATCGGCTCTGCCAGCAATTTTACATTTAAGACCTGGTTATATCGGTTATTAGCCAAACCTCAGAGAACTTTGTTTTCAATTTATTCATTTGTAAAAGAATTTCTATCACTGACTACTTATACGGTTTAACTCAATTTTAAACTTTTTTCCAGCTATATAGTAACTTATTAATTATTTTATTGATTCTGTGTGCTGGTGTTTTAGCCTGTGATTGAAGCCTTTCACCGATTATCACCTTATTCCAGATGACCCTGAATTCTGATAATACTCTACCAGTCCAAGGAGAAGTCCAATTGTGCCAATGCCCTATTAGTTTATATATCATTATTCTTCAACCCCTTACAAATTCAATTTCATCCAGCTCTCTAACACCAGTATCGAAATCAGTAGAACTATGACATTTGAAAGTATATATCTTACCATGCTCAATATCCTCTAAATAATCACCAGCAGCTAGGGTCATGTCTTCTTGAAAATACTCCCATATCCAATAACATTTATCACAACCCTTACAGGATCTCTTTTTCAATAATCGCAATGACTTTGATACTTCTATACTATTATACTTAGATAAGTACGAATGAACTGAAGCCCGCCAGAATAAGCCCTTGCATGTATCCTTATCTATAATTGGTGTATCCATCATTCCATCCATGTTCATAATATCTTACCCAGCAAATTTAGACCAACAGCATTTTTTAAACTTCTTGCCACTTCCACAAAGACAAAGCTTATTCCTCATCCAGTTTCTTCTTCGGGCTTTAGACATATGCTTTACCTTTGGAACGTCTTTCTCGTCAATAGGGGCATAAGGCTTTACTACCTCCATTTGCAACTCAGATAGAGGCTTTCCTCTGCTTAACATAGCAGTCAAAGCTTCCCTTTTTCCCTCTGACAAATCTTCCAACCTTACTACTTCACCCGTATCACAATTCATTTCTTACCTCTTTCATAATCAAATATTGTTCCCTTTGAAATAGTTTCTTCTGATACTGAACAGCTTTTAAACGTCCCTTAATAGGGTTACGTTTATTGCGTATGTAAAACTCAATTGACTGCGATGTTTGGTAGCGGCTTTCGAAACCAACGAGTGCTAGGCACAATGCGCTCAACAACATTTACACACAGTGTACTATACACACCTCCATTCGGAAAAGGACTCCGGACATAATTATACATCGGAATATAGTACACACCAATAGATGTCGGCGAAAATGTAATACTCAATGCTCCGTTAGGATCAATAATGTCATAGCAACCTACTGGTCTTGAAAGTACTTGGTAGTATGTTATGTGGCCTTCAACTTGTTCTGTGCCGACAAGCTCCAATGGATCTCCCAACGCCATAGTATACGGGAGTATTTTACCTTGCACCATATTTACGTCAATCCAGGCAGGCATACTTTCCACAGGTTCTGTTTCTTGCGCATAAAAATCAACATAGCTTCACTAGTCAAAGTTGACCCGGTCCCCCCATTACTAATAGCAATTTCACAATCAGGGACAATAATAAAAGGATTAGACGCTACTGGCTGACCTGTTTGTTTCATCCATAAAGTCTTAAAGTCAGATCCTTGAATTGACATAACGATGTGCTCCTTGCCACAATGTATACATTTAAACGTATACGCTGAATTATACTTAACAAACTCCCACTGATGCCCATTCTCTATACAATCTACTCGTTTCATGTTTTGCGTAAGAATCCTATTACAAAATTCATAAGAATACCAAATAGAATCTGCAACACCAAAAATCAAACTAATAATCAAAAAGAATGTTATGACCACTATTAGCAGTGCCTTAAACCAATCAGACGTCTTTGAATCCTCAATATCTTCCTGAACACCAGCATCATATTCATCAAGTGATGCTTCTACTTCTTTTCTAACCAATGATTTTACTTCTTCTTTATTCTTCATTCCTCTACTCCCTCATTCTTTTCCCGCTGAATAGCATCATAAATCTCTCTACGGTGAACTGGAATGCTCTTGGGGGCATTGATACCCAAACGAACCTTGTCACCACGTACGTCGACGATCGTGATTTCCACATCGTCACCGATCATTATTGATTCATCTATTAATCTACTCAGGACCAACATATTTCGATTCCTTTCTTACTTAATCAGTTCCAAATCTTGATCTATTCTTTCCCAAATGTAATTATCACCATATAAATAAGAGCCCATAGGGGTAACCAACCAGGCTTCTTCTTTTTTAGGAAAATCAAAATAGATGGCTTTGCATTGTGCTATAGTGAGTAGTGTAGCAAAACTCTTGGCTTCACACTTCTTCTTATATTTCACCTTACCATAAAACTCTATGCAGCCAAAATGCTTTTCAATACCCAAACCCGCAGGCCAAATAAGTACATTATTATCATAGCTATCTGTATCTCTTGCAACAAATACAGCACCTGGAATATCACTAAACATTTGTTTCTTCAATTTCATCTTTCTCAATTCCTTCCATTTTCAAACATTTACTTAAAAGATCTGGTAAGACGCAATCACAATAAAAACAACACTCATATAATACTATACGTCTTTGCTCCTTTGTTAACTTTTTAAGAAAATCAGCACAAGGCTGCATAACAGCAGAAGTAGCAGCATTTGACGTTTGGTACCTTAACCTAGGCGAAGTCAACGTTTTAATCATTTCTTTCTGGTTTATCTGGATATCCTTCCAACCAAACCTCTGGCATAATATCATAAGGATCTGTATTTACCCCTGAGACAGCACACCATCCATGACCTTCATGATAATAAGCTTCATGAACACCAGGACCATAATCAGAACTTGGTTTAGGATCATACACAAGAATAACGTCTCCATTCTTTGGGGCTGTATCCATAGTTCGCCACTTAGCTAACCTGTAAGAATTCTCAGTATCCAATTCCCAAAGAAGAAATCTATTCTCATCCTTCAGTAGATCTCTTTCTTTTCTAAACCTGTGAGCCCAAAAAGCAACGAAACCAAGTAACAATCCTAATATACAATTTAGCACTAGATCCATCTTTCTGCCCTTTCAATAAAATATTAACTGTTTCCATCATACGCCGACTTCCAAGCTACATAGCATGCTCCACCTTCTCTAAAGTCTTTACAAACTATAGCAAGTATCTGATCTTTACCTGCTTCAGAGAATTCATCTGAAGTTATTTCTTCATCATCAATATCTTCCTTCTTTATAGCGTGTTTCTTTGTATATTCAAATCTTATATTATTCTTTGCAAATAAACCGATTAACTCTGTCACTGTCATATCAGGTTTAATAGCAATAACACTTCCACCAGCTTCTTGAATAGCTGATAACAAAGATACTATTGTTTCCGTTTCATTATTTTCCATAACTTAGCCCTTTGCTTTGCTTTTATGCTCTTCAGAATTTTTACGTATATCAGTTAAAGCTTGGTACTGTTCACAATTAAAACTACAAATTTTAGATGACATAGTACATTCTTTAGCATTCTTGCAAAATTTTATACGATACGTCAAAGGTGTATCCATGATCTTAGCCCTTTGCTTTAATTAAGTTTCTTTCTACTTCTACTTATACTATTCAATAACACTTTTCTTTCTTTTCTTAGATATTTTACATCTTTCACTTCTAGCAATGGATGAATATTTGGAATAGTAAATACAGTTATTCCTTCCAAACCTCCTTTCACATATATCTCTCTTGCTATTTCCTCATGATCTCTATTGAAATAAGACTTAGTTTCTGGGGTAACAACCGCAGTATATTTAGCCTTATGTTTCATTGTTTTAATGACTTCTTTAACTTTGTTTCTTTCTGTATAAGCTATTGTGGTTTTCATTGTTCTTCTCCTATATTTGGTTATACAGATTTGATGCGATTTGTAACTTTTATATGATATATAAAGTATTTGTAAAAGTGAAAATTATAACTTACATACTAAGAAATAATATGGAATAATGGTATAGAAATGGGATGAAATTACTAAATTAATACTTTACTGTTTCTTCTTCTGTTCATTGATAACTAAAAATAACTCTTATTAACTAGAATAAAGGCTTGTGTCTCCATTTCACTAGTTTCTGTTCTTTCTTATAATACGATTCTTTCGTTTCCAACATATCATGGTATTTTTCTTTTGCTTTTAAATATACAATACGAGCTTCTTTGGCTGTGTTATAAAGTCCTAGGTATTTTTGTTTACCATTAATGTGTATCTGAGCCTTGAACTTCCCATTGGCCTTGTTAAAAGAATACCCTTTTGTATTCAGTCTATTAAACTGATTCTGCTGATTTGTTACAGTACTAAGCTGACTCTTACGGTTATCTAGAGTGTTATGGTGAATATGATCACCTTGTCTTTTGTCTCCAAACTCAAGACCTAGAATTTGCCTATGCATTAGAACCAGGCGCTGCCCACCTCCAGGTTTAGCTTCTTTTCTTACAGCATAAAATGATTGAGTATTTGGATACCAAAGAGCATACCATTTCCACTGATTCAACCACTCGTAATCTTCATCATCTACTAATGTAACTTTTCCTTGTGTTAGTTTAGTCTTTTTCATAGTCGGATTCCTTAAAAAAGCCATGCACAGGTAGAATCCGACCAAAGTTTGTTCCCCATGCATAGCTTAGTGTTTTGTTTTTGGTCGAATTCATAAACTCATAATATAAATTATCAAAGAGCGTATCAAGAAAAAGCTGAATAAATGGCCTATAAGAAGCGTTCATCAGGATCATAACTATCATCTGAACCACCTGGCTGCTCTTGCCTACCATAGGTTTTTCGGTCTCTTCTTTCAAGTATCGCAAGCTCTCTATACCAATTTCTATTCACTGGATCATGAAGTCTGTCTACTCGATCTAATTGGTATGTAGCAAAAGCTTTTTGATACCTTAAAACAAACTGAGCTTTTAGCTCTTCTGTCTGCCCTGCCCTAATTAGCTTACTACCTGACCTTAGCCATAGATAATAATGCTCTGTGCTGATAGTAAGGTAATCGCAGGCAGCTGAAGGTGATAAACCCCTTACTATCAAATCACAAAATGAATTGATTAGTTGCAGAGTTGGTAGGTTTCCTTCTGCCCTTGGCGGTAACGCAAATAACTTTTTTCTTACCATACCTCTTATTATATGATATATATAATAATGTATACAAGTATTTTATTTTATTTTCTTAATATACCCCAACTCAGGATCAAGGAAAGCTAACCTGACTTTGGCCTGCCACCGCATTTGCTTCTTGGGTGTTCGCAACCCTGGCAAGGATCTTTCCCTTGATCGACGAGAGTCGCAACTATCATGCGACCCAATAAACAGCCCTTTGGCACACAGCCTTGACCTTTGGCCATATTCAGGTTTATATAGTCATCATCCGGAACTTCTTGATCAAAATAATGTGGTTTCATTTTATTCTCCTACCCTATCTTTAAAATAGCATATCCAATTTCTTCCACAGCTATCTCTTCCTTACTTCTTTTATCAAAAGACACTGAATAAGCTATAGAGAAATCCATTAATGTTTTTACTTGTGGTTTTGTCAATTTCATATCCCAACTGAATTCCAACTGATCATCACGATATGCGACATGTACAGGTCGTCTACCGGCAGCATCTCTTGTTGCTATGTGATCCTGAAAAGAACAAGGCCTTATCTTACCCTTAACAGTTATCCAGGCATATAGAATTTTCTTATAATCCCATTTCCATTTATAAGATTCACTTCCTTTTTTAAACCAAGCTTGATTATCAAGATAATGCCTCATTTCCTTAGTTACTTCCTTTACACCACATCCTTTAGGGCAGCAATACAATTCACACCCATCATTTTGTTTAAGTATATGATACTGTGAATTAAAATGTCCTTCTTCTGGTACAGGTTCTAATAAAGTTCCACAAGCCCTACACCTATTCCTATTTCCAGGTGGTAACCAGGAGCCCTCCACTTCATAATCTATTATCATTTTCATAATCTTTAGTCCTTATTTTCCTACATCATTTGCATTTGCTATTATAAAAGCATCTATTGCTTCTGCATTTGCTACCATAAAAGCATCTATTGCCTCTCTGACAGTTTTGAAACCCTCACTTTTAGTGGCTTCGCATAAATACCATCCTTTCCCTTCAACAGACCATCTACAAATAATATTCACTGGTTCTGTGGCTACAGCATCAAGGAAATCTAACCTGGTCTTATCTTTTATGAGAGGTATAATACTTGCATCAATTAAGCCGATCCTTTCCCTTTCTTGCTGTTGCTCTTTCATTTCCTTACTTGTTAGCATTTTTATCCCTTCCCTTTATCTAAATAAAATTTATTATATGCCTTTTCATTTATAATTCACCTTGTGGATCTGAAAATAAATCCCTTCACTAATATCCCAGACCGAGACCCAGACCGAGACCAAGACCCAGACCCAGACCCAGACCGAGACCAAGACCGAGACCAAGACCGAGACCAAGACCCAGACCGAGACCCAGACCCAGACCCAGACCCAGACCCAGACCCAGACCGAGACCAAGACCCAGACCCAGACCCAGACCGAGACCAAGACCGAGACCAAGACCAAGACCCTGCATATTTCTGATTCCTACCTCTCATAATATAAACCCCTTCACTAGTATCCCAGACCGAGACCCAGACCCAGACCAAGACCAAGACCCAGACCCAGACCCAGACCCAGACCCAGACCCAGACCCAGACCCAGACCGAGACCCAGACCGAGACCAAGACCCTGCATATTTCTGATTCCTACCTCTCATAATATCAATCTTTCAATATTGTAAACATTTCAATACATCTCAACATAACGTAGACAGGCTTAGGGAGTAATTGAGCATCTTTCCAATCTGGCTCATTAAACTTACCAGTTTCATAAACTATAGCAGCAGACTCCAATTTACAAAACTCATCATTTACACCAATCAGTATTCCTGTATAAATATAATTCAAACTAAAGATTGTGATCCTCTCTCCCATGAGACCGACCAATCCTTCATTTCCAACTTCTTCAATCTTAATTAACTTCTTCATCTTACTTACCCTTTCAAATAAATGATATTTTAAATTCCACTAACTTCCACAGCTGAAGTTATTCTTCTTAACTATTAAATATCGTCCACGTATACGGAATGTGTAATAATATAAGAAAGATACCTAATATACTAGGAATCATACTCTTTTTATGTCCTAACATTAACAAGCATCCATTTGCTGGCATAATGACAAATACAACAAACATCGGATACCACACGCAAGTTACCAAATATTCACACATTTCAATTCTCCTTCTGATAATTAAAAAACCAATTTATTTTTTTTACCCTTCTAAATTCCACTAACTTCCAAAGCTTGTGTTATTTTTCTTGCTAACTGCTTTTGCCAAGCCGAACTTTTCATTCTCATAGCATCATCTGTGTTTGACAAAAAACCCATTTCAATTAGAACAGCAGGACATTTTGTTTTGTAAAGTACTCTATAATTATACTGCTTGACTCCTCTATTAGTCTTAACTGGCATTGCATGACTAAGAAGCATAGCTGTTGTTGCTGATTTATCACTTGCTACTTTTGACGTAAAAATAGTACAGCCTGAAGGTTCAGGTTCAGTAAAAGAATCTCCATGAATGCTAATGAAGAGGTTTGGGTTTTCTTTATTTGCCATAACTACTCTACTATCAAGTGATACAAATATATCAGTATCACGAGTCATTATGACCTTCCATCCAGCTGATTTAAGCTCGCTAGCTAGCCTGTTAGCCACTTTAAGCGTTAGGTCCTTCTCATAGTACCCAAGACAACTTATCGCCCCAGGATCAGACCCTCCGTGCCCAGGATCAAGCATTATAGTTCCCTTTACCTTTACCTTTATAGTAGGTATTAAAGATAATGCTTCTGCCGCTAATCTTACATTTTGACCCTGACAAGTGCCCACAGCACCAAATACTATGCAAGCTACTCCAAGTACAAATAACATACCTTGAAACATCTTCGCTGTATTCAGCATTACATTTCTTTTGTTATACATCTTCTTATCCTTTCAAGCATTTTTTACAGGTGCACCTTGCATCTGAAGTATTTGTTAAGTAGCTCCAATTTTCATTAACCCCTTGCCCACAATTTGTTGTATTTCCATCTTCGCTATAGTGGGTTGGACCATACAACACATCTTTTTTATCAATTTTTTGCACCGTATATAATGGCAGTTGGTTTTCCATCGTTCTTATCCTTTTCAAGTTTACGGGTCTTAGTTATAGATCATCTGGACTAAATCCCATCATTAGCATGGTTGCCGATTTATCCTTTGTTTGTTGCTCGCGGATACCTTCTCGTGACATTTTATGCCGGATCAGAATCCCTGCCGCAAGATCATCACGCTCATCATGAGAAGATTGTCCGATCATGCGAGACATAGCACCTAATAATCCAGCCATTGCGTTATTGTTCCCATCATTTGAGTCAATCCGTTGTCCTGTTTCCGTTTCCATGCGTTCAATCAATTTTGATGGCGCATTCATTTTCTTATCCTTTCAAATAAATGATATTTTAGTTTTAGCTACTTTACCACCAGTAGCATACCTTTTTACCTTATCTTTCTTTCTTAAAGCATAATCCAGCCTGTTGAAATGGAAGTCACAAAGTACATACCTTTTCCCTTTTATCATTCTTATTATTCCTGCTGGTGCGTTAGATCCCTTGCATTGTTGACATTTCATCTTCCTGTCCTTTCAAACCCTCCTAGCTAATTCCAGGAAGGAATGTTGTTTTGCTGCTTTTACGTTAATCTTTCCAATTTTCCCCTACTACGATATGAAAAGTAGACGGAGTATACAATGTTCTGGAAAAACCAGCGCCGTTATTAAATGTTGTTTTCCAATAGCCAAATCCACGTACTTTTGGAGCTGAATCAGAATCAGCTATAACCTCGACAGGAGTAGACCAGCACGCATATGTAGGTCCATCAGTCCTACCCCTACACGCGTTTGTGTGCTGATTCTGATTCATACAATACTTTCGAGCTGAGCGATTAAAATCTTGTACAGATTCAACTTCGATTTTATCAACATTTTTCAGTATGTTTTCTTTTGTTACTGTCATTTTCTTGTCCTTTCAAATTCGTTATTAACTTATTTACTATACATATAATAACGACTATCGGCTACATTGTCAACATAATTATTGTAAAAATTATATAATATCTATAATTTATGTAAGAATCTGCGTTATTAAGCTAATACAAGGGTTTATGAGATTAAATTTTATTCAGGATCAGTGACCTGAATATAGCCTTCTTCCAATAATTGTTTTTGTGCTAATGCTGCTCTGAGTTCCGGACTGAATTCCTCTGGCGTCTTGCCTAAAGTCTCTTCCATACTTGCAAAGTGTTCTGTTGTCCATCGGAGAGTTTGCAATACTGCTAATGTCATTTTATTCATAATATTTTCCTTACTTCAATAATAATGATTCAAGCCCTTTCCCAATATTCATCTTACAAATGAGTTCCATACAAAGTTGTTCTACTCTTTCCATATCTGGTTCATTAGGTATCGATACATTAGAATAAGCCAAAGCTTCCAAACTACTTATAATTCTAAAAGATTAATATGATACCACCCCCCAGCTATATATGGAGCAGTATCATATTATACAGCCCTCGGCGAAACGCTATTCTTCTTCTAACAAAGCAACCAACTCTTCCCTAGTCTTTTCTTTCAAACTGTCATCTTCCTTGCTTTCCAGGATTTCCAAAATACGATTTTTCCTGGCTATTGTAGCTGCTCTCTTATTCTGAGTTTGGATATTAGCAAGCTTTACTTCAATCACTCGCTTAACTATATCAAGCGACAGAATAAAAACAGACCTCATCTTGGTGGCAGGAAGCACAAAACTATCTTCTTGTTCCTCCTTTACCTTTTTATTCAAACTCTTGGCTAAAATATCCAAAGAAAAAGAATCTCTGTCATTAACTAATGGCATATCCCACAAATCTTCCATGTTGACTGTGCCTCTTGTTGTCTCAAATCTCAATTTCAATTTACTGGCTCTTTCAAATAGCATTGTAACTCTCCTTAAATAATTGTTTCTAAAACTGTTTGACTAAAATGTAATTTTTACCCTGGATCTTTCAGCAATTCTAACTGAGTATCAACCTGCTCCCATAACCAATCTTTACCTCTTGGAGTTAATAGCCAAGCTTCCTCTGATTCTGGGAAGTCATAGTAAATCTTTTCGCACTCTGCAGCGCGTAAATAACAAGCTTGATTATCATCAACTAAGTCTACCGCCGTCCCCATCGAAAAATCTGGGGCATATTGCACACAACCTTCATATTTTTTAATACCTAGCGCAGCAGGCCATATATGAATACCCAAATCAAAACTATTGGATGCAACAAACACAGCCCCTGCTTTATCACTGAAAATAGATTTCTTAAGCTTCATAATAACTCCTTTCTTTATCCTTTTGAAAACTTACCTTAAAATGTGACTTTAAGCATTCGATTGAAACTTCCAGATACTTTACAAAGTACCTGATTCCTTTGTGTCGAACTGAACCCAAGACCACTAAGTTGGTTATCTGACTTTTCAGTTTTCATCTTAGATCCAAGCACTTCAAACACCTTACGGTGCTCCCTAAGATCCTCATTCAGAAACTCGTTAAAGAATCCTCTTGCTGTCTTATCATTCTTACAACCATCCAGAATGAAGAACCAGTGTTTGTTCCCTATTTTCATATCATCCCAGTGATTAGGAGAATTCAAGATCATTGACACTTTCCTGAATGTCTGGGTAGGAATGCCCCATACTTCTTTTGATACTTGTGTAGATGGCAAAGATTTTATGATTTTAACACCCTCAGCTTTTGAATATATGAATTCAGCTACAACGACATTCTCTTTAGTCCTTTGCTTCTTGGCGTAATGAAAAGAATATATCTTACCATCATATTCAAGCTCTGCATCAAAACCAATATTACTGTTTTCCCTAGATTGATACTGATTAACCCAAATCTTATAAACGCCTTCTTGCATCCGGGATTCCTTTGACCATGTGATATTTTCAACAGGCTTTCTAGTAATCCCACTTCCTGCATTCATATCCACATCGAGAACACCAGTAGATCGATGTATCCGTTTAGCATTATGAAAACTAATTTTGTTGCCATCGGGCTCTTGACACCAGGCATCTAGATCATCATGATTAAACCAGGACAAAGAATACCGCAAAACACCTTCAACGTTTCCCCCTGCTGCCTTAACACGTTCTTTAATCAAATCCGTAACGTCTCCATTGTATGCCCAAGAGAAGTTATTGTCCCATTTGAAAATATGCTTTGCTTCAGGATCAACAGGTGCTATGAGACTCATAAGATTGTTACTGTGCTTGTTTTCAACAAACAACTCCACGCTATCCACTTTGGGCAGCACGTCCTTCATGAAGCTGCCTACTGTTATACCCTCTACCTTATCAAAATTACCTTTATGAGGAACTTCATCAGCCAACTCATCAAACGCATTCATAGCCTTCTTGGCTTCTCTATTGGCAAACAAGACATTATTGATAGTGAGATCTTCAGCTACCGCATAACGCCTGGTAAGAGCACTTGTGATACCAAGGGCTTCTACTTTTTCCTGTGCCTTCTTAATCATAGTCTTAGTGATCAAAGCACTAGGCCTTTTATAGTTTGCAGGGGCCACTTTGCTTTCAAAAGACTTTACAGCTTTGTCCAATTCCATACCATCAGAGATATCACATAGAAGTGTACCAATAACAGTATTTCTAATTCCTGAAGCTGAACCCAAAGCCATAGATGTTTTCCAGAAATAAAGGTCTTTCTTCTCCAATCCTTTAATCTTATCAAACTCAGTTTTGTGCTTTTGAAAAAGCTCAACTAGGGGCCTGAATTCTTGTCCGCGATAAAGTGAATTCTGATCAATCAATTCCAAGACGATCTCAACTGCCTCTACAGTTATCTCCTCAAGCCCTCTTTTGAGTACCTGCTTTCTGGCTCTAAATTCAGCTAACTCAGAACCAGGATCTGTACTTACAAACTTAGTAGGTAGTTTGAAGTAAAAATGTTCCCATCTAGCCACCTCCTCATTTTCAAGTAATACCCGATTGAAAACAGATATTAATTTTTCTTTCTCAGTTTCTGTACCAACATTGACTTCTCTTTCAAGTAATACTCTGTTGAAATCTGTACCAACATTGGCCTCCCTATAGCGGAAAACATCTGAGACAAACCTCCGTTTTACCTCTTGAGATAAAGCGTTACAGACTGTTTGGTAAGGCTCAGGCACAACAACATCCCACAAGGATACCATTCTGTTGCCCTCTATCGTTACCACACCACCACAAGCTTTGATGAATTGCCTGCAACACGTACAATCATGCTCAGTGCGTTCCTTGAATATTGGGTTTGTTCCAGGAGGAAAACTATCTAGATAGGTCTCCCACATGTAGTCCCCAGTCAAGTCTACCTTAAACAACTCCTGCTTCGACATTTTTTCAAACTGCTCACTTATGGCTGTCTTAATCTCTTTAAATGCCATCTTTCAATCTCCTTAATTTTGTCTATCATTAGCCCTTTTTATTGATTCCTCAATGCTTACTTTGCCTGACATCAAACGTTCCTTGTACGTTTCTGTTTTACCTAGTTCCTGATTGCCCTTACCATTATAGTATTGATTTGTTCTACCTATCTGCACTGCACAACCACCATATCCAATTGTTAGAACAATCATCAATACCAACACTGTCATTTTGTCTTTACGTTTCATCTTACTCTCCACTCCAATAATTATACAGAATTCATCTAAAATAAAAGAAAGAGTAGTCTGGACACGATCCAGACTACTAAAAGATTGCTGAAACTATTTCCAACAATCAGGACAAGACTTTGCTGTGAGACAATCAAATCTTTCCGTAAGATGATCAAGTATTGTAACCTCATCATCCATAACAAATGCAATATTAGTCAACGCAGTAAGATCAATATCTGATTGATTCAATTGGTTTGATACAAAAGTGGCATTGACCACCTGAATAGTCTGAGTTGCTTCCCAATACAACTCTGCTTCACAAGCCTGTACAACAGCTTTTCCCAAAAGCTCGATGAAGATAACGGCATGGGCTTTTTCTGCCAGAGTTTTGTCTGGGATTGGTTTTTCCTCTTCTTTCAGAAACCAGGCCACAACTTCTTTCCAAGTTCCTTCTATAAGTGGCTCTTTAAAGTCATTGGATTTACCATAAACTTGGGCCTTCCTATGGCTTTCACCATAATGCCCAACTCTAGGTGTGACTGTAAAAATAACACCACTACTATCACAAATCCTGAAATCATCATACAGCTCACCCGTAACTGGGCAATTATTTTTAAAGAAAACACAAGTTTTGTTTGAATCAAACTTTTTGCTCTTCTCAATATTGATGAGTTTTTTGTACAGCAAATTGGTCTTGTCCTTCAAACTGTTTTCGCTACAGAACCAATCAAACCAAGTAGGATCACAACCTTTATACTTACCAGCTTTGAATTGTGCAATCTGCTCTGTGATGTTTTGTTTTTTTTTTCACTCATCTTCTTATCCTTTCAAAACCCCCTGGCTGATTCCAGGAAGGATGGGACAGTGTTACTTTTGAACTTATTTTTCCTCTCTTAAATATGTGCGTTTTGGCCATGCCAATCTGAGTAACTTGCAGGACCAACAGCAAGTATTGCCTTGATCTTATCCTCTATTGTCATTTCTGGGGTATCAAGGATATCCTCAATTTGGAAACCTATTTCAGATTCCCTAGTTTCCCCTAACAATTGAAAAACCTGATCCGTAGTAGATGAAGTACTAATCTCATTATTGATAATAACTGCAATCTTCTTAATTTGATCTTTTGTTAGTGTCATAATCTTGTCCTTTCAAACTATGTTTTAACTTATTTACTCTACATATAATAATGAATATCGGCTACATTGTCAAACTAATTATTGTAAAAATTATATAATATCTATAATTTATACAATTACGCACCAAAGGCAGCGTAATATAGCCCTGAAGCTATTTCAAGACCTGTTGTTGATACCACATTACGCTCTTCTTTAAGGAATTCTACGGCATCCATAATAGCAGATTCGTAAATGCCCTTAACAAGCTGTTTATCCTTATTCACTATTTGAAACATCTCTTGATGATCTATCCACCATTTCTCAAAGCCCATTTCTTTTCCTTTCAAAAACATTATTAACTTTACTATACATATAATAATGAATATCGACTACATTGTCAACATAATTATTGTAAAAATTATGTAATATCTATAATTTATACAAGAACCTGCGTTATTAAGCTAATACAAGGGTTTATACTTAAAAATATACCAATATGAAATGACAATAAAATGCCGGAGCAGCTAGAGGAGAGAGAGAGACTAGAGGAGGGTGCGCTGCTCCGGCGAGGATTAATTCTGATTTTTCAGCGTTTCCCGTTCTACCCCCAAATTCCTATTGTTAGCCTCATCTGGCGTAAAACTAGTCTCATATCGTTTTCTAAGTTTCTCGGTATTCATGACCATAATATGTTCCATGGAACAATTACAAATCGTATTAGCCATTGATACAGTAATTGCATGACATTTACACAATTGCGAATAAAGAAGTGCTTCATTCAGTCCTTTACCATAGAATGTTCCTTTCTTCACAGTATCTAGCAATTCTGATGAAGCTTTCACAAACCTAAGACCAGAAATTAAAGGGGTATCAAAACTAGACAAAGAACTTGCGACTGCCTTAACATGAGCAAAGTAATCAATAACCCTATGCCTATCTAAAGCTGATTTCAACAAAGTAAGATACCATAATATATCACCTAGCTCTTCTCGAATATTTATCATGTCCCATTTCTGTATTGCCTCTATTAACTCGCCAGCTTCTGTGCAAAGCCCCATAGCCGCATGAATAATATTTTGAAATGGTACGTCCATCGTTTTGGAAACTTTGCCTAACACTATCTCTTCTACGTACGCATCATAAGCTATAATATCAATACTTTGCATTTCACTATTTAACATAATTTAGCTCCTTAATTTTACCAGCCTAAAAAAGCCTCAAACCGTCGCGTCAGGGCTTCCCACTCTTCATCCAGATCACTGTTTTCAAGGTACCTCTGCCTCCCCAGCCACGCAAGCCTATGTGAGGCTAGATGAAGGCATTCATGAACTGCATGCTTTTCTGGATTGAACCTCTTAGCTAGATCCGTATCTTTAATATCCTTACACATAGTCACAGAGGCGACCTTACCCATTTCGTTTACTTCAATTTCTGCATAACTCTTATTTTCATCTGTAGCACCATGGAAAAAATACACGCAATACTGAATCAAGCCTAGCTCCCTCTGCATCTCAATGAATTTAGCTTTGAAAACTTCAAATTGTTTTATAGTAGTTTTCATTCAGCTCCTTCTTCAATTTCAGTAAAAGACCTGATTTTTTGTATCCCCTGAACAACGGCTTCACCCAAGGAGCTGTCCATATCCCTAGCAATAGGCCCCAGCGTGAGTATATTCTGAGCCATCATCACCTTAGCTACTATCTTACTAGTCCCCGCGTGCTGCTTATATGCAGCTCTGACACCTTCTACCGCACTTGGATCAAGGTACTCTTCATTCATTTCAATAAAACGAGTTAAGGTTTTTTTCAAAACCTCATCAAATTCTTCAACTTCATTTTCATGCTCCCAAGGAAAGACAACCCAAGGCAAGGTTTTATGTTCTTCCACCATCTGCTTATCAATCACAGCGAAAAAACGTTTACCACATGTCTTTAAGATATATTCATTCCTCGTTTCACCAGAATCTACAATATCATCTAAAATTATATTTGCTTCCTTATGCGACATAACCCTAGTTGCATTTCGTAGTAAGCAAGCTACTACTGCTCCGCCGCGAGGGACACCGAACACCTTATTTCCTTCCTTATCAATTTCTTCTAATCTTTTCTCTATTTCACACCATGGGATATATGTCTTTTTCATATAAACTATTCCTTCAAATGTAGATCTGAGTGATTGCTTTACTTAACACAATCTGGTAAGAATCCCACCAGCTATCACAAGACTTTGCATCATCAAAGTTCTTTGTCTGTGACCAACGAGCAAAATTCCTATATACGCTGCGTTCACCTTTTATCCAAGCAGCCGAAAATCTATAATACTCATTCTCATGTTCAATCAATATGCTTTTGTGAGTATTCTTAACCGCATTAATTAAATACCCTAACACGGTACCATTTTTTATCACATTATCAGGGGCTATTCTCATCTGATTAATTATGGATTTAGTTAACTTTTTACTAGCCGTTGTTATCTCTATTTTCATTCCTAATACTCCTTTATACCTATATCTCATTTCGCTTGTAAACAATCTTCAGACGTATTATAGGGAGCGAAAGCATATTCACAATTATTCCAAGATTCATACTCATAACAAGTAGTCTCCTCCAACTTAACACCATTCTTCCTTAAATTCTCAAGAACTGTTTTAAAAGATACTCCAGCCCTGTGTTGGTCATCTTTACACACATTATTTTCACGTCTGTCAGTCATATAATTCTTTTCATTAAAAGATTAGTATCTCTGTAAATCAATTTGCTGTGTGTTGATGCCTCCCAATCATCTATTTGAGACTCAAGAATCTCAACCCACTTCTCACCTCTTAAAAATAAATCACCTGCAAGTATTTTATCACCTACCTTAAGCATTACATAATTATGTTCGTCTTTATCTTTCAAAATAGTCCTTTCTGCTTAAAACTGCTCTTTACTTTCGGTTTCATCTTCTTTCTCTTCTTACTCTTAATTATACGTGTTGGTAGAGTTTCCGAAGAGCAACCTAACTTCTCCCCTGCTTGCTTTAAACCTGAATACCCTGTAGCTACCATCCTTAAATCATCTTCAGCCTTTAACAGCCACTCTTGAGCTTCAAATGAATAGTTACGGTCTGACACCCTAAATATATACTCAGCTCTTATCCAGGCCTCTACTGCTTTCCGAATATCAGTATTCATATTGTTTCTTTTATCAAAGTATCCAGCCATGTACATGTACGTTCAATCGCAATATCAAAAGATCTGTTCTTTCCCTGCCATTCCTCTGTTGGGGTTGCTGATATAATTTCAAAATAAAATGTTTCATCTGACCCACAATAATGCATTGTGTAACTAACACCAACTGTGCTAGCCCTTTTATTTACTTCTTCTAATTTATTAAAATCATACTTAGTACTCATACTTCACCTCAACTCCCCTATTCGTCCTATTCAAATGCACCGATCCATCAAAACCACCAAAATCAAGACTTCTGTGATCCACCATCCATAGTTGTTTATCATCATCATCTTTTCTCATCTCAAAAAAGTTCAAAAGATCTTCGATACCTTCCACTGACATATGCTCTGTGGGCTCATCCCATACTTCCAAATTACAACTAAAAGCTGTTCTGGATTGTATCAATCGTAACAGACCCACTGCTACAGCTATACGGATTCTCTGCGTTTCGCCACCTGACCAAACAAACCAGGGAACTAATTTATCTTGCTGTGGTGATTTAATTTTGGCTATCAAGCCTTTACTTACCCCACCTGATTTATTCTCATGCTGAACAGTGAATTCAATTGACCAACCTTTTAAGCCCAATTCGATGAAACTATTATTTACGTGCATTTCAAGCTCAGTTAGTGCCCTATCAACGAGCCACAATCTTATATCTTTGAATACCTGAATCCAAAGTTTATATGATACGCTCATAGCGTTTGCTTTTTCTAAAGAAGCCTTACAAGCTTTCTTTGCTTCCTTTGCTTCCGTCAATTGCCCCTTCAATCTCTTTATTTCTTTTACAGTATTGGAGGCTTTCTTAAGATTCTCATTTGCCTTTTCCAGTTGAGTAATATCATATAGGTGATATTCTTTGTCCTTAAGAAACTTACTTTTATCTACCATCAACAAAGAAATTACATCCCGGCCAATCGTCCTTCCTTTGTCTAAGACCACCTCTAATTTACTTTTTAAATTTACCACCCGCCTATCAATCTCTTTTTCAGTCTCACTACAAGAAGATATCTCCTTACTACAAATAACTAGCTCTTTATCAAACTCCTTCAACATATGCGTCTTGTGTTTTTTAGTTATTTCCTGCTGACACCAAGGACATTCAAGATCCTCGGTTTCAAACTTTTCCTTTTCTTTTAATATTCTTCTTTCTGTACTCTTATGAACCGCTATAGCTTGTAAAACTTTATTCCTTTGCTGAGTTCTAATAGCTATTTTAGAGTATAAAACTTCTTCCCGCTCTTCAAGCTTATCTAGCTCCCTCCCCGCTATTGCTTGGTTCTCATTAACAGTTTTTAATTTACTTGCTATCATTTTTAAAGACTTTTGATGCTTATCTATAGCCGTGTTATTTTCATTGAGAGCTTTTTGCCTGCTTTGTTTTTCCTCTTCTCTCAATTTACGTTGGCTTTGTAAAGACCACTTCAACGTCTCCAAGATTCCCTCTACCTTAGACAAGCTAACTTCAGCTTTGGAAACCACACCTTGCTCTTCATCAAACTTCTTTTTTGCCTTCTTTGACCTAATCAACCACTCATCGAGATCTAATATTTTAGACCATACCTGAAGCTTATCTGTTGGTTTTAAATCAATAAAGAAAGTATTAAACTGACCCTGCAAAACAACAAACAAAAACAGATCATAATTACAACCTAGCAGCTGGTCAATTTCATCCTGCTGGATCTTCTCTGGTTTTGCTGTTCCTATTTGTAAAGTCAATGAATTAGGGGACCAAGTTCGACGTATTACATAGATCGCGTCACCAATATGAAAATGAACGCCTGTAGCCAAGGGGTCTTCACTCAGCCATGTTTTAAGATCTGGGCCTCTCAATCCTCTAGCCGACTTCCCAAAGAACGTGTAGCATATCGTATCCCATATAGAACTTTTACCTGTTCCATTGGCCCCTAAATCTGTGTTGACTTTATTTGTACCAGTTAGAAAATAAAACCCATTCTCTTTAGGTAACTTGAAAACCATAGGCTTATAAAGATTTCTGAAACCTTGAGCCTCTATCTGATCAATTATTACCTTGGCCATTTTTCTGCCACTACCTCACCGTCTAATAATCCAAATTTCTCTAAACACTTTTCACAAAGAAAATGTCTTCTCTGAGCATGCAAATGATGCTCGTATATTCTATTGTTTGTCAGTATCCTGCAATCCTCCTGCGTACAGATACCATCCACTTTTTTGTTAAGATATCTACCTTTGTCAAAAACAGCCTCAATGGCAGCACCTGCTAATTCACAAGGAAGAAGAAATGCATAATCTTTCACCTCTTTAATACCAGATCCACCAGAATTAGGATCATGAATAATCTGACCATTCAATCCCATGCACATATGATACATTGATTCGCCTACCTCACCTAAAATGAAATATGGTATATTTCTAAGGTGTGGCATGTAATGCATGGCTGCTCTAGGGGCAAAGAAAGCTAGAATATAACCTAGATCAGCAGACATCCAACTCTGTAAATGCTCCAGCCAATCATTACCATGATCCTTCAGAACATGGGGTACGTTTTCTAACTTCATGCCGAATGCTGTAGCTATACAAGCTGGTACGCAATCACCAGTAGTCTCAGTAAAATCTGTTTGGTATACTAATTTCATTTTTATCTTTCTTCTTAAGACATATAAATAGCCCAGCAACCAGCACATAAACAAGGTTCTATCGGAAGCCCCATACAACCACATTCATGACCATCACAGCATCGTTTATACTCAAAACCAGGAACAAACTTACCACACTTCTCACAAAACTCACCAATATTAATAGGTAACTTGCTTACTGGTTTGTTCTCCATTTTCCTAGACCTCCAATAAACTAAGGCCAATTGTTTTCTCACGGTCTGTTATTTTATTCTCCTCACAATAAGCAGCTAACACCTCCTCTGGATCATTGCCAGAAACAGAAACAGAACTATCTTCTGATGAAACTTCTTCTGATTGTACTTGTAATCCTCTAAGATCTATTCCCATTTTATCACAGTACCTTCCAACATCTTTTTTGAACTCTGACCAAGATTCCCCATCTACCCTACCTGTCTTATAAACTATACGTATTTGATCACCTTCTACCAAATTCAATGATTGCAATTCTTCTACAGAAGCAACTTCAAATACACTTTTTAATGGAGCTGTTCTGGGTATGGACTTCAATCCATCATTTGATAAAAGCAAAACTCGTGGCTTAAAATCATCCCCGAACGCAACAGGATAAGGGGAGCCAACATAAATCAAATTCTTTATAGTCTGCGGCTTATGAATGTCGCCAGCAATCAATTGCTTGCCCAGCTCAAAGAACGGTTTAGAATATCGAATTCCTTTTAATACGTGCCCATTAGCAGCCTGTGAACCAGAAAAGCATTGGTGCAAAAACACATATTCATATCTACCTTTTTGGGCTCTTAATTTATCACGCTGAATGGTCCCTATATTTGGAACATTGGGGTAAAAATAAGCTGGCTTGCCTATTACTTTAGACTTGGTTGGTTTAGTGTAGTATTTGATATTTGGAAATGAATCTAAGAAGGAAAAGAAAGCTTTAGATTGCTCAACGTAATCATGGTTTCCTTTTAAAATCCTGATAGGAACCAAAGCTGATAACTTCTCCAAATTCTCTATTAAACGGAGTACCAAATTAGCTGAATGATTATCCTTCTGATGCGTCAAATCACCAAGAATGAATACTTCCTTAATAGGTCGTCTAGATACTTGCTTTGTAATCCAAGGAAATATATCCCATCTATACTCATCTTTTTTTCTATCTGTTAAATGTAAGTCACCTGTTATTAGTATGCAACTTTTTCCTTTTACCATTTCTACTTCTACCTCAGTATTAAAATAATGGTTTTATGATTAACCTTTTACGTTCACCACTATGTTGATTATTTTCCTCAAACTGTTTTATACTCTTAAATATCTCATAAACAACTTGAGGAACTATAGCATTTCCTAAGGATTTAAGTCTGTCCAACCTACCGGATACCCCATTATCATTTCTGCAAAACGTGGATTCAAAGGAAGCATTGGCTCCTTTTTGTGTTCTAAATTCATGTGTTCTGTTAAATTGGCCCCAAAAATTGAATTTGTTGTTTTGGCCTGCCTTCCCCATGAAGTTCGTGTTTTTAAAAATGGTCCGTTGCTTATGATCTGGGTTGCCTCTAAAGTTGACACAAACCCAAACCCTCTCTCTTTTATGTGGAGCCCTAACGGCGCAAGCTGGAATAATAAACGATTGTGTGGCGTAACCCGCAACTTCCAAATCAGTAAACACTTGGTCGAGCTCCATGTTGATGATTCCAGCAACATTTTCACCAATAATCCAAGTGGGTTTTGCTTGTTTAATAACTCTAAACATTTCTGGCCAGAGGTGACGGTCATCTTTCTTGCCTCTCCGCTTCCCAGCCGTACTGAACGGTTGGCAGGGGAAACCGCCTGTAAGGAGATCAACTTTTCCATACTTACTTCCATCTAATTTAAAAATATCTGATTCAATAGGTACTTCTGGCCAGTGTTTTTTTAATACTTGTTGACAGAAAGTATCTTTTTCACAAAAAGACATTATCTTATGCTCTGGCCAAGCCCATGAAGCTGCCAAAGCAAAGCCTCCAATGCCACTGAACAAATCTAAATGTCTCACTTAAATCTCCAATAAACTAAGGCCCATTGTTTTATCTATTAATATGCAATTTTTTCCTTTTCCTACTTCGCTTCTTACCATTTCTGTTCCTTATTTCTTCAAATGGAATCGCTAGAAGATCTGCGAATATATATACGTACATTTCCAATCTTGGAACGATAAACATAGGCTCCATTTTATTATTCATACAGAATTTAGTTCCGAACTTATTTAATATCACAATATCACGCTTGTTGTTCTGTTTACCGATAAGCATAGGAGCCTTTTTAAAGGTTTTTGCTTCTTGCTGCACCTTTATCCAAAACCCAGCAACCAACTTTTCAGACCCATATAAAACAGGCTCCCAACCCAGACTTTTGTAATGCTTGCATTCTATCATGAATTTGTTTGTTAAGAAATGTCCCAAAGGGTGTATAGCACATACATCACCCACTTGTGACCTTAAAGAAATCCCCTTCTTTTTATGAACAGTGGCACGACCACCAGACATGGCAGAACGCCAGAATATATCTTTACGAGTAAAATCTGATACCCATAAAGATAGATTATTACACACTCTTCTTTCGAAGGCTCCGCCTTTTGCGTTGCTGTTTGACACTGTATTTACTCCTAGTCGGTCGGAACCGTTCTTCTATCTCGTCCCAAGCTTTTTGTAAACCCTGGTTGATATGATGCAACTCTTTAAAATATTCTTCTGTGCTCCATGAATATGATTCTTTCAAATATTCTTTTGCTTTTACTTCTGAACTTAGCCCAAAAAACTTGTATTGCCTATTAGCTATAGCCCATTCAAGAGCAGCTGCAACGGAATCAACACCAAAGTTAAATATAACAGGGAATTCACACTCTCTAAAAGGCATTGATACCTTATTCTTGTCACACTTAACTTTTATGATGACCCCAGTAGGGCGAACAACCTTTTTCTTTGTCTTTGTAAGTGTCTTTATATGAGCTAAAAATATCACTAAAGAGGCAAAAAAGTCTAAGGCCTTCCCACCTGCTCTTGTTGTTTGTCTACCAAATTTAACACCTATCTTAGCTCTCACTTGTGATACGATAATAAGAGCTATATTAGACCCACTCATTTGTTGGTTCAAACGTCTAAATAACTCACTCATCTTTTTAGCTTTATTCTGCCCATAAGTTGCATCAGTAATATCACGGGCAAGTTCTGCCTCATCACTTAAAGCATCTAAACTATCCAAAATATAAAGAATGGGTTCGTTCGCTTCAGACTTTATGACTTCCACTAGATGATCATACCAATCCTCTACCGTGTAACACTGAGGAGTAAAAGTTATCCTTTCAATTGGCATACCCAAAGATGCTGCATACGGTTTATCAAAAGCTGCTTCTGTCTCATTGTAAAATATCTTACCTTTAGGATGCTGAACAGCAAAATTAGCGCAAGCCTCTATAGCAAGTAAAGTTTTACCTGTTGATTTATCACCCACAATATTAGTTACCCTACCTTGTGGATAGCCACCATCAACCTTACCTGATATAACACAATTCAGAAGAGAACAACCTGAATTAATAAAAGATAGTGGCTCCTCATTGACCACTATCTTTTGAACCTTCTTTTCCTTTTTCTTCTTTGCCATTAGTTAATCCAAATCATCTAAATCAGCATCGTCTTCGTCTTCGTCTTCATAGTCCATATCATACTCGTCATCGTCGTCCTCTTCGTCAGGATCAGGTTTTTTCTTTTTCTTCTTATCAATCTTAGTGCGTTTTTTCTTGCCTTTATTTTTACTCTTCTTACGGGAAGACCGTTCTTCTTCTTCGTCCTCATCTTCATCATCAAAAGGGATTTCGTCCTCCTCATCTTCATCTTGCTCATCTTCACCTTGCTCATCTTCATCATCACGATCTTTTGGTTTCTTTGAAGACTTTCGTTTACTGCGAGAAGCCCTTGGATCTTCTTCTTCATCATCATCAGGAATAGAAGCACCGAAGCAACCAGTTATGTGTTCTTCACTATAATAATTCAGACAATCAAGTACCTGATTTTCCGTAATGAAATCCAACCACTCTTCCTGCCTTGATTCCTTCTTTGAAATAGCGCAGGGCTTTCTGCTGATTTTCAAACCGATATACTTCTTCATGCCACCTTTAGGGCCTTCCATAGAAAACAGGACATCGTATCCATCATCAGGATGATCAATAGGTAACACTTCACCGTTATCTTCATCCTGAGCCAGTTGTGATACGTCTCTGTCTACAGTCCACGGCATAGCCCATAGCTTAGGCCCTGCCTTGCGATCATTTCTATCCAATAGCCAAATAGCCACTCTATGCGTTGCCTTCAATTTAAAGGCATAATCAGGATCAGAAGCTAAATTAGATTGTCGCTCCTCGCATATAGGACAAGATCCTTTACCCATCTCTTTTCTACACAAGAATTGCTGATTATCTGGGCCTATGCCGTAATGAACATAAATATCAATACCATAATGCTCAGCCTCATCCCAACCAGCAGGAAAGATTCTAATCCTATTATCATCCTGGGTACTAAAAGTTTGTAAGTTCTCCTTAAAAATGCTTGCAAACTTATTGCCTTTTTGGTCAGCTCTCCTCTTGTTAGATTCAGCCGATCTTGCCTTGTACGTAAACTTTCTCTTCTTCTTTGCCATTGTCAAATACTCCTTAAAATTTTATTTCTTTTTACTTTAGTTCTTTTACGTGGTTTTGAAGAAACACTATCAGGCATATATTCTGTTTCTGTATTGCGACCTGCTAAAGCGTTTAAAGAAAATGAACGCTGCCTATAAGCTTCTTTTAGCCCATCTAACTTATCTACTTCTACGCATAACCTATTATACTTTTTTCGTAGAATTTTAACCTTATCATCAGAATCAACTAATCCATTTATGCAAGAATCAGTTGCATAATTATCCCTAGATTCATACTTACTTCTTGTCCTTTTACCAATCTGACCCTCTAACCTTTTCAAGGAAACTTCACAATCCCTTTTTTCTAATTTAGCGTCAGCCAATAAAGAACAGACTTCATAAAAACATTGAGGCTGCTGAATCAAAGCGGTATCTATATCAATACCGTCAAGATCTACCATAGCCTCATATAACGCTGTTTTCTCACTCTGTTTCAAAAATCAACTCCCCAAGTGAAAGTAGTAGATGCTCTGACTTACTATCTGATGGATAAGCAGTTGAAAAAGCGCTCAGGGTCCCTAACAATTTACAGGCTCTATCAGGTTGCTTGCAGCCTAAAATACACTTCATAAGATAGTTGACTACTACACGCCTGATTCCTTCTCCTGCTTTATCAGACATTTGTTTTACAAACTCTCTGGCCTCATCCCATTCATGCCTATCACCAGATACCCAACGCAAGAAACCAATAAACTCCGTTTCATTCTTCGCTGTGTTTAAAAGTTCTGAGACCTCTTCAATATCTTTTGTTCTCGCACACTTGGCCAAAGTAGTTAAGGCCATTCGTGGTGATCCCATTGAATTCTTAGCAATCAATTTTAAAGCTTCCTGATCACAGGAACACTTTTCCTCCTTAGCTACTATTTTCAGAAGTTTGTAAATTTCTTTTGCTTTCACATCCTTCAACTCATAAGCTTGGCATCGCGTCTTAATAGTTGCTGGAACTTTCCCAGGTTCCGTAGTACACAAACACCAATATACATCAGCTGGTGGCTCCTCAATTGGTTTTAATAAGGACTGCCATGCCTGCTTACTAAGCGCGTGGCAATTGTGAACAAGAACGCTGTTGGCGTGGTAAGAAGGATGTCCGTCTATCTCCAAATCATGAAACTCTACAAAGCCTTGATTTCTTTCTTTATCACCGATAACACCCAAAAAAGATTTGTCATTATTTCCTCGTTGGTAAATCTCAACACTATCCACCCTAACTGTTTCAACTTCTCTTCCTTCTTCTTGTCTAATGCGATATTCCTTTTCACTCTGTGCCCACTCCCGTCCACCTCTACAGCTATTCGCAAAGACTCCTCTCCTACGTCCACTTTGTAATTGGTAGGGAACCCGCTCCCATCCTGTTGATTGTGTCCCGTCTTGATGATTACTTCCATAGGCCAACACAGGGCAGCAGATAAAATCGTTTGCTCTTTTGTAAGCTTTCCATTGCCCCCACGCTCTCCTGACCAAATGTGTAAAGTTCCATTTATTTTCTTCGTAGCTTCTATTTTTTCTAATACCCCAGGCATGTGTACAGGGTTGCTCTTCTTCATTCTTTGAGAGCTCTCGTAGGCTTTCTTTTTCCAAAATTCCGGGTTGTCCCTCCTTGACTTTTGCTGACCTTCCTTGACGGCTTTTTTGTGTGACTCCGAATGAGGCCCTCGTCTCTTCGCTCCTGCCGTAGCATTCCCACACTCTCGTGAACAATTCATTTCCGTAGCGTTTCGAAGTCTCGAAAAACTCTCGCCACATCCCTCGCAGGTTATATCCACAGTATTGCAATTGTTGCAGTACTTCCGATTCCAAACCACTGCCCAGAACTCTTCCCCACAATCCTCGCATTTCTTGTACTTTGCTGATGTTGGTGGTTTTACACGTAACTTCACATAACGCTTTTTCAGTCGCAACCTTAACTTTTTCATTTTCTAGCTCCTTTAGTAATACAGTGCTTCCCATAGTATTACTAAAATTGCTTGTGAAAATCAAATGATTTTTAAGATTTTTTGCTTTTACCCAACCTTCAGTAGTAAAAAACTCATGATCCTCTGAGCAGATAAGACAATTATCATCCGCTACCACTTTTACAACCCTGCCTAAATCTACTTTATTTACAAAAGTGTTTTTAACTTCAGCGGGGCCATCCATATTAAAAACGCTATCACCTATAGCTATATCTTCAATGCAAATAGCACCTGAAGGCGTACTAACAAGCGTTCCTTTAGCAAAGCACTCATCTATGATAACTACCCTAGCTGCTTTGCCTATTGCCTTATACCGCAACGTATCAGTGATAGAACGCATCGCATCAATACCCGTATGAGTAGCGGCATCAATCTCAATAAGGTTCCGCCTAGTACAACCTACCTCTCTGCCAATAATTCTTGCCAGGGTTGTTTTGCCCACACCGGAAGGCCCTGTAAAAATAAAAGATCTGCAAGACTTGGTAGCCAAAACAGTTTGTAAAGCTTTTACTGTTTCGTCTTGCCCTACCACTTCTTCAAATGTCTTTGGCCTATATTTTGTATGAAAATCACTCATGATTCTTATTTCTCCTTATATATTACTATACTGTTTAATCCAAATTACAAATATTGATCAGATGAAAACTCACCTGCTTTTTTCATATCACACCAATTTTTACCTTTTTCACATTCAATAGTGATAGGCACGTTAACCCAATCAAATGGAACATTTAACATCTGCTCTATAATGATCTCTTCATATTTATCAGATTTATTTGGTAAGAAAAACGTTAAATCATCATGTATATTCATTACAGGCTGTAAACAAGGCATATCCTTCTGCACAGCTATTTCACTTATTCTATCCATAGCATCAACTACAATATCACTAGCGGGCCCTTGAACAGGGGTGTTACAAACCATATTCATATTTAAAGGCCCATAACGCCTGCGACCAGTAAGACTCTCCACATAAAAATTATGCTTATAAAACTCAATCAATTCTTTTTGCCACTTACGAATAGTAGAATAAGTTTCCCAAAACTCATTGTAAACGGGACTGAAGATCTTTGGTGGTATCTGTAAATTTCTAGCAGCAGATTCCATCATAGATCCGTAAATAACAGGAAACACAAATTGATTCTTTACATATCCTCGAAATGTTTTAATTCTCTCTTTTTGTGTTCCTTCATATTTATCCAATATCTTTGGATAGGCCTTTACAATTACTTCAGCCCAATGCATATGAATATCAAACCTATCCCACAAAGACTTACAATACTTCTTATCCTTACTCACCATCCCTGCTACGCGAGCTTCTATTTGACCATAATCATAAGAAGCTATAATATCTCTAGGAGGAGGAACTACTAATGTTCTAGTTTCCTTCCCTTCTCTCTTCGGCCAATTAAGATTTGGTCCTGATGTACTAAAACGCCCTGTATCTGTAAAAGTTGAATTAAAAGACACGTGTAGTTTTCCGTCTGGATAAACATTAGAACCCTTCGTAGCCACCAACATATTATCCACATAAGTGCCTCTTCTTTTCGAAGCTGCCCTGTATGATAATATTTGTTTTGCTGCTGGATGATCAAATAATTTTAAAGCTGTTTTGTCTGCTGAAAACTTTCCTTTGCCTTCCCACTTTACTTTTAAAATATCTCTAAATAGTACTACGCAAGCTGGAGAAGATGTAGGTGAGAATGTTTTACCACACCTTTTCTTATACAATTTCACGCAATCCATATCAAGCAGCTTATCTAAAGCCCTATCTTCCTTTTTCTTTAATTCTTTTGATAATTCTGCTCCTCGCTCTTGATCAATTGGAATACCTATATTCTGAGAATAAGCTATGGTCTTAGACCTCTTAGCCTGCATATTATAAATAGATAGCATACCCCTCTTTTTAAGCAGCTTCAATTGCTTCAGAAAAACCTTATGGGTCCATTTTACATCGAGTGCGTTATAGATAAGAAGATCCTTCAAATCAGCAGCTAAACAATTCTTCCTGTTCACATTAGAAATAACTTTCAAATTGAATCCGAAATTAATAAGGCACAAGGCATCTAAACTCTGCAAACTTGCCCTATTATCGAGAATGTATGCTTGAGCCTGGCTATCATGCCATGATCCAAATTGCATGAATGAGGGACCAAACATATCAAGTAGCCACTCTAAATCAAAATCGGTGCTCTGCCCTACTTTCTTAATCTTAGCCATTAAGAATTCCAGTAAATATTTCTTTACTGACCTTCTCTTCTTTATAGTCCACTTATCACGAGGATGATCAATAGGAAAAGCAAGCACATCCTTGCCCGTACCAACAGCAATAGAAAGAATCTTTGCCCCTTTTGTATAAGGACGCAAGCAACTAGTTTCAATATCAAAAGTGACTAATGGTTTCCCAGCCATCTTCTTCAAATGCTTCTTTACTTTTGCTAAGTCACCTTCCACCCCAATAACATATCTAATGCCCTGTTTTATTTCCTTAATATCTGGAACCTTTATGACTACTTTCTTTTTAGAACGACTAATAGCTCTACGAACATCTACATGAAAAGCTTTCTTCCACTCCTTTGGTGGTATCTTCATTATATTTTTAGCTAGATTATCTACATCTTCAGGGTCCATCACAGGGGCAACCCAACAAGAATGAGTACCGATCTTAGTAGGGGCCATACGGCCTCTCCAAGCATAAATCCCATCAACTGCACCAGGCAAAACCCAAGATGTAGCAGCCATGCCACAAGCTATTATTACTTTGGGCTTGACCCTTACAATATCTTCGATGATAGAAGAGCTGCAACAATGGGAAATAATATCTTTCGGTGCCTTAATATCAATGACAGATTTAGCTTGTCCCCTAACACAAACTCCGTATCTAACAGGCACACCATTCAAAGCATTATCAAGGATCTGCGTATTTACTAAGTATTCTTTTTCTTCCAAATCATCAGTAGAAACATCAGATAATAGTACATAAATATCAGCATCCTTTGGACCTATGAAAGGCATTTCAGGACACCCATTAGGAAGCTTTGTCATAGGACAGGCAGAACATCCACTCTCCCTTAAATACTCTGTTGTCTGTCTACTTACAGCCTTCTTCACAGCCCTTGCAGATATATTCTTACTGGTGATCCTGGAAACCAGGGGTTTATGCATCATCTTCGCCTTCTTTTACTAAAAGTGATGTTCTCTTATATCTAAATATACTTTTTAGATTTTTTGCAGCTTGATCATAATATGATTCTTTTAATTCAATCCCAATACCTTTTCTTTTATTTTTCACAGCCACATATATTTCTGAGCCAATACCCATAAATGGAGTAAACACAACATCACCTTCAGTAGACCATAAAGCTATACATCTTTCTATCACATCTAATTGCAGTGGACAAATATGCTTCTGATCTTCCTCTGATCTACCACCACGAAAAGATAATACGTTCCCTTGCCTTATATCAAACCAAACAGGAGATGCGTACTGTTGCCAGATCCAATGTGACCTTTTATTTTCTTTTTGTACTAAGTTCTTTTTTGTTAAAAAATGATCTAGCTCTTTGGGTACTTTTCTACTTCCATAATACTCTGTCAATCCCTTTGAGTGCTGTACTGGTATTGTATTTTCCCCTGGCTTACGAAATACCAACACATAATCAAGAATACCGGTGCGACACATAACAGAATCTTTAATTATCTGCTTATGGGCTAAACCTAACGCCTTAGTCCTTACAGCAGCCAATAGTGGATCTTTCCACACACAAAAACGAGCGTGAAAAATGAAACCCAACTTTTCAAATGCGCGTACTAGATCACCAGGAAAGTCTTTTATTCCAATATAGCCAGCATTCTGTTTTGCTACAGGTAAGTCCATACAATGAACTACTATATTTCTTCCCGGCTTTGTTATCCTATGCAACTCTTTTATCAAGAATGAGAAATGATCAAAGAACTCCTCATACCCTTTAGAATTGCCCATATCAGCTTCATCATCTGAGTAAGAATATAGATTACAAAATGGGGGTGAAAACACGCTAAAGCCTACTGATTCATCTGGTAGTCCTTTAACAACCTTACAACAATCACCACAATAAATACTGTATTCATCTTTTATAAGTTGCTTGTTTAATTTTACTCTCATATATCTCTATACACCTTATAACCATTCTGGAAGTTGCATCATTTCAGGAAGTACCTTTTTGACAACTCTTTTATTAGTTTGAAATTCGTGCATCTCTTTTATTATCTGATCATACATTTCTACCGCTTGCTTCTCTTTCCTTATCATATTAGAAACAATAAGAGATTCCCTGTCAGTCATAACAATGTTGCAGGTTACTGACCGCTTCTGACCAAACCTCCAGCACCTTCTTAAAGCCTGATAGAACTGCTCATGTGAATGACTAGGAAAGAAAGTCATAGCATTACAATGCTGAAGATTCAAACCAAAACAGGCTATTTTTGTTTTGGTTACAAGAACCTTAAACTCACCATTTGCAAAAGCCTCTAACCGTTCCTCCTTTTCTTCATCTGAGTTAGCTCCAGCAACTTGAATAGAACCAGGAATTAATTTTTCAAGTAAATCGCCCTCCTTGTTAAGATTGCACCAACATAGATGGTAGTCATTAGCTTTGATTGCAATGTCAGCAGTCATCTCACAACGCTCATTAATAGACCTATTGCGTTCTGATCTCTGCTGCTGCAAAGTTCTTGCTGCCACATTAAATAAATATCCTCTTATTGGTGGCGTCTCTAAAGTATGGTATTTTATCCCCATTTTAGGAAGTACAAAATCACCATCATCATATCCAAAATCTGATGGCTTTCTTATAGCTCGTGCCCAAGTAGCCACCCATTCCCAAAACCTCTTCTTTGCATGTCCTTTTAAAAGCCACTGCTGTGTACTATCTCCTGAGTTTGTGAAGAACATACCTAGCATCTGCATTCTAGTCATGTTAGAAAGGAGCTCTGCTGATGTCCCAAGTTCCATGTAGTCATTAGGAGAAGGGGTAGCCGTGCATAATAAACGATATGGTATGTCTTTGGTAAACTCTGTGATATTTTGACGAAACTTACCTGCAAAGTTTTTGATTATTCCAGATTCATCTATAACAATACCTGCTATGTCTTTTTGATCAAAATAATGCAGCCTCTCATAATTTGTAATGTTAATACCCTTATGCACTTTTCCATTTCGTGTTTTATGAATACCGATACCAAATTTTTTCGCCTCTCGTACTGTTTGATTAGTTACTGCTAAAGGAGCAAAAATAAGTACACTCTTACCTGTTTGCTCGACCACATTTTGAGCCCATACAAGTTGCATCGGCGTTTTTCCGAGGCCACAGTCAGCAAAGATAGCTGCTTGTCCTTTCTTGATTGACCAAACCACCAACTCTTTCTGAAAGTCAAATAGGAAATCAGGAATCCAAGTAGGCTCAAAACCCCTGAAATCTGTATTGACCCTCTTACTAATTAAAAAATCATTATATTTAGTCAGCATCTTCGCCTTCTTGATAATGAACAGCAATTAAATGTACAAGACTCCCTTGCTTTAATAATACAGAATCCTCAGTAATGAAGATTGAGTCAGCAAACTGCAAAGCTGACTTAAAACGAACTAAGTCCAATCGTATCTTCACATTGTCATGATCAGGTAATTTAAGAACATCAAATAGACTCCCTTGCGCTGCGGTTGCTTCAATGCGCAAACGACTCTTCTTTACTGATACAGTACCAATCTTCTCTGCTGCCCCATCTAACACGGCTAGTGCTCGATCTAACGCACCTTCGGTGCCTGATGGTAAGGTTACGAATGAATCCTTGTTCGGCGTGTAATGGTTACGCATAGCCCCTTCAAACAACTCTGGATCAATTTCTTCACCCAAGCGAGAAAATAACTTCAATCCAGATTCAAAAGTAAAGATTACCCACTCCTCAGACAGATACATATTTTTAGGTGAGTCCTTAGAAGCAATCTTCAAGAAGAAATCACACAATTGAGGAGGTAGCAAAATTGGTCCTGGCAAAGCATTAGAAAAATCCTTATCTTTCAGGAACACTCTTGTGATTGCAGATGAGCCTTCTGCTGAACAAAGATAAACACCTTTCTTCTTTGGAATAATTGTCACCCCCATCGTAGTTGGAAAACCTGGATCTCTGCCCAATGAAAGACAAACCCTATTCACTGCGTTAACCAGATTCTCAGGGCAAGCTATCTTGTTTCCTTCTTTTAGTTTTGGCATCTTAAAAACAAACTCACCCTCTGATAAAGGTGTTACTGTGAGTTTTGATCTGCCAGACTTTAGCAGCAACTCTTCACCTTCAGGAGTAAATTCTATTTCATCAGTCGCAGCGGTCTTTACAAAAGTTGAAAGCAGTTTCCCGACAACCCCACCAACATAATCACTTTTGAATTTTAACTGTAAAGCAATAACATCATTATAAGTCTGCATGGTTTTACCTGTAAAGCAAACACAGGAAAAAGCAGGAACCATATTCTTAGTTGATAATGCAGGAGTCACTTGAGCAAGTGAATCCATTAGTTTGATTCTGTTCATTGTCTTATTCTCCGATTCTTTTTAATTTAGTGCGTTTCTTTATTATACGATTTCTAACACGTTTGGTTTTTGATTTAGATTTATGTAACTTCTTCCTTGTTTTTGGAAACTGTCCTGTATTTATATAATAAGACAAGTATGTTTCCGGTTTACTTCTCATCTCATAGTAGGAAAGTAATCTTTCATGCTCATTATTACGCTGTAAAATTTCTCCATGAGCGCTAATAGAACCACCACCACCACCAAATACAAACTTCAATTTATTCCATTTACTGTGTGTAGTACCTAAACTACTTTTATTAGTCATAAAAAGACTCTTTGCCCTCTCTGAAACTATTTTTGGAGTAAAACTATTAGCTAGATTTTTATAAAAAAGAAGGTTTATTTCCTTCCTGACATAACCATTAGTTTGTACTGAGGCAATATCAAAACCTAGCTGATTACAATAATCTTCAATACACTTTTTTTCTTTAATTCCAAAAGTTTGATAGCTTCTCACAGTACCTGCACCGGCCCTCACAAATTTAGATCCCCTTGTTGACATAGAAATTAAATTGACTTTTTCCTTATAATCTGGTTTTCCATTAACAAGTCTAGGTATCAAAATACTACCAAAGGCCCCTATCAATATCCATGAAATACTATCAACCGAATACCAAGGATACCTGTTAACGAGAGATGGTACAGTCATACCAAACCCATGAGTTTTTACTTCAGGAAATCCTTTATCTCCACACAGGTAAGCAAATACCTTGTCCATCCACAGCATTCTAACCTTAGATCTAGCATTATTTATAGGAGAGACGCCAATATAGGTGCCTCCAGCATCCAGTATCTTTTCTAACCAAACAAAATTCTCCCCTTGATGAAATACTGGCATTGTTTCAAAACCACACTTGCGTAGATATATAAAATTCTTAAAACTCTGTGTAGCAGAGTAATCAACCTCTGCAAGAGACCTTTCCTTCCCACACTCGCCTGGCATGACATCCAAATTAATGACCGTGTCAACAATATCATAATTCTTCTCAAGATATTTTGCGTACTCTTTTACATCAATAGGATTCTGCTGACGCCATGCTGAGAAAGCCCCTGAATCAAGCATTAAATTTACCTTTTTATCCATAAAAGTTCCTTCAACTTCGAGTTATAAAATCATCTACTAAAGAATTTCTGTTCCCAACCTCTATCCTAGCAAAAGCATTATGATGATGTATACTTTCTTCACTAGAAACAAAAACAAGAAGCCACTGCGCTTCTTTGAATCTGTTAGGCATTTTAACGCCCAATGATATATACGCATCACGAGCAGCGTCCTCAACAAACTTAGGGTTATTATAGGCCTTCTCAGTAACCCACTTCTCATCAGCCCTTTTCAAAATAGGATATACAGGACAAGATCCTGAATTCAAAGCTACATCAGCAAGATCTTCAAACCACACCCTATCATGAAAAACCAAAGACATCATCAGGGCACTCACATAGGCTCGCTGATTATGAGCCCCTTCTACTGCTATTTCCTTAGAACAAGGACAAAGGGTAGTAACAGGGGCCTTAACTCCTATAAGCTCACATAATGAGTCAGCCCTAGCGTCATAATAAGCTCTATAATAACAATGGTAGTCAAGAGAACCACTCAACCCAGAAACAGGGGAACATACAGATGTAAATAAAGGAAATTCAAGACGCATGAATGCCTTTCGTGATCCCAATTCAGTGGTTATCCTTTTCAAATAATCCCCTGTCTGCGGTAAATGAAGCTCTGAATCAGAAAGAATGGTCTGGAACCTGGACATGTGGGTTCCTTTTTGATCAGCAGGCAAATACACACCCATATCAATATCAGCTACTGAATGGTGCTGACTTCCATCTTTTCCTGGAAATGATATAGGGACCTTGACCCCAGTAATTCCAACTTCATTTATTGAAATACCCCGACTATCTGTACTATTTTGCACATCAGGCAAACTCATAACTCACCTCTTAATCTAGTCAACAATGGATCTTCAATACCAGCCTCGCCAAAACCACGAGAACGCAACAGACATGAATGGCATTTACCACAAGGAGGGCAAACCCCTTGATAGCAAGTGTGAGAATAAGCCAAAGCGTCGAAACATCCCGGTAAACCCTTAGCAAACAAAACAGATTCAGCCTTTGTAAAATTCATCAAAGGAGTTTCGATACTCAAATGTCTTTCATCTTCAGGCAAGAACAAAGCTTGGTTTATCGCCTTTTCTGCTACGTCAATAAAAGACTGCCTACAATCAGGATAACCACCAAAATCAGCTTGACACACTCCAGTATATAAATAATCAGCTCCAATAGCATAGGCCACTGAAGCAGCTATAGTTAAAAACAACAAATTACGTGCCGGAACAAAAGTATTCTCCAAACCCCCTGGAAGAACATCAGCTGACTCATAAGTATGAACCTGATTCTCATGATAAATAAGAGGGCTTGTTCCACTAAGAACTCCAGGAATTGGCATCTTAATCAATTTGCACTCAACCATATCAGCTATTCTACTAGCAGACTCAAGCTCAATAATATGCTTTTGACCATAATCAAAACATAAAGCTGTCACTTCATCATGGGCCTTTTTAGCTGCATATAGACAGGTGGTGGAATCTTGTCCCCCAGAAAAAACTACCAAGGCACTTGGCATAGTGTTACTCCTATAAATTAAATAAAAGCCAGCGGAAAGAAAGGACAAGGAACGTTCCGCTGGCTAATTGTAAGATCTGGGCCGTGAGCTTCAGATCCTACTTCAACATATCAAGATCTTTCATAACCTTTAACGTGTTTTTAATTTCGTACTGAACGCTGGCCACCGAAGCTGGAGAAGTAGTAAAACCAGCTTCTTCCATCTTTGCTACCACTTCATCAACAGACAATTTCGGGTTGGTAAGTATTACCTTGCGTGCCTCATTGAGGGCCCCACGTTTCTTGGGTTTAGGTTTATCCTCCTCTGTTTTCTTACTAGCTTCCTTCTCAACCTTTTTGTGTTTCCCAGGAGCAGGTTCTTCATCTTCGTCTGAATCATCGTCATTATCTGAATCATCGTCATTATCTGAATCATCGTCAGAATCATCATCATCGTCTTCGTCTGAATCATCGTCTTCGTCTGAATCATCGTCTGAGTCATCGTCATCGTCTGAATCATCGTCTGAATCATCGTCTGAGTCATCGTCTGAGTCATCGTCTGAGTCATCGTCTGAGTCATCGTCTGAGTCATCGTCATCGTCTGAGTCATCGTCTGAGTCATCGTCATCGTCTGAATCATCGGGCTCTGGCTCTGGCTCTGGTTCCTTCTTTGCCTTCTTCTTCGTCTTTCGTTTCTTAAGCTCCTCCTTTGGTTTCTTTGGTTTCTCTTCACCAAGAGATTTAACATCATCACCATCATTCAAGGCCTCAACACCCTCATTTAACCAATCCTGGGCCTTCTCACTTAGCTCATCCCAAGATTCCTCATCAACAGCTTGTGCTGCATGAACAAGCCGTCCAAGATAAATTTGTTCCTGTTCCTTCTTACCTTGCTTCTTCGCACCTGTTGCTTTCAGAATTTCCTTCTCTAGTTTACTAGCCATGTTTTTTACTTCCTTTACTAATTATAAACTTTTTACAATTTACTCACCGTACAACACGAAGTTGTAGGATGAAGACATTCATATATACAGACTGAAGCGACTTTCACTCTTCTATGCAAATCTAGCCGCTCCAATTCATTTTCTGCATAATCAAAAAACCACCCTGCTAACGTTTCACAAGTTGGTACAAACTCTGTGGTCACTACTTTCAAACTCCCTCTAGGATAATTCGAAACCCCCATAAATAAAAATCCAGGAAGCATCTTTTTCCTTGCAGGGCTACCAGCCCGAAACAACTTTCCTATTGCTGCAAAATTACTATGGATATCGTTATACTCAGCAGCCCCCAAAACCAAACTATGATCAAACAATTCATGCACAGTGGTTAAAAGGTGTTTCTTAATTACTGAAAAATCCATCACCATCCCTAACTCATCCAACTCTGTAGCAGATAAGGATACTTGCCAACACCAAGTATGCCCATGAATATTCATGCAGGCCCCAGGATGCTTAGCTATGTGATGAGCATAATCAACAAACATCTCTTTTCTTACTGTGTATGTTTTAATTGCCATGATATTGTCCTTATTAAGATTCTTACCTTACCAATTCAGTTATACAGTTTAAGTTTATTTTGAACTCTGGTCCCCATTGTACCACTGCATTAGTATTTGTTTTATATTTATACGTTTCTGAACAGAAACAGGAATTTGGAAACTATCGGGAGAAAGATAATCCTGCTTTTTCATCTTACAAATGTATCTTCTTATAATTTCCCAAAATAACTCATTGCCCTGTAACGTGATTTTATGCTTCCTTATAGCCTTAGAATTCTCCCTTGGCTTCTTAGCTACGTGCAGTTCTTCCTGATCATCTCTTAATAATAGCAAGGATTTGATCTCATTAACATCACAAAAATGCTGAAATATTGGAATTAATAAAGCTGGCGCATCCTGCATTTGCAGCATTAACTCTACATCAGATTCACAAAATGAATGAGCCTCTAATGTATTTTCAAAACTGCCTTGCTCCTCATCATCTATCAATTCACAGGAAAATACTGGTATCCTTCTAGTTTTGTTCATCAGATCAACAAAGGTATTATACAAACTCGTTTTGAATAATGACATGAAATGTTGTGGTTCTCTTATATACGGGTACCTTTTCTTCACTCTATCAAAAACTAGATAAGCTTCCTGATACAAATCCTCTGACGTATACCTGTTTCTCATACGCCATGCATGTTTTCTAATTTGGTTAATCACATAGCCTTCAACGCTTGCATTCCATTTGGGTACAAAATTAAGAATCTTTCTTTTCTTTGCTACCCTAACTAATTCAATACGCTCAATATAGCATTCTTTTCTAAGTTTGCTGTCTTCCCTTTCCTTTAAAATTTTCCTACGTATACCTTTGCGTGTAAGATAATGCCTTCTTTTGAATACAATCTGTTCGGTTATCATCTTACTGTCCTTTCTAGATAAATACTACTTTTTGCAAATAATCCTTACTAAACCAATACATAACCGTTACTTGACAGGACATCACTAAACCAATACTTTACGATACTCAACTCCACCCAACTCTACTATACTATACCATCACAAAACAATACCCAAACAAAACGATACCTGACCATACTTTTACTTTTATACCAAACAAATTTGGTAGGTATTCATGATACAGCAAGCTTTGTTCTTGTTTTCTTTACCGGAGCATCAAGACGCTCCCACGTAAAAGATCCAAAGTAACTAGATCTCCATTGACCCAACCCACCAAATATACCATAGCCCAACCATTCCTCAATATAAGGCCATAATTTTGAATTAAGACATTCTATAGTTAGTTCAATTGTTGTTCCTTCTGGAGCTGATTCAGATCTTGCTAAGCAGACCCTATCCCCTTGCATAGTAGTAACTCGCATAGACCTTTCTTCCACATCTATTGGTCCAGACAAAGCTAAATACAATCTCCTTTCCTTTACTCTGATCAATTTATTTATTGTGCTTTTGTAAGACCAACGTGTAAGCTTCATATCCTTCAATTCTTTCTTTGTGTGCTTCTTGAAAATATCATTCTCACCGTCACCATCAATCATAGCATCACAAGCAGCTTTGAAGAAACCATTAATCATATAAGAATAAAGAAATGGTCTACCTTCCTCATCCCTATGAAATAAAGTAGATGACTTGTCTATATCTTCAGCGGGCAAAGTAGACAATTCCTCCTTCTTTATTGTTACTATTTCCTCCACATCCAAATTCCTGTTTTCTGCTGCCTTGGCAACAATAAACTCAGTCGCAACATCTTTGTTGCCTGATATTGTTCCCAACAAGGGAGCTACAAATTCAAATTTTACTTTCATCTTAACTGTCCTTTCAAAATAGTTTAATATTTATACTGCTATCAAAATCACTGTCCTTAATGATGGTCCTGATTCAAAAAGATCGGGGCAAGGTGGCAGGACGTCCCACCAATTCGGCTGATCGTGCCTAGCCCCGAATACCTCAAAGTTTTAATAAATCAAAGACGTTCGACCGCTTCTTTTGCCTCCCTCAATCCCCAACCCGTAAGAGCACAGCATTCCTTGATAGCGTCAATCTTATGTCCAGAAGCCAAAAGAATACGACATTTATTCTCCCAAGTTAAAATGCCCTTTAGCCTACGAACTCGCTCTGCCGCCTTTACAACTTCTGATGGTTTGCTTTTAGCAATCTCTACCAAAATAGCATATAGGGCAGACCCCTCGACGCCCTGACACTGATTAATCAAAACATCAATTGCTTGTGGAAAATAATTCTTACTCATCTTACTGCCCTTTCAAAAAACCTCAAAGTTTATGCTGCTACCCTTTCAGCAGCTGCTAACAAAGCTATACGCTGAATACTAACAGTTTCGTCACCGAATGCTCTTAGAAATCGCCCTGAATTAGATCGTGGGCTACCACTATGCGTAGTCCAATAAGACAAGGCGTTCAGTGTACCAAATAGACTGCCTTTAGCGGCCTTAGTATTCTGACCGGGGGCAGCGTGTAGGATGGATATGATATTATCCAAAGTTTTGTCAGCTGCCTTCTGTGAATAGAACTCTTTATCCTTTGTCGTCTTTGGAAAAAGGATAGTATCAAAGAATCTACGTGACTCAACCTCAGTCATTTTCGTATCAACGGCCTTATGTATCAACTCATTAAATGAATTCCAGGCTGTATCCATATCCATCTTTTCGCGGATAGAAGTCAGGCTAACCGCACTGATATGCTTGAAGCTTATTCTTCCTTCTGCGGACGCCAATACATTCGCACAAATGGGCCGCATAGAAGTTTGCTTCACAAATGTGGGCCAGGACTTATCGTAGCTGGTAGCCATAAGAAGGTACCTGTTGATCTTATCCCCAACAAGATCTATAGGCATTGTCTCTGATTTTGCGATAGCCCAAATTCGCTCACCACCGTGAATCTTACCCGCCACCTGAATACTAAATCCATCGTAAGCCTCTGCGATATCTTTGAAGAAATTCAGGATGGTTTTAGGCTGTACTGTCTTATACCTATCTGATACATGGGCTAACGGCCTTTTCGTATCTGACCGGAACAATACGTTCTGGTGAGGCCAACTCCTTTGACCATCAGCATTAAATAATACTGGTGCTTTTTCTGCTGTCCAGTCTAATTTGGATTCCTTTGCCCAAGTATCAGCAGTTCCTTCAGGTGATAAATTGAATCCTAACCCTGCCCATGGATATACAGTTTGTCTTGTTGCCATCTTATCTTTCCTTTCTTATACTTTTAATTTTTCAATTGCTGAGAAAAAAGCTCTAACATACTCCTCACCATAATCATAGTCACCCATAATTTCCATAATATCATCTTCATTAGTATCTAATGACAACACAGTCAAAAGAGCTTTTCTTTCTATAAGTGTTAGCTTATCCATTTTTCTGCCATTTCAAAGTTTATTTATTTTGCTACCTTAAATAACTAGATCTCTATGTTTAGATACTTCATCTAATGCTGCTTCTTGTAAATCTAAAATAATATCCAACACTTCCATTTCTTCCCATTTTCCAGACTTAGCTAACTTGTATCTTTGATATTCTAATTCTTTTATCTTTTTCAACAAAACTGATTCTGTTGCACTAACAAAACCATTATAACACATCTGTTTTTGCGTTTCACGCCTGGACATTATACTGCCATTTCAAATCCTCCTACCCAATTGTAGGAGACTGTCTTTTCTATTTATTTTTTAACCGCAAGAACGAATGATCCACAGCAATTATAAACTTCAATGCCTGTAAAGTTTTCATCCTCATAGGTATTGAATAAATTCCGTGATCCACCCACAAACCAAGCACCACTAATTCCAAGTGTACTTGATAGATTAGAATCTATCATAGTAACAGGCTTAAAACCCTTATCAGAACAAGACGTACAGCCATCCACCATACCATCAAAAGATGTTTTACACGAGATGTACAGATTGCCCATGTTTTTCCTGATTAATGATTTTATTGTTGCGAGTGTTATTTTCTTAGCCATGATTCTTGTCCTTTCAAAAACGTTATTAACTTATTTACTATACATATAATAATGAATATCGGCTACATTGTCAACATAATTATTGTAAAAATTATATAATATCTATAATTTATGTAAGAATCTGCCCTAAGAGCCTAGAATCAAGGATATTTGCCTATAAATAACTGAGTATGGGATGGCTCCAGGATCATCAAAAGCCCTTGGTTTGTTAAGTAGTGTCGCCCTTTTAACAGACAACCCTGGAAGTTGTGATGGTATCCCAAGTTGCTGAGCTGCTACCCCAGAATCAAACATGATTCTGACTCTAGCAAACTTCTTTGCCAATTTAATAATGGCCGCCGCCTGTGCTGGCTTCATTGACGTAGACATCAATCCTACGGCTCGTACAGCATGCTTCTGACCATAAAAATCAATCTTGAGTACATCTAGTGGACCTTCCACTATCACAAGCACCTTACCTCCCTCTAAGACGTTTTGACCATTGAATACATGACCTTTTACCAAGTTTCCTTTTGGGTAAGCTAAATAACGCAAAGTGCTTTTACCTACTGCCCTGCCTGTCCACCCAATCAATTTATTGTTGATAGAAATAACTGGTAAAATCAACCGACTCTTCCAATCCCCATCATTAGCAAACTTCAGAGAATAGAGTTTTGTGATTGCCCTTAAATCCTGTTTCCTGAATCCTCTGTCAACTAGGTATCTTCTTGCTCTTGGGCAATCATTAACAGAAGTAAAGCAGGATGGGAATTTCTCTATTACCTGTTTGACTTTTACTTTTTTTCCTAATACTTCCTGTGCCCTGCTTTTTAAATCATTCATTGTGGCAGTGACTTTGGAAGAATCATTTACAATTTCATCTGCGTCAGCGTAAGAAATACCAAGTAGCTGAATCAGCAACCTGTGGGCTCCCCTGCCCCTATGCTTCTTATCACGCCAGCATCCATAATAGCCCGTGGTAAGGTCTATTCCCATATGGAAGCCTACATCTCCCCTACCACAGAACGGGCAACAGATGTTAATGTTGCCCCTCTTTACATTTCTACCTTTTGTGATCCATTCTATTCGGTAGTTTCTGAAAACTGCTTCCCAATCTGTGAATGGCATCAAAATAGCCCCTTCAATATGTACCTTGGATTCTCTATGAGTTTTAGTCTTGGTCTTGTTCTCTTCCTATCCTTTGAAATAGAGTGGTACTTATTAACTTATTTACTATACATATAATAACAACTATCGGCTGCATTGTCAACAACCATTTTGTAAAAATTATGTAATATCTATAATTTATGTAAGAATCTGCGTTATTAAGCCAAAACAGTCATTTTAACCATTTCCATCAAACGTAATAATCTCTACCACATCAACACGAACAAGATGTTTTGCTTGCTGTGCATGCAATCTAGCGATCTGCTTTACTCCCTGACTGCTATTGTATTCCCAATCACATTCCTGACATTTTGCTGTACTAACACTCTTTATCTGAGTTCTTTTCATTATTTTATACCTAATACCGAATGAAAGAAATGAGCACAATCTCTCTGCAACTCCTGCTTGCCCCATTTTTCTTTCAAATCCAGCATATATCCTATACATGCTGGTACTGGATATATCGTCTCTTGTAGATCATGATCAGGAAGGTTTTCTAGATGAATTATTCTATAGTTTCCTTGGGACATCATACCCCAAGTCCAACCACTACCATCCTCAAAATCTACTTTGTCAAAATCTACTTTGTCAATATCAAGGTCTTTCCAGTCTTTAAATATCTCACTCATACTATTCTTCCTTTTAACAAGTAGCTAACACCTTTACCAAACCGTTGATGTCATCATGGTCCCATACCGCATAGTACTCAGGTGCATCTGTATACAACCCATTTCTACGAGACATGCCAAAAGCCATAGGTATATTAGTTTCTCCATCCATAGCGATATCCAGTTGCCCCATCATATCAACATCACCAGTACACTCTATCTCATCTATCAAAGATATTTCTACGTAGTCTACAGGAACTTCATTATCGTATATAGTCTCGCCCTTACGCATTAAACCTGTGAACACTTGAGGAGAGTATTCTGCATAGAGCATACCTGCTGGCAACTTATAAAATTCTTCTCGTTTTACAATTCTCATGCTATTTTTCCTTTCAATAAATGGGTTTGTGCCCTTTTCTAGCTCTATTTATATTTTGATTCTTTAACAAAATAAGCCTTGGTCTTCTTACCACGCTCTTGTCCTCTAAAAACACGTCTCGTTTCTTTTTCGCCTCTAGATATGCCGTACTCGCTTGTTTGGCTGTATCGTAAGAACCCAGGTGTCTATACTTACCATTGAGTCTTATCTGTGCCTGAAACTTACCAGAAGTTTTGCGGAGAATGTAACCTTTTACGTCCCGCAGGTTAAATGCATTCTGCTGATGGGTTACAATCCGAAGCTGACTCCTGCGATTATCTAGTGTGTCATGGTGAATATGATCAACTTCCCGTTTATCACCGTGTCTTAAGCCGAGTATTAGCCTATGCATCCTAACCGTACACTCACCACCTCCAGGTTTGGACTCAGCTCTCTGAGCATAATACGACTTAGTACATGGATACCAAGCTGCATACCATTTCCACTGATTCAGCCATTCATAATCTTCATCATCTACTAACGCAAATTGACCTTGTGTTAAATATATTACTTTCATGGGACAGGCTCCAAATAAAGCTGTGTGCGAGATCGACCCTGTCCAAAGAAATGTTTCCCGCACAGCAGCTTAATGATTTAGTTTTGGACAAGATCATAAGCCTATAATATAGGTTATCAAAGAACAGGTCAAGAGTAAAATTCACCTTTTCAACTTTATCCGCTTGCTTTTCTTCTTAAATCCTACTTTACGTGACTCCACAACCTTCTCGAAAAAGCTCTTACCTTCAAGCAGGCCTTTATATATACTCTCTTCTATTGAATTCTTGTACATAAGAACATACAAGTATACAGTGTGCCGATCTTCTGTTTTCTTTCCCCGATGCAAACGCTTCATCATCTGGCGATAAATAATTGGAGAGTCATGCAGCTCGTAGAAGAACCCATAATTTGCTACTTGTAAATTCAAACCGAACGCTGCGGCTTCATTAGCAATCAGTATCCTATGTTTAGGTGATGTTTTAAATCTTCTCTGAACGCCAGACTTATCTTTCTGCCCTGACCAAAGACGCTCGCTTTTAAACCCTTCCTTTTTCAGCCTCTTTTGTAAGTACTCACCTGTTTTTACATAGCTATGAAATAGGCAAATCTTGCTTGTTTCAGGAACTTGTTTTAAACGTTCCACCAGTTCATCAAATTTCGGATTCTTTTCAAACTCAATCTGATGTTTTCCTTCTTGTCCATCATCTAATTCTAAATAACCTGAACACAAACGTCTCAAACGTACATAGGCATTTCCAAGCAAAGCTAAAGAGCTTTCCTTATCCCTGAACTCTACCAACAACTTATCATAATACGCTATAACATCAGGATCAAACCTTACTCGTAAAGCTACCTCCACTTTATCAGGTAAATCTTCAAATTCATTTTCATTATACCTTATAGAACGATGCTTTAGCATCCTACTGAGCAACCCCTTTTTTCTTTTATCAAAATGCCATTCATCCCATCCAGTGAAGTAGTTCTTTTTCTTGATGTATAAAGCTGACCGAAAGCGGCCTACTGTTTGGAATGTTTCTCCCAAGTCACTTACGAAAGATTGAGAATAAACGATAAGAGGGTCTTTACCAAACGCAGTACCAGTTAATGAATAATGCTGTTCTGTGTTTTTTGATAACCTTCTGCATGCAATAAAAAACTTTGAAGTTGGGCCTCCAAGATGTGTTGATTCATCATATACAGATGTGGTGAACATTCTTTCATATTTTGCACCCTTTCCACCATAGCTATAAGCGCCCTTCTTATTTTTGCTCCTAACCATCCTCAGCCAGCCAGCGTAGGTTACAATCACTATTTGATTTTCTTCCTCTTCCAAAGCTTCTAATCTTTGGTTTCCTTTAAGATCTGGTGTTATGCCTATTCTCCTTATATCAGGAGCATGAATATCACACTCGTCCAGCCATGAATCTACATTCGTTACGCAGGGAACTTGCACTACCATTCTTGCTTTTGGATTCTGCATTAACTGATACCGGAATAGATCAAGCATTGACTTACTTTTTCCTCCGCCCATATCCACCTGGACATAGTATCCTCTGTACTTTATACAGAGCAAGAAAACAACCTTCTGATGTTTATATGGCTCTGTAATAAATACTGGTTTAGGGTGAAGCATATCTAACAATCTATCAAGATTTGTATTAGATACTCGCTTGGCCTTTGTTGAATCACAAAAATCCCGCGTGGTATACTCCGTCATTGCTTTTTTAGATATTACCATTATTTGGTTACTTTCTTACTCAACTTGCGAAGCCTAACAATAACCTACATTTGATGACTAGTTAAGGCTTTTACTTTAAGCCCCCTCTTATCTATAAATAAAGATTTATTTGAATCCGACATAGCCACCAAATCAACGGCAGAAGTAAGTATAGATCCCGTTTCTATAAAATTAGCCCATTGATCTAAAGCTTGGCTTACTATTTCATTATCTGAAAATTTTAATATGTCACACATAAGTATTCCTTCTATATATCATCATCATCAAAGTCCTCTTCATTATTACCTTGTGGTCCGTCAAGAAAACGCTCATAACTAGTTGATTTCAAAACACTATGTAAACAAAACTGGCCTATACCATAAGCCTGTGAAATCAAAACTTCAAACTTGGAAATATCAGTTCTGCCCTTATCTACATATATACGTGATAAATTCAAAGCTTTCTCTGCCTTGGTTTGTGAATATGTAAATACGGTATCAGATATACCTATCTTTTCATAAGATTCAGCACTATCAACTTCTGTTACCAAGCGTGCTGTTGCCCCTGCTTTATTCGTTTGTGTCACGGCACAGATGGCTATATTCTGCTTGACTCCTATACCTCTTAGCTGCCCATACAAAGACCCTATGCTATGCCTATATTCGCCAATAGTAGGCAAGGCCATAAGATCAGGATAATCTATACAAATCATATCGGGAATGAAATTAACACTTGCTTGCAGCATTTCAATAAAAGATTCCAATGCCTTAATTGTAAGAAATTTTGTTGGGAACTCTTTTACAATTAATGGTGGTCGCCTACCCTCTAATACTGATCCAACTTTTGCTATAAGGTGCTGCCTTATTCCAGGCTGCTCTAAATGGGGCCTACCCTTAATGACAACACTGGACATAGAGGAAAACCTACCCCTATCATCTTGTTTGAATATTTGAGTTGCTATTTCTTGTTCTCTTTTTCTAATCGAAAACAAAGATTGCATAAACCTACCGCACACCTCCTCTTCACTCAATTCCAGAGTGACGTATAGCACCTTCTTCCTTTGCAGCAAAGCCAGCTTGGCAAGATGTACCAACCACCAACTTTTACCCCTACCTGATGGAGCCACCATTAAATGAAGCCTTTTCCTTGCTGGCCCTAATCTTGCATCATCCAGCTCTTTTATACCACACAGAAATGGCATATTGGAAGCGTCTAAGAATCTTAATGATTTAGAAGTATCGCTTAGTAGCGTACCAGTATCAAATAGGTCAAAGGATCTATCTAGGCTGCTCGCAAGGGCTAAGCTAGCTTGTTCTACCCCTTCTTCTGTATCAGCGTCTAGATGGTCAATAGCAGAGGAAATACCCTGCTTTAAAGCTTGGTATCTACAAAATGCTGAGGCTTGTGATAAGATGAATTCCCTATTCGATGTTTCCTGTAATTCTGTGATGACTTCGTAAATTTGGTTGAATAGTGAACTTTGTTCTGGGAACCTTCTTTGCAGCTGCTCAACTAGGTCTATCGTGTGCTCACCGGGCACCTTATCATATTTAGAAATATATCTTAATGAAACTTTTGCTATGTCTCTATAATATGGATCATAATCAGCGTGCTCAAGAAGGCCTGCTACAAACTTACCACCACCAGGAGAGTCATCGTAACAAAGTAATGACAGCAAACCTTCTTGAATCCCTGTAGATAATTGCATATATTAGCCCCTTTTATTCTGAGTCAAGAATACTCACAACGTCTGCTTCTCTTATTACCTTATGGATTAGAGTCTTTTCCTCTAACTTTTTCAAAGCTTCTAAATGACCCTGACAAGCTCCTATTTTTACCTGTATCCAATTAGGCTCATGCTCTCTAAAATCCAACACTGCTCCATGGGAGAACCAACTTGTAATGATCTCACCGTCTTCTTTAGAATTAACAAAAGAGGCTAGATTGGATTTCATGTCAGGCTTTCCCCCACAAACAAAACATGATATCCATGCAATACCAATACCTCTTGAGGCAAAATGATATGATTGACCAAACTTATAATCATCCAATACTATTTCAATTTTTGATATTTTCTCAAGCTCAACCCCCAATGATACTACCCCACCAGTAAGTAAACCACTGATATATTGAATTCTTTCTTCATGTACACTACCACGCTCAATATCACCAAGCCTTCCTCTAAGCCTGACAAGATCATTTCTGACGTCTTGAAGCAGAACGCTTATTGGTTTACTGAAGTCAGTGCCGTAAATAGGATTTTGTTTGTTCCGTTCTTGTTCTTCCTTCGTTCTCATTTTATTGTCCTTTAATTTGCTACTGCGTAACATTGGTAACATAATCATCAAGATCATTAATGAAAGATTCTTCATCAAAGTCATCATCTTTGCCATATCTTCCTTCTTCAACATACTCCATCATAGCTTTTAAGCCTAATCTAACCGTCTCTTGAATTCCTGTCATCTTTATACTCCTAATTTAATAATGCTGGTTGAGGGTATCGAACCCACTCGGCCTCTTTCGAGATTCAGATTTACAGTCTGAGTTGCCTCCTTAACAATCTATACCAGCTTTACAAAAATCAACCATTAATTGCCCAGAATGGGACTCGAACCCATATACTCTATTGAGCAGGAGATTTTAAGCCTCCCATGTCTGCCAATTCCATCATCCAGGCTTATTACCTTATTCAACTTCATACTTTGTAACTGTCGTTACCGCTATAGGAGAAATCAAATCTCCTTTTATAATTAAGATACCATCACCCCAATAATTAGTATCCTTATCCTTTGGCATACTATCAAAAACTAAACCATCACCATAATACTTTTCATTTATACGGGATTCAAGCTGTTCCTTAGTCACCTGATCAACCGTGTTCTGATGAATTACATAATACATATTCTTATCCTTTCTTCCTTTAAATTAAAAAATATCTGATACTGAGTCACGTCGACCTAACTTTATCAATAAGTACGGTGTACAAAAGTTGATCTTCTTTTGCCGTGACGGCCATCTGCACCATATCAGTATCAGATATCTAACTTATACTATTCCATGTCTTTTCGCTCTTTATCACTATAACAACACTTCACACTTTGACCACCAGCAGACTGACCTCGCATGCTGCTTACATTACGAGACAGACCCGCATAAGCTTGCTTGGATTTGCTAACATTAAAATTAGCCGTCTTACCAATACTAATACCAATACTACCTGCCTCAGCAAAAGCATCCTGATTAGCCCCAATGAAGGTAAATTCCCATTTATACTCATCAGTTTGCTTCTCAATCATTTCCTTAATTTGAGCTCTTTTAAACTCCATACTTGAGTTCTCGCCTCCGTCAGTCACAATCACAAAAACAACCAGACCAGGGCGATCATCCTCATTCATCTTTGCTAAACGCTCACCAGTTTCATTAATGGCTTTGCCAACAGCATCAAGAAGTGCCGTCATTCCCCTTGGAACTAACTTATATTTGGGGACATCCTTTATAGGTACGCCATTATGCACAAACTCATAATCAGTATCGAACTGAACTAGAGTTAAAAGACATTCTCCTTCTTGCTTCTTTTGGTCCTCAATAAACTGATTGACCCCACCCTCTGCGTCTTCTTTACACATTTGCATGGAACCACTTCTATCAAGTACTACTGTCAAATCTGTTAAATCTTTTTTCATTTTACTTTCCTTCTTAATTAATAACTCGTTTAAAAAATATATAATACCGATTACCAGCTTGTTACCAAGATACCGGAATCCAACCGTCTTACTGGTATCGGTATCAGATATATTACTATACAGTCTGAAGCAGTTTATCACATTCAAACACTAGTAAAGACCCTTCAATATGTACCTTGGTTCCTTCTCTATTAGTTTTAGTCTTGGTCTTCTTGCTGTACTACTGTCATCTGAAATGGTATGGTATTTCTTTTTCGCTTCGAGATAGGCAGTACGGGCTTCTTTGGTAGTGTTATATCGTCCTAGAAACTTGTTTTCACCACCAACACCTATCTGAGCATGGAACTTACCAGAAGATTTATTAAAATAATATCCTTTTACCTCGTACATGTTAAAACTGTTCTGTTGGTGAGTGACAATACGAAGCTTATTTTTACGATTATCTAAAGTGTTGTGTTCTACATGATCAACTTGCCGTCTATCACCATGCTTCAAACCCAAAATTTGTCTATGCATCCGAACATGTCGCTGCCCTCCTCCAGGTTTGGTCTCAGCCCTATCAGCATAAAATGATTTGGTACACGAAAACCAGTGTGCATACCATTTCCATTGATTCAGCCATTCGTAATCTTCGTCATCTACCAATGCATATTGACCTTGCGTTAGTATTATTTTCTTCATAGGTCGAACTCCAAAAGAAGCTGTACGTGGGACAGAGTTCGACCAAGAAATGATGCCTCACGTTACAGCTTAGTAATCTAGTTTTGGTCGAATATATAAACCTATAATATAAATTATCAAAGAACTTATCAAGAACACTATTTACCAACTACTATTATACTATACTAAACAAGCTTCGTTTTCAGGTAGACCATAAAGAGCTTCCATTAGGTTTTCAGAAGCCTCTTCTTTATTCTTTCCCATTGATTTCATATAATGATCAGTAAAGTCCTTATGAAAAGGATTATACTCACAGTTAGCCATCTCCATAATATCCATACTCGACCTTGATCCAAAGCAGATCCCAACACGGGCTTCTACAAGATCATTTTCATGCTCACAGAAAGATATTGAGGTAGTTAGAAAAAACATTTCTCCATTGATATTATTTTGAGTTTCCATTTAAAACTCCTTGAACAATTGCAGAACCTAGTCCTGCCTCTAGGTATCCTGGAAAATTAAAATCTACGGCTCGCGGCGTATTTCGTAAATTGTTTAGCACAATTCCAACCGAAACCGGAACATCTATATCACGTAAATAATTAATTAGGCAGCTTACCAAAAAAGTCATTATTGCTAACGTTTCCCTACGATCTTTAATTTCAAACTTTTCCTGTGCCCAGGTAAATAACCAAGCTGCTGCTTCCTTATCTTTTTTCCTCTTAAACAGAATGCCCTGCGGTACCATCACCGATAAACCACAACAATCAAAGCTTGTTTTCATAGCAGAATAAGTCACTGTTACTGGCACAGAGGAAGACCGAACAGCAGGCTTCTCCGTAAAGAGGCTGTCCACTACCGCTTTAACCTTCTGACGCTCTGCATCAGTTAATTGAGGTAAACTGGTTATTATTTTTTCGAATAACATCTAGCTGATCCTGTTCGTATCTAATGTTAAGGGTTTTTGCCCACTTTAATATCTTATCTACATCAAATCTAACACTCTTTAGTTTACCGCCTGGCAGCTGAATATAAGGCATACCTTTATCCCGACGCCATAAATAGATAGTCATCTCTGTTCGCCGAAACAGTTGTTTTGCTTGATTGATCGTTATGCAATTTTCCAAAGTTGTCATCTGCCTTTGCATCTTATCACTCCAAAGTTGTCATTTCGTATTTTTTACTGATATACTATTATAATACATTGTACATAGAAAATCAAGAACTTTTATATATATTATAATTTTTACATTATTTCGCTTGACTATCTACCCGATAGACTATATATTATACATAACTTTTACAAGTTAATCATTTATTGAAAGGACAAGAAAATAAACCTTTGTTTTGAAGTAATAATGCAGATTCTTACATAAATTATAGATATTACATAATTTTTACAATAATTACCTTGACTAATAACCCGATAGACATTACAATAGGGTCAATAAAGTTAATAGGTACTACATTTGAAAGGACAAGAGTTATGAAGACCACAATAGCAAAAAGAATCAGAATGAACATGGTAAGAAGAATGCCCATCAATGAGGTTTTTGCAACAACCAAGCATTTCAAAAACCTCAACTTAGAGCAGCTCAAAGAAACCTTGAGACTAGAAATGGAAACCTATCCGATTTAATATCCAGCAACTAATACCTCCTCCTGGAATCAGCCAGGAGGATTTGAAAGGATAAGAATCATGCTGACCATAGATGCAAAATCAGATTGGAATGTTTCAACTGAAGTTGATCATTACAGAAATATAACCAAACTTAATGTATATGATTGTCGTGATCATTCCATCGTACTTTTTCACCCATTCCTTGATGGACTTGAATTTGATCATAGCGGCTATTGTGATGCCATTGCCTTGTGTTTTGGTTTACTATCACCATTCCACAAAAACATAGCAACCAGCAATTCCATTTTCATTCCTGCTAATCTTGATGAAGCCAAGAAGATAATAACTGATAGACAACCTGACCCTGACAAAGAAACCTGCCCTATTTGTATAGCAATGAAAAAAATGAAAGGACAAGAAAATGTTACACACAGAAAAAGAAGCAATGACTAAAATATGCCCAATACGAGATAAAGACGTGTGCCATAGCTTTTGTTTGGGTTCTGCTTGTATGTGGTGGGAAGAAATACATTCTAAAATCACAAGAGAAGATCACTCTGGTGGAAATGCAGCAATGCATACTGCTATAATGCACATACACAAAAACCACGGAGGAAAGCTAGCAGAAATCAAACGAGAGGGTCCTCCCGGTAGCACTGGCGTATTTATCATCGAAGCTCGCGGTCGCTGTGGTGCCTGCCATAAATAGACTTAGCCACCTTTACAAGATATTTTGAAAGGATAAGAACTATGAAAATCACGATCAAACACAGAGTAACGGATGCCATCTTATTTGAGGGCGATTATGAAACAACTCAGAATACCGTTCTTGAGGCATTGAGAACTGGGACAAATCTGAGTGGGGCAAACCTGCGTGGAGCAAACCTGAGTGGGGCAAATCTGAGTGAGGCAAACCTGCGTGAGGCAAATCTGAGTGAGGCAAATCTGAGTGGGGCAAATCTGAATTGGGCAAACCTGCGTGGAGCAAACCTGCGTGGGGCAAATCTGAGTTGGGCAAACCTGCATGGAGCAAACCTGCGTGGAGCAAACCTGCGTGGGGCAAATCTGAGTGAGGCAAATCTGAGTTGGGCAAATCTGAGTTGGGCAAACCTGCGTGGGGCAAAAATTCAAAATGGCATAGAGATTTTACTAACCCCGTATCAACTTGATTGCTCTGATTATTTTGTTTTTGTCTGGGATAAGCACATAAGAATTGGGTGTGAATTCCATTCTATGGACGACTGGTTTGCTTTTTCTGACAAGGCAATTTTAGCTATGGATGGGAAAAGTGGCCTAAGATGGTGGAAAATATGGAAAGACCCGATCCAAGCAATCTGTATCAATACTCAGAGATGGATTAAGGAATAACCCATGATACATCACGCCCTCTGCAAAAGAGCAACAATTGAAGGAGATTGAATAAAATGAAACGAAAACAAAGACCAACAGCAAAAGTAAGGCTTGATGGTGACCCCATTTTAAAAGCCATATGTGAGCCTATAAGCCCTGATGAAGACATCAGACATATAACCCGTGATATGATCTACATCTTGGCTAATAGCAAGCATGGGGTAGGTCTATCGGCCAACCAAGCGGGCTACGCTAAACGAATCATCGTAGTCAAAGAAATTCCTGGGGCTGTTTACACTGTGATGATTAACCCTGAATTCTCAGATGCCCTACCCAATATACTACCAAGCAAACAGGTAGAGGGGTGTCTGTCTTATCCTGGCAAGTATGTAGAGGTGGCAAGGCATAGAAAGATTAATGTCTCCTACGAAACTGAGAATAATGAACTTGTCACAGGAACGCTATCTTATATGTCAGCCCGAATTTATCAACACGAAGTTGATCATCTTAATGGAATTTGTATTGTAGGTGAGAAAGGGTAAGATCAATGCTCGAAAAACTAGATGAATGTAAACACTGCACGCTACGAGGAAATCTTAAAGCCTGTAAAGAGATTAAATGCCCCGCACAGAACAGTTGGTATGCAAAAGAGCAGCAGAAGCATATCTATAGCCTGATTATGATAGCAAAACGTATTATTGTCATCGCTCCAGAGGCTCAAATAGGTAAAGATGCCCAACAACTTATTAATAAAATTGAAGGAGATTAAATAAGATGAAACTCTATGATACCCTTGGTAATAAATTAACAGCCTTTATCTCAAAAAAATTACATAACCACAATGATGAAATATACAAACAATTTAAAAAAGCTAAAGAGGTTATGGTAGTTAATGTTAAGCGTGAGATAAAATTAAAAGAAAAACTCCTTAAAGAGCACCGAGACTACCTTACTAAACTAAAAACAATGAAAGCCAAAGATATACCAATTGTCCCAAACCCATTTGATTAAAAGAGATTGAATAAAATGAATATCAATAAAAATAAATTACTCATATACCAACTAGGGTTTCAAAGCATAGCAGTAGGACTTGCATTAGTATAGCCTCTACATCCAGTCTCAGTATTAATTTACACCGGACTATGGGGTGCTGGTCTCGCTTTACTCGCTATTAACCATTGTCTTAAAGATTAAAAGAAATGAAAATAACAAAAAGAAAACGACTAAGATTAATACAGGCCCTACACCTTGCCATAGACTCTGAAAAAGCATTGATAGATGCTTACTGGATAAGGAGAGAGCCAAATAATAGAGATTACATTATGGAAGGCTCTGTTGGCCTTGTGAGAAGAACTGAAGCCAGTATAAAGGCATTTGAGAAACTCTTAAAAGAATTGGAGAATGAATAAGATGTTTTCAGTACAACAGAAAAGAGAAATAGCAGAATCAATACAACAAATTCTAGCCGGAACTAACCATCCGGAACTACCTAGTAGGGGTGAAATTAGCTTCTCTTTGCATGTAGAAGGAGCAGAAAAGTGGTCTTGGGCTGATATAAAGAACAATGGAGCCTGTCTAACACCCTCTATTAATCTACATAATGAGAATGGGAGAAAAAGAAATAAAAAGATTTCTCTTGATTACGTAAAATAAATCCTTTATATTCTAATATTATGTACTGTAGCTACCAAATACAATTCAATAATCAGCACACAACTCTTTTGGTAGAGAGTGGTACATATCAGATTAGGTCTTAGTTAACGCTAAGGCCTTTTCTTTTACCTTTAAATAAGTTAATGCTCTACATCAAGAAAAAGAATATGATGAACTCACGGTTAAAAGCTTCCTAACGGTGGTGACTGGAGAAATAATAGTAGTAATGCTCAGTCCTGAGGCGGTCCAACTTGGTATTAACTTTGGATCAGAAGTGAGTAATAAGCAGAAGCATAAGGTTAAGATAACAAAAGCTTTCTCCTTTGATGATGATCTTGTATTAAGTACTTCTTTCATAACTCTATAATTACATTGTTATTCTTACTTGTTAAGATTATGTTGATAATTAAGATTATAATTAAGATTATAGGTTTCAAGCTAGAAGTAGGTAATACCAAGAAAACACCGTTATAAGTATGCCAAGGTAAAAGCTGAAGAAAGTAAGTTTATGAACAAGAAACAAGCTTATCAAATCTATTTACAAAGTAGTGACTGGAAACTTAAACAAGCTATTGCTTTAAGATTAGCAAAATACCGCTGTATTGAATGCAACACTACTAAATGCGTTGAAGTTCATCACAGAAAGTATGGTGATTGGTACAATGCAGATCCTAAGAAAGATCTAGTAGTGGTTTGTAGGAAGTGTCATCAAGACGTTCACGATCACAAAGGTTATGTTTTCAATCCTAAAAGAAGAAAGAAACCTAAAAATAAGAAGAGAGAACTTTCAATTCAAGAAAAGGTCGAATTGCAAGAAAGAATTGCTAGCCAGCAAAATAAGATTGATCCTAGATCAAGGTATGATAGGTACTTTCCGCACTCAAACCGTATAAGTAGATAACAGCTATTATTTATTTATAAGGATTAACATGACAGACAAAAAATTAAATATCCACTCCATCTTTTTTAGCCTCCAAGGTGAAGCACTATACTCAGGGCGACCAGCAGTCTTCATTCGTTTATCTGGGTGCTCTCTTAATTGCTCCTTTTGTGACACGGATCATATCACAGGAGCAAAAGAATGGGAAGACGATGATATCGTAAAGGAAGTGCTAAGGTGGCCCCAAACTGACCTTGTGGTAATTACAGGTGGTGAGCCATTTATGCAGGACTTCTCAGTTCTGTGCTCAAAACTATTCCTTTATGATAAAATTATTCAAATAGAAACCAATGGTACCATTCTACCAAACTGGTATCACGATATAGCAAAACTAAGGCAGGCCCATATTTCTATTGTCTGTTCTCCCAAAAATATGGATGTCGCGAAGCAGATGGTGCCTTATGTAGAGGCTTTCAAATATGTGGTCAAAGCTGGTGATCTCCATGAAGGCTCAGGACTGCCTATAGGCGTGTTTAACGCCCTTAACTATGCGGGCCAGTGGATTATACCCAAACAGGTCTATCTCCAGCCTATGGACGAGCAGAGCCACGATAAAAACGCTGCTAACCTCCAAGCTGCCATAGCCTCTTGTCTCCAGCATGGATATTGTCTATCAATCCAGATTCAGAAAATAATAGGATGTGAGTGATATTATGAGTACATTAGTAATTAAAATTGATGAACGCACACTTAAGGCGCTTGTGTATAAGCATCTCAAAGACAGTCTTGGAGATGTACCTTTAGAAGCAAAAGATATTGAGATCCAAGTTAAATCAAAACAGAACTATAAAGCTGAATGGGAAGAAGCAAGTTTCAGAGCAATTGTTAATAGGATAATATGATATGAAAGAATTACTGGAATGGGTCAAACAGAGAAATGATATTAGGCATCATTCAAGAGTTATAAATGCTTTTATAAGTATGGATCATGTCTGCTTGTATCACCACTGGGATAGTAGTAGTAATAGAGCAATTCTTTTATCTATTGAAAGTCTTGCATTTTATATGCGTGATGTGTGTATTAGTAGAGATATTGGTGGACAAAAAACTGATTGGACCAACGAACTAGGAAAAATAACAGGCAATGATGATAGCTATAATCTAATGTTATCTGATCCGGTTCAATGGGTTTGCGCTGCTGTTATAGCTTGGGAAAGATCAAAATGAAAGATAATATTTCTGAGCATACAAAGAGAACTACTAATTGTGACCATGAAATTAAAACAGCCTATCAATACGTTGATCTGCATCTACCCGCCAAGCCACTTGCAGGATCAAAGCCTGATCCAAACAACGCCTTATCTAAAGGCCTGACTGCTGAGTGGATAATGAATGAAGGAAAGTGGTAACATGTTTCCTGTATTGATATGAGGAATAGAAACAAAAACAAGACCGGCCCAAAGAAACAATCTAAGGGCCGGCCTAGCCGGTGAGGAGAGATAAGATGCTTGTTATTTTTCAAGTAATATTGTTAGCTTATCATCCAAAGTCTTAAATTGTAAATCCACCAATTTCTTATTATTTTCACTTATTGAATCACAGCCTTCTTTAGATTGCATTTTATCTAATCTTTGCAACATAACTTCATGCTTTTTATCCAAATCAGCAAATATCAAAGTCCTGTCATTCTGATGGCCAGCTAGGTGTTTTACAAACCCTCCAAATAGTATCGACATCAAAGTAGCAAGCATACCTGATAAAATTAGAATTGCTTTTGCCTCCCATTCACCTGGAGTTGCTACGCCTAAGGCTACTGCTGTTAATCCTGTACCTGTCCATAGAGTTCTTATTCCGTAGTAAGTCAAAGTTGTTTTCATCATACTGAGCTCCATTTTAAAATCTTTGCTGAATTTATTTATTGTTCATTTCTGTTAGCTGCGTTTCCAACGCTTCTATTCTATTCATCAACGATTCTAATTGCCCATTTGTTATGTTGGCTGATTGCTTGTCATGTGGTACTTCTTTTATTTTTAATTCTTCTTTTCGCTTAGCAATATCAAGAGCAGATTTTTTATGCTTTTTCCATGTACCATCTTTCTCTTTTTTAAAAACATCTTCTACATCAGAACTTTGTATTTTAAGACTATGCTCCCCTGGACCAGCTTGAAGCTCCAAATCCATTTCTGAGCAGCTTCCTCCCCTAAGAATTTTACCTGATTGGTCTATAACAGAATATGGAATACTCATTATAAAATCTTTCTATTTTTTAACTTCAAGAACCGCTAAGCTGCTCCATATGGCACTATTAATAGTCCCAGGCACAGTAGCGGTAACATATATATAATAGGTGTAACTCCCTGCTGCCGGCTGCTCTACAAATGAATATGCAACTGTATCGCTTGCATAGTATGTTACTGTTGTAGCAGCAGCCAAAAGTGCGGCACCTCGATATATCCACCACGTAAATCCACTATTTACAACAGAATGTGTGAATGCCGCTGTAATAAGAACAGGTGATCCAGTTAATGTGATAGCAGCAGCCCCTAAAGTTGTTATGGCTAAGGAAGTATAATTAATGGGGCCAGCCGTAAAGCTACTTGCCATTTTAGTTACATTGTCATCCAAAATCTTTGTTGTTATTACCGCAGCATCATTTAGTTTGATAGTTGTAATGTTACTGGCAACAATACTATCAGCAACAATACTATCAACGGCCATTAGAGAAGCTGTAATAGTTGATGCTTTTATGTTAGATGCAACAATAGTTCCATTTTGTAAAGTCAGAGCATGCTGTGGTTGAGTAAGTGCTAAAGGATAAGCTATGTGTGTAACACTATCTTGTGCAGCTATAGGATATTTATTTGCTCCTATTATATCTGTTTGACTAGCTGATTTTTGATAAGCCGCTGTGGAAATATCAGTATCAAGATAAACATAAGCCAATGCCGTGTTAGAAGCAGCGATAGAATAGGAAGTGCCATTTAAGAAGAAAGTATGGGCATTCCAAGAAATGGACCCAGCAGGAGTGTCATCAAGCCAAGTAGCTCCTTTTGTAAAGGGCATATCAAGATTCAAGGGTTCCGCCCAAACAGATGAAGGAATTCTATTATTTATATTATCCCAATTAATAGGAAGTATCGTAGAATCAGAGGTAATAGGCACTTGATCTGGTACAATGGTCAGCACTGGGGTAGTCGTGCCATCAATAAACATATCATCATACCAGTCAACAGCTGAAATTGTAGCAAAACCATCAGAGTTTCTTTCAATACGAGTTATGGCATAATTATTTTCAACAATTGAATCAGGCCCAAACATTCCGATATCGCCTATTACAGGTGTATTAGCAAAAGCGGAACCAACTACTAATGTAGTCTCTTCCCCACCTATGGCTACAGTAACTCCACTAATACTATAAACATCAATTCTTTCTTCCACACCACCAATATCAGTTGTTCGTAAAGCTATTTTATCAGCTGATGAAGCCTCTAAACCTGTGCTGACTACAATACCAGTAGTAGATAAAACTTGACTTACTCTTATTTCATCTCCCCAAACACAAACAGGGGTTTGAACTTTAATAGCATCACCAATAGTACAAGCCAAAGATTCAATATCTACTTTTAGTTCAATTATCCATTTTTGCTGCCTTGTTTGCTCCAAATCATTTAATGCATATCTCCAAACTTCAGATTCACTTGTAACGCCTGTTAAATTTAGAGTAGCTTTATTATACGCACTTGAAGGAGCAGAAACGTCTTGTCTTTTTACTGTGGTTGTTTCAAAGTCCACGTTTTTATCTTTGTACTGAATTTCTAATTCAGTCACCCTTCCGTTTGAAGGAATCCTAGCTCTTTTAAAGCCTTTCATTAATTGATTATCAATAGTGAATATCTGTGATGGCGTTTTAGGCTTATTAATTGCAAAAGAAAGTTTAGTCCCTATTAATACAGGCATACATCTAGCCACTTCACATACTTCCAAAATGGCATCCCATATAGTTGTCCTTACATCAAAGCCCCTATTAAGGGTCATTCTTGGTTCTGTGCCACCATCATAAGCAGGAACTAATTCAGCAAGGTAATCATGTAACTCTAATAGTTTTGCTAAATCTATTCTATTTTCTGCCAATCCTCTGTTATGAGAAACATAATAAGGAGTACCAGAACCATCACCAATAATTACAGGCATTGCCGCTAGCCAATATAAAACATCAGCCGGATTATTATAGTAACCATATAACCAAGTTGCCCCCGTATAATGGCCTATAATGTTACCTTTAATAATAACTGAGAAATCCAATGAATTAGCAATTTCATCAGTATCTACATTATTAACTGCCAAACAAGCCAAACCTGGATAAGATAAATCATGTTCTAAATACTCTTGTATAGATTCAAGAACTAATTTATCTCCAAATCTAAGAGCACTTTGCTCAGGAGTAGTTTTGGTGACTTTTACAACATAGGACTTTCCAGTTTCTATTGTTACAGGGGCGCCACCTAAATAAGTTCCACTTGATATGACCTCTAATCTTATAACATTAGTAATCTTTTCAGATGCGTACCAATTTAAAAGTGTTTGATAAGCTCCTCCAACTTCCTTAATTTCAATTTTTGTACCAACTGAATGTGGCCACAATGTACCTAGATTATCCAACCAATAGACACCCGAAGGATAAGCGATTATGATCTTTAGCTTTGTATAGTCATTATCAGGTAACGTATATTCTACAGGTTCTAGATATTTTACTAGTCTGTTATAAATATATTCAGGACGCAATTCATCATGACCTGGTAATGAGGCTTGTTCATATTGACCTAAATTCGAATAAATCGCTCCTGTATCAAAATCACTCGATGGTTTTCCTACTCTACCACCAGAACTATAAACTCCTGAAAAATTGATACTACTTGTATACTGTAAACTAAAAGTATTTGCATCTACTTTTGTTGCTTCATACCAACCATTCAAATTAGCGATTCCTATTACTGAATAAATGATAATACCATCATCAGTCTCAAAAGTATGGTCTGTTACGGTAATAAGAACTGGATCAGTCCCAGTTAAAGTGATATCTTCAATATCAAACTGAGCTACATGGCATGGGCGATCAGCAATACGTAAAGTATCTGTTATCTCTACTTCTTCAATTGGACCTGCTGTTAAACCTATAAGAGTATTAATTCTTCTCTTTTCTGAATTTGCTGGATCTACAATTGAATACTGAGAAATCACATTCCCATATACTCTATTTCTTCCAAAATAAATAGGTATAGGAAGTCCCTCAGCTTGCAGTGAAGTAGGCTTTCTAGAGTGCACTTGAGAATCTTTAAAATCAGCTTCTCCTATCTCCCCCATCTTTGGTGATGGGGTTAAAGCTTTTATAAGATACCCACCAGCAACAGACACTACGGTCATCCAAAAAATCTGAGTCAAAGTCCACTTCATGATAACACCGCCAAGAGCAGTGATACCAGCTGTTACCAGCGCGCCGGCTTCAACAGAAGGTCTTATAACTAATTGATCATTTTCATGAAGTGTGACTGCTTGCCATTCTTCTGTCGGTATAGCTAAGCCATTTTTGAGAATGATAATATGCTCATCTTCATTGGGAGCGAAAGCATCAGCAACATCTTTAATAGTGTTTGTTCTAAGAACAGGTATATTAATTTCTTCAGGTGGACCAGCATCCATAGGGCCAGAAAAAGTAAATACTTTTATCTCAAAATCAAAACCATCTTGTCTATTCTGTGTAGACATAATATCCTTTTATGAGGCCATTCCATAATGGGTTAGAAATAGTCGTTACATTAACTTTGTGCCTAATTATACAATGAATAAATTCACCATAATTTGAAAGCGTTATTCCCATGTGCCACTTACCACGGGATTTCATAAGTATGGTTGTTAATGGTTGTGGTAGACCCACTACTTTTAATTTTGTCCATCTTCCTTCTCCTTCTTCATATTCTTTCAAAACACTTTTAAAAGCGCCAGTAACTAATTCTTCTGTTCTCATGTTAACAGGGTATTCAGGGTAAGCAATACCAGCTCTTTCAGCTACTTTTTTACAGATACCAAAACAATCATAAAAATCAGGGCCACGACCACCCCAACCAAAAGGCTTTCCTATAAGATCTGAAGTATCAATAATAAGACTCATAAATACCTCGCAGTTCTTGACCTTAAACCAGGAAAAAACTTACCCCTGTTAATATTATTTCTTGCTATACATTCTGGTACGGTACCATCACAATAAAGAAACCCAACTTTACCACCAGAACTATAAACTCCTGAAAAATCGCTGCTATCTGTACTCTGTAAACTAAAAGTATCTGCACCTACTTTTGTTGCTTCATAACTACCATTCAAATCAGCGATATCTGTTACTGAAGAAATGATAATATCATCATCAGTCTCAAAAGTATGGTCTGTTAAGGTAATAAGAACGGGATCAGTTCCAGTTAAAGTGACAGCTTCAATATCAAAATAAGTTACATGACATGGATAAGATGTGCTGTAACTGAATTGGCAAGTTCTTGACCTAAAAGATTCATCAGGAATTTGTCTACGTAAAGCTGATGGCATCATAAGGGTAAAAGAAATGTATTCGTCATCCTGCTCCATGCTATCGACATCCCATGTATAGGTTACAGGAGGAGGAGCACTTAAATAGCCAGTATTGATAGTAAACATTTCTAATGTGCATTGATCCAGTCCATCAGTATCTTCGATAAAAGAATCCAGAATATGAACAGGATTATTTATTGTTATCCCCATACTAGGGAAGTCACCTTCTGAGGTCTCTGTTAAGGTACCTAAAGATAAATTAAAGGGTGTATAATCTGTTCCATCATATGTTACCGTAGTATTGCTTTGTGCCATATAAATAGCATCCACAGTGGTTAAACTAGCAGGTGGCCGAAGGACAAACAGCACCACCCATCTACTAGATGCATGCTGTTTGTTTTTTTCGGCTATCTGGTTTAGTGTTAATGTATTTGGCATTTTTATCTCTTACTTTTTAGGCTGTCTTGTCGTACTTCTATTACCACGACCACCACCACTTCCATCTCTACGTGGCGTTCCACCACATGATCCTTGTCCACCTCTTCCTCGTCCTGAACTGCGACTTGGATTACTTCGTCTTGTTGCCATTATAAATCTCCTTTTATTGAGTTAATGTATCTTCTTGGTCGTTATACTGGATATGCAGTCCATCAGCTTCCATCCACATCATTCCGTTTTCTGGGCTTGCTGGGGCATCCGTAATATAGGGAAGTTTTATAACACCTTTAAAATTATGCTGCTGAGTGCCTCGATCGTACTCGTAAGCATTTTCTGTAGAATAAGTGTGTAAACCACCAGCATAGTTAGCGAGGTAAATAAATTTACCGTCGCCCCAAACACCGAAAGCAGTACCGCTCTGATCATCAGAGTCGATGTGAGTTAATACGCCTGCGTCACTCACTGAGTACGTGTGTAAGCCGACGGCACCACTAGCGAGGTAAATAAACTTACCGTCACCCCAGACACCGAATGCCTTGTCACCTTGATCATCAAAATTAACGTGAGTTAATACGCCCGCGTCACTAACTGAGTACGTGTGTAAACCACCCTCATGATTAGCGAGGTAGATAAATTTACCGTCACCCCATACACCGAGTGCCTTGTCACCTTGATCATCAAAATTAACGTGAGTTAATACACCTGCGTCACTAACTGAGTACACGTGTAAACCACCATCATGATTAGCGAGGTAAATAAACTTACCGTCACCCCAGACGCAATAAGCCAGGTTACCTTGATCATCAAAATCAACGTGAGTTAATACACCTGCGTCACTTACTGAGTACACGTGTAAACCACCATCATCATTAGCGAGGTAGATAAATTTACCGTCGCCCCAGACATTACGAGCCGAATCGCCCTGATCATCAAAATTAACGTGAGTTAATACACCTGCGTCACTAACTGAGTACGTGTGTAAGCCGCCGGCACCATTAGCGAGGTAAATAAACTTACCATCACCCCAGGCATAATAAGCCAGTTCACCTGGATCATTAGAGTCGATGTGGGTTAGTATGCCATTAGAAATCTCATTATGTGATTGTGTATGCACATAATCTAGAGTAGCGAATGAACCGGGGAACGGGTGATTTGATAGTGGAGCATTTGATGGGCTATATGCCTTCCCTGCAAATTCGGCGTCTCCGAGAAAGCTTGTGCCGGTAGTTGTAACGTCACCTTTAAAATTATGCTGCTGAGTGCCTCGATCGTACTCGTAAGCATTTTC